ATCCAATAAACCCCCAACTCACAAATCCTGGCTGAATTTCAAAGTGTTTGCGCAAAGTCCCCAGGACTCGGGTCGGGTCGAGCCCAAGGGAGTTTCGTGTTGCGTTTTCAGTCTGGTTTTGTTAGTTATCCAGTCTTGCTGACAACATAGGCATGATTGACTCCAGTGACTTCTGCAAGCAAGTGGAACAAGACGCCCGAAAGAAACAAGGTGACCCACTTGGTCAACCCTGCTTTTTCCGTAATCCAATAGACAGGCAAGAAGAAGAGACCAACGATTAATGCTTCAAGGAACACGTTCATTTACTCTTCAAAACGGATTTATTTTGATTCAGATATTGAAACCCCCCCTTATAGAATGAATACACCCAACCATTGGATATTACGCGTTGATAACTCACATTTCAGGTCAGCATCCTCAGATTGTATATGGGGATTGAACACACTCACAAACTTCAATATGAAGGGATTTGTCAAACGTGTCAAAGAAGGTGATGTACTTTGGTTCGTTACATCCAAGACAAACACAGACAATAAACGTAATCCATGTATAGCAGTTGCCACCTTCAAATCGGCACATGAACGAATTCTAGGTCCTATTCTAGCAATCTCAAAAACAGACGAGGAGCTTGGATGGATTAAAAAGAGTTCCAATCCAGAGTCCGGTTGGAACATGGAACTCATCTACAGAGACCTCCGCAACCTAACTCCATGTGGCTTGTCAATTGACCTCAAAGGACAATCTATAGTGTTATGTTATGACGAGTCAAAGTACGATGTTGATTTGCGTAGAGAGTATGCAAGCATAGTGCGATATGCTGGGGTTACTACAAGCATGTCCTAACTTTCAAAAATGGATTCTTTTTGGTCAAGCATCTGGAACTTCCCCCCCCACAGATACAATGGAGCGTTGTCAAGCGCTCACTTCCGCAGGTTCAGCCTGTAAATATAGATCACGCGAAGGTCATACGACCTGTAAACGACATGCTCGTAAAGAAGTCGTTCCTCCACCCACGACCCGATGCACACAAATCAGGACGAACGGACAACGATGCACACGAGACTGCGGACACGAGGACACACTCTGTGACCTCCACCGCCACCACGCCACACGGCGTGAACGAGACCAACACTTAAGAGATCTTCTCGAAGGTATAGGTGCTCGCCTCTGGGATGAACATCCACCGACAACCTTTGATGAATGGTTCGAGCCAATCGAACGAGTTGAATGGTTGGGCCCTGAACTCATGTTCGAACTCCGAGACGCACTGATGTTCCGCTGGGGAGTCTATCTCCAGATGCGTCCTCCTCCTCCTGTGACACCCATCTCGGAACTACACGGACTCTCAATGGACAAACAGAACGTCCACACAGCTGCCATCGTCAATCAGACGAAATCCATCTTGGAACCCTTGGAAGCAGTGCCTATTCCAGAAGGACAAGACACCGTGCTCGAAATCGTCAACTCATGGCAAATGAAGATTGGAAAATCCAGAGTGATTCGCGACATGATAGGTTGGTACAAAGTCTCTGAATGCCGCAAGAAGGATGACTACCTCTACAAACGCACACTCGATGCAGTGTGGGCACGCATCAAGCTACACGAACACAAAGTCGAACTCATCGAGAGGCTCTGGGAAGAGTGTAATGATGCCGTCAGTCTATGTTGCGAAGGACATATCTCGCGACTTGCAAGTGTCCTGGTTGGATTTGACCAAGACGCACATCAGGAAGTGTCGGTGGGTGAACGACTCCAACAACGAATGGCGGCCATTGACGCACTAGACATCTCTCCTGAAGAAAAGGTGGACCACGCCTGGAGAGCCTTCACTGAACTCAACATCCCAATGCAGGACCGCTACGCATGGGTGGATGCGTTCTAGGGGTTTCACAAAGACTCCTTTAGAATCGTATGGACTTCCCACCACCCCACAGGGTTTTATACGAACCCCTCAATGACCGAGAGACACTGACACTTTGGAAAACCTACATCGCTGCACATCAACATGAAGCAGACTTTGAAGAAGTGGATGCGGCCCACATGAATTCGATGGAAGACTTTGCGAAATGGTTCAATCAATGGATTACCTTTGTTCCGAGTCGTGTAGGAGTTCGTGTGCGAATCTTGATGGTGTGGCACGCACACTTTTTGAGTTTAGCCTGTCAACAGATGCTGCGTCGGTCGTTGGAACAGCGTAGCTTCCGATGTCGAGTGTGGTTTCACATTGAAGAACCTACACTTCAGGCTGCGATTTTGAGTCGGTGTATCGTCAAAGTTCTTCCACGATATCAACACATACCCAAACGCATAGGGTCTCCTCTCGATACGGCATTGTGGGACAACCCGCGTGAATACGAAACGAATCGTTTAAGGTCTAGAGAATAGACACTATGCGTGTATTCACAGATGGAGCGTGTTCCTTGAATGGACGACCTGGAGCCAAAGCAGGCTATGCAGTTTGGTTTCCAGACCACTTGCGATTCTCCATGTCTGAACGACTCCCAGCCAATGAACCCCAAACCAATCAACGCGCAGAGATGGCTGCGATTCACAAGGCAGCCATGATTTTGGAAGAGAATGGGTTCCATGATGAAAACATCGTCATCTACACAGACTCAGAATATTCCATTAACTGTCTGACGAAATGGATAACGGGTTGGGTGTCACGAGGCTGGAAGACGTCTGCAGGTGGAGATGTCTTACACCGCGACTTGATTGAAGATACTGCAAAGAGACTGGCAAAGTTCAAGAGTTATCGGTTCGTTCATGTGAGAGCACATACAGGAGGTGAAGATGACTTGTCCAAGCAGAATGACGCAGTGGACCGAATGGCCCGAGCCACCATTGACGAATCCGTGCGTGAAGCACCTCCTCCTGCAGAAGATGTCTTGTTTGAAGGATGTCCGTTACAACTGATGGGTCCTCCTGTCTCACAAACGGCATTGATTCAATGGATGCGAACTCACTTGAACACACTCGATGCAGCGGTGATAGATAAACACCTGATGAAAGCACTTGCGGAACTTTGTAAGGTGCGTGATGTAAACCTGACCAAACAAACCATTCAAAAGACACCCATGATACGTGCGGAACGAATGAGTTTACAAATAAGCCACACCCTAATAAACAAGATAGAATGACCGATGTACACATTCTTCACTTTTGGTCACCTACCTGCGGACCGTGTATGACCATCAAACCCGCACTTGAAGACATCAAGGAAGAGTTTGAAGGTAAGATTGATTGGATTTCAGTGAATACGAAAGAAGACCCAAAGAAATTGTCAATTCGATTCCAAGTCGCAGTGGTCCCTACGTTTATTGCGTTCAAGGGGAATACAGAAGTCGGACGCTATTCAGGAACTCAAATTGGAGTGATTTATCAATTGATTCGTAAGGCCATTAACTGGGGCATTCAGGTTTAGCGGGCATACCTGTACCTAGGTTTTTGCCTGCGAGTTCAGCAAATGCTTTACGAGAGTTTGCGGTCGATAAGTCTGGAACAGCCTGCCCATTCGGGAGGATAACGTATGGATTCCCATCGGAATCATACATTTTCCCATCCGGACCCATGGTCAAATCGGCTTTACTGCGAGTAGGAAAGGGTGAAATGACAGAGGAAACTAGACGAGTTGGGTAATAGGTCTGAACAATACCATACGCAGATCCACCAAACACAAGACCTTCAAACAATGCCATTAACGCTTGTTGGGTACTTGTGTATTGTGAATCTGGACTTCCACATCCGCCTGACATGATCAAGACACCGACTTGCATGGCATAAAAGACTCCAAACATCACGATAGAGGCCGCAGAGTTCAACCATCCACGGTTGCGTATCAAGTCAAAGATGTAATAGCAAAAGACCGTCGAAGTGACAACCAATGTCTGTGGGGCAAACTCGGTAGCAAATCCTGAAAAGCCTTGAACGGAACAACCATCATAGTTCTTGAAGAACGCAGGAGGGATGATTGCACCTCCCCTTTTGCCTCCTAGTGTAGGGGTTGTAGGATTACTCGCTAGAGGGGCTGTAGCTGCAACCGCCGCAGTGGCTCCAACTTTGGCCACATTCTCCGCAGAGTTGAAGAGTTCACGAAGACCCTTCCAGAAATACTGCATCAAGTAGTTGAAAAAGATGGACAACAATCCAACCAAACTAGGAATCGACCATACACCTTGATAGGTAAACATGTCCGCCAAGACTCCAAACAACAAGAGAATGTGGGGAATGTACGTGATCGTATCAATCGCAAGGGATGCTGCAGGTGGAAGACTACTGGTACTTCCAGTTCCTTTCAGACCGCCTAGGGCATACGCAGTTCCAAGAGTACAGACTACTGCAGTCACGATTGCAGTTACAAGATTGCTCCACCAAGGAGTATCGGCATACAATGAACTAGAAGTGGGTGGTTTTTGAGTCCCACCTGGACCAAGATTCGTACTCATTGTTTATTCCAAGAGACTTGTTTTATTGTCTATGAACAACAATGGGTGGTGGTGGTTCAAGACCGGCTCCTCCTCCTCCTCCGACAATCGTAGAGCAAGAACCTCCTGCAGGTTCAGGACAATCGTCAATTGTATACGCAGATAGACCCGATACACCGCGTTTAGATGGACTTACGCGGTCGTTATCGAACGAGTGTAACGGATGTTCCCTTCAAATTGCATCGGGGATTTCGAGTTCCAGTGTGAAACTCTCACGTGAATTTGGTGAAGTGACCGATGTTCAATGCAAACGCTTCACAACGGATTGGAAGCGTGTGAACGATAAACAGATGTCCTTCCAGGACTTTTTGGGAAACCTTCAAGCAGGGCGGTATTTGCGAAACCTCAACAATGGGTATTGTGAACAAGTCATTCTTTCACCAGAAGAGCTACAGAAAGTGAAGAAGCCTGATCAGTTTGATACCAATAAATTACAGAGTGTTCGAATCCAGAAACTTTCATCGGGTGGGTTCTCCTCCGATACGAAAGCCAAGATCACCCCCAGTATTCCCTTCAAACTGTCGTTCATGGGTCAAGAGATCACAGTCAAAACAATGTCTGTGTATCATCCGTGTCCTCTACGCATTGAAGGTATTCAAGCGGACGCAGTCTTTTCATTGAATGACCCTAGTTTTGACGATGGAAGTGGTTACATTATTTTGATTCCTCTGGTCGCAAAGAACACTGCAGACCCATCGATCGAGTTCTTTGACAGGGTTCTACCTCAAATCAACGCCTTGACGGCCCCAGAAGCCACAGGACAATACATGACTCGTCACATCGCAACCGGTACAAATTGGTCATTGACCAAAGTCTTTTCCGCAATGGTTACAACCGGTGGTTCGTTTGATGTTCAGAACGGTTACTATGAATGGAAGGGCATGCCTGCGCTTGAACGAGTGCGCGAAGACGGCAACAATACCATCACCTATTCATGGAAAGAATCAGGCAAGCCTTCCCCTCGATACATCATGCTGGATACACCGGTAGCCATTTCATCCAGCAGTTTGTCGAGTATTACACAATCACTTCCAGTCACCCCTACTTCCGATGCCATTCATGCAGTCTTATACAGCAGCAACCCTCTTCAACGCGGCATTGTTCACAAACAAGGTCCTCCTAATCCATCGTGTGATCGTGAAAGCTTTGCCGATATGAACGGCGTCAAGGAAGAGTTTTGCGATGACTGGACTGCGTGGGCACAAACTTCAGAACCCAAGGGATTCACAACACAGCAGATCTTTGGATGGATCTTCAATGTATTGGTCTTTATCGCAATGGGTGTGGGTGCTTACCTCGCACTTGCGGCTGTTCTACGATTGTATGACGTGGAACTGTCGAATGTATCTACAGGACTTGGTAAGATTACGGCTGTGGTGTTTAAGAGTTTGAAGCAAAAGGCAGGTGAAATGAAAGGATTATCCAACATGATGCAGAATCCATTAGCTGCATTGACTAACAAGGTAGGTTCAGTCCAAAATCCATTAGCCGCGTTGACTAACAAGGTATCATCAGTCCAAAATCCATTAGCTGCACTTCAAAATGCCGTGGTTGAACCTGTAGCACCTCGAGACACTGAATCCAGAAGCAAGGAGGATGCTAAAGCAAAGGTTAAACAACAACTTGAAGAGGAAGCATTGAAGAGTCAAAAACGACGACAAGCAGTCGCTGAAGCTAGAAAGAAAGCAGATGATGAAGCAGCAGCCAAGAAGAAAGCAGATGATGAAGCAGCAGCCAAGAAGAAAGCGGATGAAGAAGCAGCTACTGAAGCCAAGAAGAAAGCGGATGAAGAGGCCAGGAAGAAGGCAGAAGACGAAGAGATTGCTGCTAAGAAGGCAGCCGACAAGGAAGCAGCAGATGAGGAAAGAGCTAGAAAGAAGGTAGAAGACGAAGAGATTGCTGCCAAGAAGAAAGCAGAAAAGGAAGCAGCAGATGAATCCAAGAAGAAAGCAGAAAAGGAAGCTCGTGTAGTGGCTCCACCCTCTCTTCCACAACCTAAGGCTTCCACAGTAACCGTTCCAACTCCCAAAAGCGAGAAAGCTCCAGCTGCACCCGAACCATCCAAACCTGCACGAAATATCAATACCAAAAAATTAGTTCCGATTGAAATGACGAAACCATCCAGTGCAAAGTCAACCAAGACAGACACGCAGAAAAACCCTAACCTCAATCAAGCACCTAGATATATGCAACCGAAAAAGGTTTATGCGGATACAAGCTACATGAAGAACGCAAAGTATCGAGGAGGTAAGCCTAAACGCGGTCGTGGTCGTGACGGTTCGACTCGAAGAGCTGGGTATTAAACTCTCCATCCTCTTGAGCTTCGCGTCCTCGTTCACGAGCATCCATTTCTTCGAGGGTTAGTTCGCGCTTGAACTTGCGCTTGGTTCGTCGAACTTCAGTCCATCCACCAAGATCCTCTTGGGGTTGAACTTGGGGTTGAACTTGAGGAGCAACGATTTGCTGGATTCGTTTGGATTCTTCGATTCGGGCTTTGATGGCCTCGGAAACAACAGGCGCAGGAGTGGAACGGGGTTTTTGTTTGTACTGGGGTGTGAAGGAAGGCATTTTGGGGGATACACTCTATTCTCCGTTCAATCCAAATCCGTTTTGAAAAATGGATGACTTTCAGACTGGACCTATGACACTACAATGGTTGTAGCGACTTCAATTGCAGTCTCGGGAACACTCGGTGAAGTAACGATTCCACCACGAACTGCAGATGTTTTGGAATGGCTGCGTAAGAAATACAAGCAACCCGGTCTTCAATTTCAAGGCAAGTTAGTCCACGAAGAAGAATCGTTCTCGGTGTTTGCGACTCCAACCGAAGACGATGATGAAAATACAAATCAACACATGCTTCCAACTCCCTTTCACGAAGACGCCTTCCAGGGAGTCATTGTGATCTTGAAATCGACGACAACCCATACAGACGAATATGATAAGCCTGCGACTGCGTATGCAGATTTACCTTCGGCTGTATACGATGAGTACTATGCGTCATGTACTTTCGGAGACGAAGAAGAAGCGCCCGAGAATGATGAGGAAGAGGAAGAAGAGGAAGAGGAAGAAGAAGAGGAAGAGGAAGAAGAGACCGCTCCTCCTGAAATGACAGCCCAGATGATTCGTAGTGCGAATGTCTTTGTTCCACACCCATTGCGTGAACTTGTCAAGACTCGATTCAACTCGGAAACTATCGAGACTGCGCTTCTCAACAAGTGTATTCAAGACGCACAACGATGGTTGGTCGACATTGATTGGGAAGCACATGCCTTCAAAGAACTGTATCGGTCTCGTGCGATGAACTTGTATCAGTCTCGCAGTCTTGCAGAGACCATGTCGCCGGAAGAGTTCGTTCACACTTCGGAAGTGGACCGACACCCAGAACGCTGGATGGAACGACTCAAAGAAGTGGCCGAGAAGGATAAAGCCTTGTACAGCCGCAAGACCACTGCGAACATTCAGATGTACTGCTCGGGATGTAAGCGAAAGACGAACTGTGACTACCACCAGCGTCAGACCCGTTCGGCAGATGAACCGATGACGACCTTTGTAGTCTGTTTAGAGTGTGACAAGCGTTGGAAGTTCTAACTTTCATACTCTCCAACAATAAAGGTAAATGTCTGACGAAGTTCGAGAAGTCTTACGCCAGTGGATTGCAACCGACGACGAAATCCGAGTGCTTCAACAACAAATCAAGGGACTTCGTGACCGAAAAAACCAACAAGCAGGACAGATTCTAGCCTTTATGCGAGGCAACAATCTGGACAATTTTGTCATTGAGGGAGGGGGTGGAACCATTGGACGACAGCAACGAACGGTTCGTCAACGACCCAATAAGCAAGTGGTTCGAACACAAGTTGCGTTGTTACTGGCCGACCAGCCGCAGAGGATGGCCGAAGTGCTTCGAACCATTGAAGGATTGCCTGAACCGGGAGAAGAGCCAGACGCAGGCAGTGTAGTGACCAAGGAGCTTCTTACGCGTAGACTTCCCCGAACACAGCATATCCAGTTAGGACAATGAACCCATGGATCATTGCGATTTTTGTAGTGACGTTGTATGTTCACCTGTTTAATGCGATTGCGAACATGTATTTTGACCGCAATCGCAGCTTGACGCTGGGTGAAGTTTGGAGAAAAAGTGTGCCTCCCATTCAGTTTACAGTAACTCTTTAGGAAGGCGGACCTTGATTTTCCCTTTGATGATGGTCTTGGGCTTGCTCATCTCGGTCCATTCAGAGACATCTTGAATCTTGTTGGTCTTAAGGAGTTCGAAGACACACCAACGGTGGTCTTCGCCAATAGGCTTCTTACATACAGGGCAGGGCATTGTTGTTTATTGGGGGGAATGTCTAACTGCTTGACTCCAACGAATCCGTTTTTAATAGAAGAAGCAACTCCCATAGTGTGCTATCATATACTTCTGATGTCTGTCCTCTGTCTTTATGATTTCAAGAGACAGGTTCATCTTATGAAACCATGGGTTGTTGTGGAGTGTATAGAACTGAAGCACTCGAAGTTCAATCATACCTTATACAGTGTTTTACCCTAAAAACCAAATCGACGCTTATAGTCTGCAAGGCTGGCCTTGAAGCTCGGCTTGTTCCACAGAATCCAACGACTTAACGCACCGGCAGAGGTGGGCGCATTCCAGTCTTCACCCATGCCCCGATGACGTTTCAAATACCGAGTTCTACGAGTCACATCCTTGTGCTTCGTAAAATCTGAGTATCCTTTTTGTCCGAACGGTTGAACGATTTCCCGTCCGTCTGGCTTGACAAACACGGCATCGAACTTCTTTTCAGCCACATGGCTCTTACGAATGGCTTTGAGCCGCAAGCGACGAGTCTTCATTATTAAGAGGTTAGAAAGCTTCAAGCCAGGGCGCCCGTTCCTCTTCGGAAACTGCATATTCGTTGAAGAATGCAATCGCTTGAGCTAGTTTCTCTTCCGTCGGAATCTCCAACGCGAACAACGCAGCCATCTTGTTCTGAAGGATTTCACCGAATGGGACCGGTGGTTCAAACGCATCGTCGAATCCAACCAAGACATTGCAGAGTCGACTGATGTGTCCGTCACAGCACAACCCGATACTTTCAAAACACTCTTCAAAGACACGCTTGTTGAGTTCGGTCTTTACCTCTTCGGATGAATGCGAGGAGATTCGCAAGTAGAGTCCATCCAATGCGTGTCGATAGAGTTGGTCACCTGTAGTCCGGCAGGTGTTGGTGTTATACCACTGCATCATGTCGGTCACGGTACGTGAAACAACTTGCCACGACCCATAACTACGCACCAGCCATTTGGATGCGAACCATTCAGGTGAACGCATTGCGCGGTTTCTCTGCTTTTGAAGTGCCAGCAATACTTCCAATCCTTTGTTGGTCTGTTGAGAGACGGCTCGTGTGTGAACGTTCTGGCGGTCCAACGCAATCAATTGCAGGTTTCCACGTGGAACCTGTGGAGGAACTCCTGGACGAACTTCATTTGGAGGAAGTCCATGTCCACCTCTGAGCCTCCAATCAAAGTACTCGTTGAACGGGTCATTTTCAGGTCCGTTCTCCCATGCGTTTGGATTGATGTCTCGATAGTATCGAGACGCAATGGTCCATCGTTGATGACGGTTGAGTCTAGGACGCCGAAACACATCATCAACGACTTGCTGATAGGTCATTCGAGGTTCTATCATTTGATAGAGTTCTAGCTCATGTTGAGGGTCGATGACCGGGACGGGGTGATGTGCTTGACAATGAAGCTCTCCAGGTGCAACCTGTTGTCTACACCAGGCGTTTCGTGTGCGAGTATGAAAGTTCAAACACATTCCTGGTTGGTGATGGTGGAGCTCGAGTGCGTCTCCTACATGAAAGTGTGCGATGCGTTCAACGCGTTTCGTATAGGAACGCCAGTGAACTCCGCAGAATCGAAGGTGGGGTGGATCGTGTGGTTCTCTATGGCATCGTGCTAGACACTGTGTGTTGTCGGCTTTGATGCCCATACATTGGTTCGCTTGCATTCAGTTGAACTCTACTTCCACACTCGTAAAAAAATCCGTTTTACGCCTCTGAAGAGACTATCTTCTTCACAGGGATGTCTGCAGAGACTACATACAAAGAGTTCTCTGTGAGAATAATCCAGGTGTTATCCTCCTTAATACGCATGATGGATTCAATGGGAGAGGTATACTCTGTGTCGGACTTGACCAACATCTTGGTCGTACCTTGGACACCAATACAGCACTTCTTTTGGACGCTGTCTTCATAGTAATCCAAATAAATGGGTCGGTCCTGTTGGAGTGCGACCTTAGCAGCCTGAACCATTACCGTTGCAGAAGGTGTTGACATTTGTCTGGACGCAAGGAGGCGTTCTGCGTTATTTGAACGAGAGTTACTTGGATGCCTTGGCTGCATCCTCCAACTTGAAGCGACTCTTCATACTGAGACTCGGGAGTTCGGGTTTGGGAATCGCAAGGAGTTGTTGGATAGACGACTTGACCGCAACCTTGGTCGACACTGCGAAGAGGAATCGAACCAGTGCGTCGACATGCTCTTCGTTCGCAGGAGTCTTAGCGGCTCGTAGACTGTCACGCAAGTCATCGAACACCGTCTTCAAGAATCCAGTCATGGTTTCTTCGGAGACGAGACCGCGACTGTAGAGTTCAGATACATAGACGGCAAAGCCACGCTTGGTTTCCTTCTGTTTGGTCCAGGCGATAATCGCATCGTCGTATCCAGGTTCAGTGAAGGATGGAACGATTACAATGCGGTCGGTGTCGTACAAGGTGCCGAACATCGCAGTCTGGGTTGCGAGGTCTTGAAGTGCGTCAGGGTGGGCAGCTACGATATCCTTGTAGGCATCGGCGAGAATGGGTGCGAAGAAGTTGGACTTGATTCCAAAGTCGAACAGCAAGGTCGTGACACGAAGACGGAAGAGTGCGTCTCGCTTCTTGATACGCTCCAAGAAGTCGGTCATCAACTTGCTGTAGTTTGCTTTACTGAGCTTGTTGATGTTGCTCATAATCTCGCTGTAGTCTGGGTCGTCTTTCTCCTTGACCTTGCGCACTGCGGCGATCAGTGCATGGTTACGCCAGTTGTCCTCTTCGTCGTTTCGTTTCACAGGTCGGAAACGACGGAACGGGGGCTTGAATGAAATCTTGAGTTTGGAAATGATGGTGAGGATGTCGTCACCGAGAGAGGGGCGTGGTAAGCTTCGAGCTGCGTAGATGGTAGAGATATCCATTGTGAGAGGGGGAAGTCTATTCTTTAGACGGAAAGGAATCCGTTTTTCAAAACGAATTTAAAATCGGATAGTAAATCAACCTCCCCCCACAATGACAGACACACTTTCCCAGAAATGGGTACTTTGGTATCACGACCCCAACAACAATGATTACTCACTCGAAAGCTACATCAAGATTCTCACCTTTGACACTCCCTCCGAATTCTGGTCGGTTGTCGAAGCCATCTCCTCCGAAGCCTGGAGTTCAGGCATGTTCTTCCTGATGCGCGATGGATATCGTCCACTCTGGGACGCACCTGAAAATGATAAAGGTGGCGCATGGTCCAAGAAGGTCGACGCCCACGACACTCATACCGTACTGATTGACTGCATGGTTCACACTATGGCCAATACACTCTTGAAACAACACAACGAATCCGTTGTCGGAGTCACTGTGTCACCCAAAGGACACTTCCACATCATCAAAATCTGGAACAACCTCAGCACCGTCTGTGACCGCAAGTTGTTCTCGCCCACCTTGAAGATGAAATTGGGTGACGACATCGCGTACAAGGCACATAATATGCGTCCTAAGTAATAAAATGGATCTGTATGTATTGATGTTTTGGTCGGGTATCGTGATTCTTCTTGTTTCGCATGTCCTTCTTTTTCGCTCGATGCCACAACATTCAACTCTCTCACTGTTTGCAACTGCATTGGTCTTTGTCGGTTCGAAGCTTGGACGCGAGTTCCTTGGACTTACATAATCTTCCTAAACTAATACAATGAGTGTTGTTCCCCCCCTTACAGGTCCGCCTCTTTACCGTTACATCCCTGGAGTTGGAAAAGTTGCTGCTAGTATTCAGTGTGGTGGTATCACTCCACTCTATGGTTCATTTTTAAGTTCGACGACACAAAATGCGACAACCACCAATCCAGTTGCGATAACTTATTCTGAACGAACGATTGGAACCATCAATGTGAATGGTTCGTTTCCAAACAGTGAAATTGTCATTCCAACTACGGGCATTTTCAGGGTTCTCTTTTCAGCTCAATGTGATAGTTCAAGTGGGACACATTATCTTGAAATTTTCCCTGTTGTGAATGGAACCTCGGTTTCTAAGAGCAATACACGAATCAGATTAAACGCTGCATCAGAAGCATGTCTTGTTGTAGAATACATACTTTCATTCAACGCAAACGATAAGCTTCAATTGTTCATGATAGCAGACAATACAAATGCTCGTTTGCTCGCTATAACACGAGGTGGAGGAACGCCAGTGGTTCCCGATGTTCCATCGATTATTATGAATATTACACGTATCGAATAAGATTATTGAAGCGTGAACAAATATGAAACCTTGGTCAGTTCAGCCAAGATGGTATCGCGTGAGTTCAGTAAGTCGGTATCATGTTTTCCAATCTTCTTGGGCAACTCGGTTTCCAAATACTTGCTTTCCTTGGCGACAAAGGACTTGGCTGCGGATTCACTGAAGTTATGAAGCTTGATGGACCCTGAAACATTCGGTCGACCGTAGCGTCCCATATAGGATTCTACGAACGCATCAATGTTCAAGTCCAGAGCAGTCGTTAGTGCATCGGTTGCCGTATGTCTCGCAAACTGCCGGGTCTGCCAGTGATACAACTTGATTTGATTGCGGATGGTCAACAAGTGTGTCACTAAGTCTCCGCCTTTGTCACCTCCACGAACCGACCGAATTCCAAACTCTTTGATACGCCGCGTTCTTCGTTCATCGCGTCCAATCACCTTATCGGCGACACGCGATTCTACAGAGTCGGCTTCATCATGCTTTCCTTCCGCACGTAATGTTTTGGCTCGAATGAACCCCTTGTTATCGCGCGGTGTGAACTTCATCACTGTATCGTGTTTTGGAGGAAGACCCGACATTTATACTTGGATAAGAAACAATGGCTAGCTTCGCAGTAGGGCGGTTTCAACCTCCTACCATTGGACATGCTCTTATGATTCAGGAAGTCATCAACTCACCTGGAGACGCATTTATCTTTGTGTCGTCTGCCACTACCCCCAAGTCCCAAAACCCGTTGACCGCAGCTCAAAAGATTGCCGCACTCCGAAAGATGTTTCCTAGAGGCGTAACCTTCGTAGACACTTCGGAATGTAACCCTAAATGCGGTGGACCTGTGGCCGCAAACAACTACCTTCGTGAACGAGGGTATACGGATATCACTTTACTCGCAGGGTCGGATCGAGCAGAGACTTTTGGACCGGATGCAGCGATGTGGGACTCTGGAAAGGAACACAATGTTCTTCCACCCAAGTTCAAAGCCTTGACTCGAACGGAAGGGACTGGAGCAACTGCAATGTCAGGCACAAAAGCCCGTAAACTTGCGCGTGATGGAGACTATGAAGGGTTTGCAAACGCAGTGCGTGTAGGGTCTATAGACGATGTGGGTATCCGCAATCTCTATAATGCAATTCGTAATACAAAAGGTGGAAGGACCCGAAGGATTACGCAGAACAAGGCATCAAGCAAAGCTTTATATCGCCGAGGTTCGCGATTACGTAGCGGATCATCAAAAACCAGTCGTTCTTCATATGGATTTCGAGACTATTCGAAAGGTTCGAGCACTTTGTAAACAGTACTAAGTGAGGTAAGCTGAATGTACCCGAGACAATCTCTTGCGACTCTTTTTTATTGATGTTCATTTCAGACGCAGAATCACCCATCGTCACCGTTTGAGAGGCAAACGGACCTTTACAGGTGAAGGTCAGTGCATTACCGACATTCTTGATGTCCACCGTCTTTGCGGACAACAAGGTCATGTCACGGCAAATCTTCTGGAAATCCAACGAAGGCATGGTAATGCGTGTCGCAAACTCTCGCTCGGGAATCGAAATATCACTATCGTCTCGGTCCAATAAGTTCAACCTGTATTTAACCAATCGCTTCTTCTCTCCGTTCTCCAAGGTAATCGTCAAGTGATTACTCTCTGCTTTGGACACACTGAAGGTAATCGTATCATCATTCGTCACCGTCTTGACAACACGATAGAAATGGTCCGTATTCAATCCCACATCCAAACGCGGAGAGGTGTGATTGTATTCGTAATGTTCAAACTTGTTCGCATACAACCGCATATGGGTCAAGACCGTTCGGGTATTGTCCATTGCAATCATTCGAACTCCATCCTTATCAAAGACTAGACTCATCTCGACTAGCATTGACTTCAGACCTTCAGCCAGCGTTCGGATGGGAGCGGTTTGAACGGTTTTTGCTACGACGAGTTCGTCTGACATTTTGTTTACCCTCGCGGCGAGTCCTTAACTTCTTTTTCCGCATTCCACCCGTTCTGTTCTTCAATACAATATCTGCACAGTTATTGACTTCTGGAAGGCGTGGATCATTTCTATTGTCTCGAGTCCACTTGCGGTACGAAGACAAGTCTCGAATACCCAATGATCTCAGAGTTTGTTTACAGGCGTTTATCTCGGTTGGATCCACAGTTCTACTTGTAGCTTCGGGGTCTGCCGCTTGTGCGTCTGCTGCTGCTTTGGCGTCTGCTGCTGCTTTGGCATCTGCTGCCGCTTTGGCGTCTGCTGCCGCTTTGGCGTCTGCGTCTGCCTTCTCTTTGGCAGCCTTTTGTGCAGCTGCATCTGCTGCTGCTTTCTCTTTGGCAGCCTTTCGTGCAGCAGCGTCTGCAGTTGCCTTCTCCATAGAAGCCCTTCTTAATGTAGCAGCTTCTTCAGCAGCTTCTGCAGCAGCGACATCCCGTGCCGCTTGGGCTTCTGCAGCAGCCTTGGCTTTTGCCGCAGCCTTGATTTTGGCTTCTGTGTCTGCCTTCTCTTTGGCTACTTTGGCTTCTGCGTCTGCCTTGGCTTTAGCTGCTTCAGCTTCTTTAGCTTCCTGTAGTTGTCGTTGTTCTAAGGAACGCGTTCCATTCTTTAGACTCGCAAGAAGGAGTGTATCGAACTCTGCTTTGGACATCATGCCATCCACTGCATTCGCAAACTTTGCATAGAGTGTTCGAGCGGTTCCACGAGTGACGGAGAATCGTGACAACAAGGGTTCGAAAAACTCTGGATGACCGAGTTTCACAATTTCAGGGTTGGACTTGAAATCGTTAATGGCTTGTTTGAAGACTTCAGCAGTCAACTCGCGATAGGTTTTTTCAAGTTCAGTGGCGGATTCCAGGTTCTTGGTCAATACATCCTTTTCAGATTCCAATTGTTGTCGGGCCTTTTGCATCGTAGCAATTTCAGTGGTAAGCTTTTTGACTTCTTGTTCTTTCTTGTTGCGTTCCTGTTCTGCAATGACTTTAGCATCTTGTGCGGATTTAATCATCGCTTGAGCGTCTCCGATTGCTTTTTTGACTTCCTCGTCGATGGAAGCGCCTCGTTTGGCGTTGAGCTTCATAGCACCATATCCGGAAATGCCGGTGATGGTGCTAAGAGTGAGTATTGCGGCTGTGCCAGGGTCCATTACTCTATCAAGATAAATAGTATTTCAGTAGTCGTCCCGTGTAAGGATAGAAGACCAACGATAACAAGACGACTAGGACAATGACATCAAAGGCTGCGACAATCTTCTTGTATTTGATAGGCAACGGTGGGTATTCAGGAGGCACACCTCCATAGGGTTTGAACCAGCCAATCAACGCTCCAAAGAAGGTGGGTCCAAGCTTATCGTTGCAGTCGTAAATGTAGTCATACCATGCCATCAGGACATAGGCCGTCATCGCAAGAATAAAGGCAAACACTGCTTCGTGTTGCCATGCCTTTTGATGAGGCATGAAATACACCGCAAGGACAAATGCCGAAAACACAATGCATTTCTCGTTGAGGTACAGTGGTGTTCCAAACAGAGCGAATCCCATTATACTAGGTGGAGAACTTACTCGTCTGCTCCACCCTTCTTGCCCTTCTTGGTCTTGACAATGCCAAACTTGCCCTTGCGTGTCTTGAAGCCCAACTTGACCAATCGGTTCTCCTTCTTGGCCTTCATAGACTTCTTACGCGAGACAATGCGTCCTGCCTTGTTGTATTTGAGGTCACCCTTGGTGAGTCCACCTGGGGTCTTATCCGCTGTCCCATGCATGACTTGTGCTCGTGAACCAGTTGTCATTTGTTTAGTCTTCAATATAATTTTGGTAGACGACCACTACGATTTAGGGTTGAAAGAATACTCGTGGATTTGGGGGTGTTAATAAACGCATTGGGAGGAGCGATAGGTTCTCGATATATAACGGCTTCAACTCGACCACAGTAGATATCATTGGTATAGGTAAACGGAAACGGAGTTAATATTTCAAAAGGACGAAATCTCCACGTTTGACTAGAATGAATCAACATCGCATTCTTAACACGTGGATAGACGCAATCAATCAAAAAGTCCTGGTCTAATCCCACTCCATGACCTTTTGGATCTGAAGCTTTATGTTGGAGATAGAGGGTTTGGATGTGAATCCCGTCCATTTTCTTCATACCCCAAAGTCCTCCCATCACTGCAGTTGCATGTTCCGGATTGTCTCGAATGGAATGGAAGCTTGCAGTAGGGTGATTGAGAAACTCTTTGATAGCCCAACGGTCCTTCCAGTGAATTCGGCTATCTGCATCGCGGCAAAACATGATATCCACTTCGGGCTCATCAATTGCAAAGAAGCGATGAATCATATTGACTGGACCCGTTTCTTTCGTGAATCGAAGAATGACATTCCTAAGAAGGCGAAGCTCAATGACAAACTCATCTGGCACATCATTTCCAATATAGACAAATGTATAGGCTTCTGGGAAGTATTTTTGAATCAATTCAATATTTTCCAAGAGACCTGTGTAATACCGCGGGTTTGGAGGGTTATATAAACAGAATGTAAAGGCTTTTACCATCGTGTTGTATACTAATAAACATGATTTCCGGTAAGTCGTTTTCAGAGCATTGTCGATGGGTTGTAGACACTCGCTATGCAGGTCGAGAGCCTTTCCAGTATTCGAAAGCAACCTCGGGAGACTGGGTGTTTATCAATGGTGATTTACTCATTGGATTCACACGACATCTACCCATTCTTGCACTTAAAAAGTTCACATTCATCGTTCATAATACAGACCGTTCGTTTGGGGAATACGAATTACGAGCAGTTCTGCCTCATGCAGTCAAACTCTATGCAATCAATACAACAATACAGCATCCAAGTCTTACTACGATTCCGTTAGGATTTGTAGACCGTCAACTTCCATTCTTGGAGACATTCAAGCCTTCTTCGGTTGAACGAGATATTGAAATCTATATGAACTTTACCACGACAACCAATGTGTCGAAACGCAATGAATGTGCAGCTGCGTTTGCAAATGACCCACGCGTAGTAGTCAAACAAGGACTGTCTGTACCCGAGTACTATAGTGATTTATGTCGTTCAAAGTTTGTACTCTGTCCAGAGGGAACTGGAATCGACACTCACCGAGTCTATGAAGCGCTTCTCTGTGGAGCTACACCGGTTGTACTACGCAACTCACTCTCTCATTTGTATGGAAAGTTACTTGTATGTATTGTTGAACGATGGACAGACCCGTTCTATCAACCCCAAAAGCTATTTAATACGAACTCAAGCGAGTATCTATAAACAATGAATTTGATACAACATGTCGACGATGCATATCACAAGGCTGAACGAAATCAATCTAAAATTACGAAAGATATTCTAAACACAGCGAATCGTCCAAGCAGGGTGACATATGCTCGACAGATTCAGTGAATAGTCCTGTGGATAAATCTTCACAGTCTCTGGTTTGGACAACTTTAAGAATCGACCCACATTGGAAGTGTCGTCGGTCCAACACTCTGTACCTCGTAAACATACACTCAACCCTACAAGCATTTCTTCGGTTTCAAGTTGTTTCTGTTCTTTTGACTTCTCTTCCAATGATTGAATATCGTGTCGATGTTCGCGCTCTCTAAACGCCTTGTTGTGATACGACCCTCGTTTCGTAGTAGGAACAATGGTTACAATTCGGTTATTAGGTAGTTCTTGTTGCAGTTCTTCAACCACGGTATAATCATCGGTTTGTACGAAGAACGTAGTGGTTTCGGTATGGGGAATGTGTGAAAGTATATCCTTCACATGGATGTACTTGGCTTCTTCAAATATCTTATCACCCCGTCGAACAAAGAGTCCAATAAATGGACCTAATGAAGACACGATGGATTCAACCCTAGACTTAAGAGGGTCGCGTAATACAAAAAGTTCACGAACTGCAGTCCTATAGTCTTCCAATGGATACTTCCAGTCGTTCGGCACATTCAAATGTGAACAGCGTAGACGCGACCTAAAGTAATCGTCTTTCAAGTCCAAGGATGTGAAGTAATCGTGCCATCGATTGTAGGGCCAATCTGCATGCGCTATATAGAAAGGTGTATTGGTTTTCTTTGCATGGATGTATGCGTTACATAGGAAAAAGAAGACAGAGAAGAATCCACCAACTGCATTCCCTACACCACCTGTTAAGATGAAATGAATCATTTACTCTGAAATCACAACTGTTTTTGGGTTTCCAAACACAGTGGTGGGTTTCCCCTTGTTACTTATTTATTTAATGTAGTATATCACGTTTAGTTGGAGTATGCAAGACCGCCCATGCCTGACATGACTCGGAGAACGTTGTAGTTCACCGCGTAGACGCGCACCTGGGCCGTGCGGCCAGAGCGGACCGTGTTGACGGAGACCGTAAGCTGCAGGGTGGCCTTGTCGATACGGGAGAAGTTGCAGGTGCCGGATGGCTGGTGCTCCTCTGGCTTGAGCGCAAAGGAGTAGACGTTGACACCGACCGAGGGGGTTCGGCTGTGGTGTTGGTAAGGCTGAACGCGGTCGAAGTATCGTCCCTCGCGCTCTGTGAATCGGTCCTGGCCGTTGAGCTGGAGCTTGGCAACCTCGACTGGGTTCTTGCCAGAGCACTTGACGCCTGAATCGAGGATAACCTTGGAAAGAAGGTAGTTGGTGGTGGCTGCAAAGACCTCCTCGCCTTGGTTTGAATCAGTGTCCAACCAAGAGGCACCGTTAAGTGAAGGACCGAAGGCAATACCGACACCTGGGAGGTAAGGACCTGAAGGACCATCACCGGATGTGGTTGGGACTACACCACCACCTGTCGCTGTGGCGTTACCGAGGGAGCCACGGGCGAGGACATCCATGACGATACCCTCTGTGGTGAAGTCATCCGTGTAGTTGAATGGCTGGCATCCATTGACCTCCTGGATGAAGTTCTGGTTGGGTGTGCAGTCGACGAAGGAGTCGCGTTGGACAACCCAGATGAGCTCCTTAACCGGGTGGTTGAAGTTGAGCTGGATCTTGTTGGAAGAGGAGGTGATGGACTCGGCACCTGTGAACTGGAGCTGCTCAATCAGGTACTCGTGGGTCTGTTGGGCGAATCGTCGTCGCTCCTCAGTGTCCAAGTAGACATAGTCAATGTAGAGGGAGGCAGCCGTCAAGGACTGGATTGCAGTGGAGGGTGCAGTGGATCCAGTCAACTCGTAGTAGCAGCAGTTGATCCATTGCTCGAACTCAACATTGATACGGACCTCGTGGTACTGGAGGGCAATGAGAGGGATTGCAAGACCTGGGTTTCTGCAGAACCAGAACTGGAGAGGAATGTAGAGGGTCTTTGCAGGTGTGCCAGATCGGGGAGCGCAAGAGTTGGTAAGCTCGGCACCGGCGCAAGAGGCATCCAGGGCATAGCCACGTCGGTCCTTCATGAGGACGAGGTCGTGGGTGTTGCCGATCATGTCATCGAGGGCTGCAATGGTACCTGCATCCTGGGAGAGCTGGGTCCAGATTTGGAGCCAGTCGCCATATTGTCGGTCAATGCGCTGACCTCCAATCTCGAGCTCAATGACCTTGAGGAGTCGGTGTCCAATGTAGTTGAGCCATCGGAATCGGTTCAAGTTGGTGGAACCTGCGCTAGATAGGTCGACCGCTGGGAGAACAACCTGGACGTATGTTCGGTACATCAAGTCGGCGTTACGGTTGATGACTGCAGTCACACGCTTGTTGAAGTCGGCCTGGCCGTTGAAGGTAACTTCAATGGATTCCATGGCGAAGTTGGTATGGCGCTTGTAAAGCACCTTCCAGAAGGTAATCTGGGGATTACCAGAGATATAGATGTCCTGTGCACCGTAGCTGACAAGCTGTAAAAGACCACCACCCATGTTGTTATGTTCCAAAGCAAGAAGATTTTTTTCAGGAACGATGTAGGAAAAAAAGGGGTTAAGGAATGCCCTCGGCTAAACATCTATGGATGAAGACGCAGCCTTAGCTCTTGGCTGTGCAGTCACCTTGACTCTTATCTGCTTAAGCTGCTTCGCATGGGGACTACACAACACCTTCATCGCCAATCGAATCACTGTAGAAGATTCTACATCGCTCCTAGGACCAGACAAACTTTCAGGATGAATACGACTCTCTAACAAATGGACCCATTTGGAATCGGCACGATTGTTGGAATCTTAGTAGTAGGAGGATTCTTTGTGTATCTTTATCGGAGAGATATGAATCGTTATAATGCAAAGATGACTAAATCACCCTCTCACGAGAGTTTGAATACAATGACAGACCCTGCGTAGACTATTCCAATACCATTCGAGGAACAATATGCATCGCTTCTAATTCCTGCATCCAGAGCTTCATCGCGTACGGGATGGTCTTCGTGATGAATTCAGTCTTGTTTCCACACGTTCCACAGGAGTAGATCATCTCTTCTTCATTCACTACTGCAAGTGTTCCACAGGTCTTACAGATACCGGTTGGAAACGGGTCAGATACATCCATTAAGCGTTCCTTCGTGAATGCCGCGGCTCCGTGGCTCAGTAAGCAATCGCGTTCCATCTCACCGACACGAAGACCTCCATCTCGACTGCGTCCCTCACAGGGTTGTCGTGTCAAACTCACAATCGGTCCCTTACCTCGACTGTGCTTCTTATCAATGACCATGTGCTTCAATCGCTGATAGAAGGTAGGTCCCATGAAGATTTCAGCCTGCATCATTTCACCCGTCTGTCCGTTGTACAGAATCTCATTACCGTAGGGATGGAGTCCCAATTCCAGCATGTGTTTACGCAAGTCTTCTACCTTCAAGTGGCTGTACGGAGTTCCATCACCCAAAGTACCTTTACGGACACCAACCTTTCCAAAGATGTTCTCCATCAACTGCGCAATCGTCATACGAGACGGAACTGCGTGGGGGTTCATAATCAAATCCGGTCGTAATCCAGACGCAGTGAAGGGCATGTCTTCTTCGTCCAACAGCATTCCAACCGTTCCCTTCTGTCCGTGTCGAGAGGAGAACTTGTCTCCAATCTGTGGCACGCGTTCAGAGACCACACGCACTTTGATGAAGGGATAGCCATCACTATTCTTGTCTTGCCACACTCCATCGATACGGCACGGTTCTGTATTCTTGTGTGTAGTACTTGCGTCACGATAGGCATAGCCTGCAGTATCATTGCGCAGATTCACAACCTTTCCAATCACCACATCATTCTCTTGAAGCGTCGAGTGAAGGATAGGAATTCCGTTCTCACCGACCGCATCGTAACTCGTCGTCTTGTATTTGCGAGTATTGTGTCGCATGGGTTTCATGAACTTCTCTTCACGGCCCGAGGTCACATTGCGATGCTCTTCGTCCTTGTACATCGTATAGTACAGTCCACGCATGAAGCCACGATTGACTGAACTTCGGTTCATGATAATCGAATCCTCCTGATTGTAACCTCCATAACACGCAATCGCAACAATCGCATTCATTCCGTACGGCATCTCATGCATCTTCAAGATGTTCATCGCACGCGTCTCGACCAACGGACGAGTCAAGCTACATAAGAGATATCCGTTCTTATCCAATCGTTTCGCATAGTTGCCTGCGTAGACGCACATCGCTTGCTTACCCATCGCAGACTGATAGGTGTTTCGCGGAGACTGATTGTGGTCGGACAAGGGAATGCTGCTGGCCATATGACCGACAATCAAGCTAGGGTGAATCTCATAGTGCGTATGCTGTGGCGTTGCGTGGTCTTTGGAAATCGCAATGTGAAGTGTCTCGGTTTCGGAGGCATCGATGTATTCGATACAGCTCTTCATCCACGTCGTCCAATCGGCACCGACAGCAGGCCACGCACAGCCTCGACGGAACACAGGTCGTACCAATCGTCCCGCATCAGTCTCAATCATGATGGTGTTCAGAAGCGTATACCATGCGATGGACGTGTGTGGATGTAATCGGAAGGAATGTTTAGCCGTTCGCAAGCGTTTCACCAGTGTATCGGGTGCTTGTGTGTATCCGATAATGACTCCGTTCAAGGTCACTGCAGTGCCTTCGTAGACATGGGGTGTATCAATCCAGGTCAAATTTCCATGGTCTTGGAGGAAGTGAAGCAATGTATTGGTTGGAATGTGTTGGGAGACCGAAGTCAACAAGCTCATATTCTTCACAATCCCCACTGAATGACCTTCTGGAGTCTCGACCGGACACACGAATCCCCACGAGGTGCCGTGGAGTTTGCGAGGGGCCAACAACTTACCGGATTTCTCGACCGGTGTCTGGATGCGACGCAAGTGGCTTAACGTGCTGGTGTAGGACATGCGAGCCAACACTTGGGAGACACCCACTTTGGTCGCATTCGATAAGCTGGTGCTACTGCTGGTTCCAAGACCTTGAACGGTAAAGTTACCGGTAGCCAAGGCTTGCTTCAACTTGCCTTCAATGGTCGACAACTTCAGAATCTTGTACAGATTGTTGATGTTGAGAATCTCCATCGGTTTAGGACCTTCTTCTCCCTTCTTCCAACTATCATTGTTGACTTCCTGTACAAACTCGTTACGGGTATCATTACAGACCTTCTGGAAGAGCTGTCGGAACAAGTGGGTCAACAAGGCGCCGGTTGTCACCACTCGCTTGTTCGGATAGGCATCTCGGTCATCCAACGCAATGGACTTCTGGTCGGTCAAGATAAGTCGACGAATCATGCTTGCAGCCAACATGCACTTGCGAGCATTCAAGATACCGAGAGGCGCATTCTCGCCGATAAAGCGGACATGGGGCAAGAACTCGCTTCCCAGGAGTTGACGGACATAGGCACACTTGTCCTCTTGATTGGTTCCGTATTGGAGGTGGTTCGACAGATACGATACAGCTTCATCTTGACTGAAGACTCCAAGTTCAGAGCAGTCACGGAAGGATGCAGACAAGAGTTCAATGTGTGGGTCATCCAGTGATTCCCAGACTAACTTTGCAATGTCGGCATCGGAAATCACACCCAAGGCGCGGAAGAACACCATGACTGGAATGTCTTCGCGGAATCGAGGCACGCACGCAAGCAGAGGGTATCCAAATCCATTGAACTTGCTGGACAGACGAATCTCCAACTTCTTAGGTGGCATGGTAAAGCTCTCGTGAAGCGACTTCATTTCCACCGAGTAGGAGTGTTTAGAGGAGGTCTTCTTGGACTGGAAGACCATGATACGATTATCGGCTACCTTCTCTTGGCATAGAATGGTTCGTTCCGAGCCGTGGATGATAAAGTATCCGAGCGGGTCATGTGCGCACTCTCCATACTGTTCGAGCGACAGAGGGTAGTCATTGAGAAGGCACAAGGAAGACCCTAACATGACAGGTAACTTGCCTAGACTGATGCCTTCAAACACGCGAGACTCTTCATCATAGGTCTCGTATCGTTCACCCTTGTAGGTTCGAGCGGTGAAGCGTACATCTGCATACATTTGTGCGGCATACGTGAAGTTACGCACACGAGCTTCCATAGGAAGCATGGGCTTGACGCGACCTGTTGCCTCTTGAATACGAGGCTTCATATAGGTCACCTTTTCAAACGAGAGCTTGAATTCATACTTGTATTTCTTGAGAAGGGGGTCTTGTTCATGCCAGACGGTAATCGGAGCCGTCGACTGGATGATCAAGGGGAGCTTATTTCGAACAAAGTCTTCATACGAATCAATCTGATGGTCCACGAACCTACGAACACCATTTGCAAAGTGGGCTTTTACTGCTTCCCATTCCATGGTATCTACTATGGGGTAGACTCTGTGTAAATAATGTTTGTCCGTTTTGAGTAATGAACGAAGTCAAAATCGTCAAGATGGACAACAAATCTCCGCCGAAAGAGGGAGGACGAAAGAATGCCGTCAAGGCCGCACCCAAGTCTAACAAGCCCAAGTATGGGATTCTTAAAGGCGGAAAGACCGCACGAAACAAGCCACGGTTTGAAGGTGTCGCCGACCCCGCCAAAGCTCCACCCAGTCGTAAGGTGGGTAAGACGTTGCGTATCCTCACTGAAAAGGGATTATCGAGTCGTCGAGCCCGAATTGCATCGAGTGCGTCCAAACTGAACATTGCAGCCATTCGCCAAACCCTTCGCAAGAACAAATTACCTATCAAGGACACCACACCCGACAAGATTGTTCGCAAGATTTATTCAGACGCTCAAGAAGCGGGGATGATTTCTTAAGGATACACAATGACATCCATATGGGGCCCACTGGGATGGTTGACACTCCATTCAACTGCCTGTGCCTATTCCGAGAACCCAACGACAGCCGAGAAAGAACTGATGTCGTCGTGGCTTGACTTGTTTCGTGACTCCATCACCTGTCCAAGTTGTAAACAGCATTTTACAACGGTGTTGAACAACTATCGCATTCACTTTCCGGGAATGTTGAACTCTCGACAAGACTTTGCAATCTTCACCTTTCGAGCCCACAATGCAGTGAACCAACGCATTCACAAACCACTCTATTCATCCGTTGAAGAATGTCTTGCGACGCTTCGTAACGTTGTCAAGATCCGCCCTGCACGAGAGTATCGCAACACCTACCTCGCGCACATTATTCGACATTGGAAGGTCATGCAAGATGTTCACGGCATTGTCGTTCTCAAGAAGATTCAAGAAATGAAACGTATTGAAGCCGAGTATGTGAGTGCACGCGATACAAACTTTGAAGTTCAACTTCAATCCGATGTAGTGGTACTCCCACAAGACGCACTGGAACGTTCCAATGAAGCCCAAGTTCAACGACCTATCTTTCTAGGCAATGCAAAGGCAAGCGCAGGGTTCCGACTTACGGCAAACGGATTTCGCTTACGGAGGTAAGTGTGCCGTGAGGCAAAGACACCCATGGATCACATTCCCACGCAAAACGACGCAACCAAGGATGACGAGACTCTTTCTCTTCATCGTAGAGTTCATCTGGAAAGACTGGAGTTAAGCCTGTTTTGAGTAAACTGGCTTCAGGCAAAATAAATCGTAATTGGTCCTCGACCGTCATGGTCGGAGTGGGATGGTCCCAGGTAAACTCGGTAGGGCGTTCAAAGTCCTCCAAGGTTTGAAGTAACGGAGCTTCTGGATAGGGATAGTACCATTCCCAGTCGAGAACCTCGGAGGTCGTGAAATAATGATGGGTCCATTCGAACGTCTTCCAAAAGGCTCGACACACAGGTTCCCAGTCCAAGACTCCATCCATCAAGTGGACGGACATGCGTTGTTCCAGTGCATGTCCATCGTGTGCCAAGATATGTCGATTCACACCTTTCACACATTTCACCAGGGTTTTCAATTCATCCTTATTCGCATCGTTTCGCTCGGCGTAATAGAGCGCACGAGTGTATCCGTTCTCTCGTAACGAAAACATGGCTAGATTCGGCATGAAATCATTGCCAAAGCACATGACGCTCATTTTGATGAAGACATCCTTCTCAACCGGCAAGACCTTTTCCAGTTCACGAATGGACAGCAAGGTTTGTCCGCTCTCTTCGGATTCACGAAAGAGATGAATGTCTCCCAAATGGCTCTGGGCTAACGCAATCAACACCAAGTCAGCATCCAATCCATAGATACACACAGACGAAGGAGGTTGAGTGCGTAACCATTGAAAGACCTTGTGTTCTCCTTCACCGGGTTCCAAGGTATCCGAGACAATGACATCGGGAAAGACGAATCGTAGTGCTTCTGCCAACTTCTTCATGAAGGGAGTTCCAGGGGAAATCTGATGTTTATCAAAGTCGCCAGGCTCTCCCTTTCGCATGCGACGATAGCGTTGTTGAACCATCTTTGCATACGGGACTAATCCATCGAATGCAATGTAGACTTGTTTTGCTTCGACGGTCTGCATCAGTTCGTGGAGTGCGACTACGATACTCCCAATCGGATTCTCTGCTTTGAGTGCGTGATGAATGAAACAGTTGAAATCAATGGCAAAAAGGTCGACCTTATATCCACTGACCAGACGGCGTTGAATGTGTTTGTGTACCCGCAAAAGTGAAGCCACATAATACGGGATTCCCATTAGATTAGTCTTCCAAGGTGCCTGTAAAGCAGTAGAACAGGTAGGTTTCATCGTAAGGGTCAGGGTCGTCATACTCTGCGTCTTTGTAGACTTTATCGAGCATCTCCTTTTGTTTCGCTCTGAATTTGGTCAAGATGTATCGGATGCGACGTTTATGTCGGTTTGTGAGTTTAGGAAACCGCTTCTTCAAGTCATCCTCTCGTTGTTTACGCAATGCAGGGGTTGAATCAAGGTCATCGACATTGAGTTCAGGTTTGGGGGTTGAATCCATCGGGGCAGGTGTTGGGATTATTTCCTGAGAACATTCTGTTTTGTGAACATAAATGACTGCCTGGCTCGTCTTACTTGCGTTTGTTGTCTTCTTTATGTACATGTGGACGACCCTTCCAGTTGCCGAAGAGAAGCCTGGGTGTAACACATGTCCGAAGAAGAAACTCCTGTAAGATACAAATGAAGTTTCCAAAGTGGAGCGGATACCTCGTCGTAGCAGTGATTGCACTGATAGTTTTCTACCTGGCAGGTAAGTCTGCCAGCGACTCCTGTCCAGGGTCTCTTATTTGGTGTCCCGGTGTAGGATGTGTCTCTGGACCCGATAAGTGTATCCCAGGCAACCGCGGAGGCCCTTCTGCGGTTTTTTCCAGAGAGGGGTTTATCAATAAACAATGCCCCGACAAAACTCGAACGGATGGACCTTGCTTGATGGAGTTCTAAAGATTTTCCATTCCTACTAATAAAATGAATTATATGTACTTGCTCACCACTGCAATTCTCTTCTACCTGTTGTCACCAGGCGTTTTGATCTCCCTGCCACCGGGTTCAAGCCACATGGTCCAACTCATCACCCACGCGCTTGTCTTTGCCGTGGTCCACAAGTATGTCCAGCACGGACTCTTCAAGCAATAAACTCTCTTAAGTTAACAAATGTCTACCTTGGAATCCAGACTTGAAAAAGCCAAGAAGGGTTTGAAGGAACTACAGGCGGATGTGGAGAAAGAAAATGACTTCCGCATGCGCATGGCAGAGGTTTCAAAGAATAAAGAGTATGTAAAAGAGAGGGCGTTACTCAAAAAGTTGAAAGACGCAAAGGCAGCCGTAGAACGTTTGGAAACCAAACTCCATAACAAGAAGGGTGGTCGAACTCGTCGTTCAAAGCGAGGCTCCAAGAAAACTCGCCGTAGAGTATAAATGCCTAGCTTGGAATTGAGACTTGAAAAGGCAGAGAAGGCCTTGAAGGAATTGCAGGCGGATGTGGATGAGAAGAAAAAAAATGATTACAAATACCGAACTGCAGAGTTTTTAACAAAGGACAAAGGTTTAGTAAAAGAGAGGGCTTTACTTGATAAGCTCAAGGTCGCAAAGGCAAAAGTAGAACGATTGAAGACCAAGATTTATAACAAGAAGGGTGGACGAACTCGTCGTGCAAAGCGAGGTTCCAAGAAAACTCGTAAAAACGAACATTAAGAGTCTTACACAGTTGAACTACAATGGAACGAATCTTTAAAAATAAAGAGGGCACTGCGTTCTTAGATAAAGGTGCCTTTGAAAATCGAGACTTATTAGAACGATGTATTCGTGATAGTCAACCACACTTAGAAAACCGACCTGAAATCATTGTGTATGGAAAGAAATGTAAACAGCATAGAAATGTTGGTTTCTTTTCAGATGAGTCTAGTGGATACAGATATTCAAATCGAATTATGAAGTCTATTCAACTGTCCACCGCGATGACCGAGTTATTAGAGACAGTCAATCGTATGCTCGGTTCAGACTTCAATGGAATCTTGGTCAATCAATACATCGATGGTTCTGACTATATTAGCGCACATAACGATGATGAAGTAGGAGTGGATGTAATTGGTGTAGTTTCAATCTCCTATGGGTCTGAAAGAACCTTTCGTATTCGCGATAAAGCGACCAAGGGAGTTCTGTGCGACGTAAACATGACTCACTGTAGCATAGTGCAGATGGGTGGTACGTTTCAAGGGTTGTACACTCATGAAATACCTATCCAGAAGAAGGTCAAAGACTCGCGAATTTCGTTCACCTTTCGTAAACATAAAAACGGATTCTAATGTTCCAGTAAAGTAGACTTCCCCCCAAAATGTCTATCACTCTCATCTACGAAACTCCCTGCAAAGAGAAGAGCTATCTCCACACCCTCACCTACGAAACTGTCTGTAAAGACTACATGACGCAACGAGTGCGTCTCTTTGAAACCAACGAAGCGTTTAGACTACGATGTGACGACGCATGGTCTAGACTCTTAAAATACTGCACCAACGGTGTCTTCAAGTTCAAGCAAATCGACCCCGACGAAGACTTTGACTACATGGTCGAAGAGTTTGTCGAAGATGTCTGTAGAACCGTCGAGGACCGCGACTACGAATCACTCTCCCCGATTCTCCAAACCTGTGTTGGATGTCAACACAATTCACTCGGACAACGAGACCATATGCAACATGGAGGCTGTTTGCACGACAGTACTCATTGCATGACATACGATTGCCCAACTTGCGACCGACAATGCCAATGCGACAAGTGCGGTGACATGTTTGAACTAGCAGACGGCGAAAGCTCCACAGGATTGTGTTTATCCTGCGAACTCGACCGAATCCGATTAGGCGAACCCATCCGATGCGCATGTGGAGAAGCTGTGATGTCCGACACTGTCTATGAATGCGAGGATTGCTACTACCAGTATCGAACCCGACATTGCTCTTAACCGAATCGTTGAGCCAATTGACGAACCAATGGATGATGGTTGTAATCGTATAACTCGCACCATGCAAGATACTCTCGAAACTCACGCTCCGGCTTGAAGAATGGAAAGGCTGGATAGCAGTTTTTCAGTCCCATAAACGCCTGAGCAATGGGTGGAAGATTATTTTGCTGAAAGACTTGAATGTATTGGTCCACTTGTGCGCGTCGTTGAGGTTCAGGTAAGGAATCAATGTGTTTGCGGAGTGCATCCATTAACCTTACCGAGTGGTTCCGATTTAAATGTGAGTGCTTCTATACAACTATGTCCTGTGCCGAAATTGCCTCCGCGTATTCCAACTCTACTCTGACCAAGGTGGTCAATGTCTATCAAACCCAATTCATCGACTTCAAGGCGTCGGGTCTAGGGGATTACCTCCGTGGTTGTATCTCTATGTTGCAGCTACTCAAAACTCTCAAACGACACACGGGTTCAGATGTAGCCTTCGATATGGACTTGCGTAACCATCCAATGAGTAAGTTTTTGACCTGTGACGAATCCCTTGAACGACCTGCAAACTATGCGACCCTTGGAAACTTCCACGTGGATTCATTGATTGTTCAACACGACGAGAACGACATTGCCTACCAACACATTGTCCGCGAAGTCGTTCGTTATTTCAATAAGATTCAGCAACCCACCTTCTTCACTCACTGCTGCAAAGAGAACATCTACACAGAGATACTCGAGTCTGAAACAGCCTTGATTCGCTCAAAGCTCCAACCCAGTCCAGAGCTCGAGACGTATATTGCAAGTTCATTGACTCAACTCGGTGTCACTGGAGCCTATTCAGTCCTCCATGTTCGAATGGACGATGCAGTGTGCTTCCCTCATGCAGTCGCTTCAAGCCAAGCTACCTTGAACGACCAGTTGATGACGGATTTAGTGGTGGCTGTGCGTGCCAAAGTCGATGCAGACAAGACCTATGTGCTTATCTCGACGAACACTGCGGTTAAGGAGGCACTCACTGGTGCAAACATTCGTTCACTCCCTACAGCCGTCTGCCACATCGGACAGAACCAATCTCCAACGGACGAGGAGTTACGAGATACCTTGTTGGATTTCTTCTTGATGTCTCGTGCTTCCGAGATTGCAGGATTCAGCACGTACAAGCGCACTGGATTCAGCTTGGAATGCGCCACGATTTACAATGTTCCCTACACATTCACATGGGTCGAGGACAAGGAAGAGACTGAACGAAGGGCTAAGATGGAAGCCGAGTTCAGAACGAGGATGGGTATTTCCATCTAACGTGATTCGAAAACGGATTGAATCAAAGGAGACATCCCCCTTTTCACAGAATGGAAAACTGCTCAATTTGTCACGATTCAATCAATGCCTCTACAGGGCATTGTACTCTCTCTTGTTCCCACTCTTACCACATTCAATGTCTAACGAAATGGTCGTCTACAAATCCGACCTGTCCGTTATGTAGACACACACTTTCCGAAACAGAAAAACCCGAACAGCACACTCGCGATGTAGAAAGAATACGTAACTTTCTACTATGGGATAGTAATAGACCACTACGCCATTGGAGTAGATCAGAAATAGAAGAAGATGTACCATCACTACCACCTCCACGAGAAGGAGAAGTGTTCATTCAACCTGGAACGAATACATCCGTCTATGAAGCAGATGTTAAGATTGTAATGGAACAAACTCAAGCCACTCATTCAGAAGCTGTTCGTGCATTGATACGTCATCCTGAAGACATTGTGAATGCAATCATGATGATTCATGACTATCGTTCGCGTCAAACACACCGACCGCGGGTCGTGTCACCACCTCCACCTCCACGTAATCCACTTGTTGATCCTAGCTTTGATCAGACGATGACAACTGCACTTCAAAGGATGTTTGATGAGGACTACAGTGAATATAACTGCAACAGCTATTATGAGACGTTCTGGAGAGGGAAAAACTTCACGGGTGGTGCTGAAACCTATGTTCATGAAAACTTTCAAAGATTGTTCTCGGTTGGTGAAGAAAAACTCGAAGAAGGGTATTGGTCTGCGTAAAAACGGATTTTATAAGTCCAGTTTAGTAGGATTTCCCCCCAACTATACCATGGACGATTGTTCAATTTGTTACGAATCCATTACTGCCTCTACAGGCCATTGCACCCTAGGGTGCGCACATACCTTTCACCTTGCCTGCTTAAGCAGGTGGGCTCAAAGCACTGCATCCTGCCCCCTCTGCCGCAAAGAACTCGGCGATACTGAAGTTGTCCCCAAACCCATTCCAATTGACACCGGACGATGGAGTCAACCACTCATAGTGCGAGTGGATGCACGTTCGGGATTAAGAATCATTCATAACGAAAGCTCGGTTCATGTTGGAAACGGCATTCGAGTGCCTGAACGTGATATCGTTGAAGTCATGTCATTGGCACAGGTCACTCGTGGCTCTGCCGTAATAGCTCTTCGTCGGAACGATGGAAATGTACCCGAAGCCCTCTACGACTTAGACCATACAGAGTCAGATGAGGAGGAGTTTGTACCTCCACGAAACCCGCTTGAACCGACCGACGATATGCTTACTACCTGGGCATTGGAACGGCTGTTCAGTAAAGGAACCCTAGTTGATAAAGACGATGTTGAAACTCTAGAAGATGTTCGACACCGAACCAGTGAGATGTTCCGATATGGATGTTGGATGAACCCCGAGTACAGAGACATTCGGAAGAAACGTAGAGCCGATTCGTTCTAAAAAGTGTATCGCGTTAAACTAATGGAGGGGAATGAATGGATGAATATGTTCGCTATTGCTACAATAAAACCTCTCGTAGTCTTGAAGCCTAAATATATGGAAGCTGTAAAGACTGGACTAAAACAGTCTTTACCTCAACTATTTCCTACTATTGAAATTGAAATCAGTAAAGATAAGGGAACATTAATTAAAGGTGATAAAACACAGATTCTTTTTAGTAATTATTATGAAAAGGAAATTGAAGTAGCCGTTTCTCGTTGGTCTCCTGGAGAGAATGATTGGGTGTATGAAGAAGAACATGAACAAGAAGTGATAGACGTTCTTAAACGAGTCTATTTAGAAATCAATGAACTTCCACCAACATGGAGAATCATTAAACAGTTGCCTGTTAGTTTTCAAGAGGATCAAACAACCTTTTTAAATTCGCTGACATCAGAAGAATCACACATTTTACAATCCTATACAGATGTAGGAGATGGTATTATTAACCAAGTTCTTAGAGGAAATTTTAACACACTGACAGAAGATTCTATCAATTTACTGAAAAAGTATACACTAGAAGATACAAAAATTGGAGCTATTCCATATTATGTCTCTTCATTTATGAATATTGTTAAGAAGTCTCCGGTTATAAAGGATACTCTTAGACTATATCGTGGTATAAAGGGTGAAGAGCATATTGATATGCATAAGAATGATATTATATCTACAAGTTACTTGCCAGGCGTAATTCAACAATTCAAAGGTAATAAATGTTGTTCGATAGTGATCGATGTAAACCCTGGCGTAAGAGCAGTTTGGATTGAAAAAGTTTCGGTCTATCCTGAAGAACGTGAAGTCATTCTTATTCCCCCCTATCAGATTAAGATGAAAGACGCAGGTAGAGGTAATTTTCTAGCTATAATTTCACCCTATGTTCGTAAAGCAGGGACGCGTAAGTCACTATCCAAGAAGGCTCGTAAAACTCGTCGTTCTAAAAAACGGATTTGAATCCACCTTGAACCCTTTTTCCATGGCTCATCTCTTACAAAAATACCTTGCAGACAACTGCGCAGGCACCGTTCAAAACAACCACTACACCTACTGGGTTCCGTACTCAATCTTCAATGAACTCCCTATCAAGCGATGGAAACACAATCGACCACCTGACAAGGAACGTGTAGCTGAAATCCGCACATTCATGGACCACTCCAAACGCATGGACGGTATACTCTACCTTGCCTGCATTAACAAAGAACTGGTATGCTACGAATCCAATCATCGTCGTGAGGCGTTAGTTGGACTTGAAGGCATGCATCCCATTCTCGTCGACATTCTATGGGACGCGACCGACGAGAGTGTGAAAGCCGAGTTCCTTCGACTGAATAAAGCTGTATCTGTGCCTGAACTCTATGTGTTGGAAGAGACGGGTATTGACACAGGTGACCTGATTGACATGCGAAACGCCTTCTGTGCAAAGTTCCCTCTCGTGAAAGTGAATACAGGACGACCCAACGCACCGAACTACAATTCTGATATGATTCTCGACGAGTTTCATCGTCTGATGAAAGAGACTAAACTGACACCGAACGACTTGTGGGATAAACTCATACACCTCAATGAAAATATGTCGACTCGTGACCGCAAGAAGTTGACTCCGAAAGTGATTGAAAAATGTGAACGGTCTGGACTCTGGTTGTTTGCATGGAGCCGTCGACTTAACGCGAGTGAGTTAGTGTAAAAATGGAAGTCCCTCCCTCTATCCTTCTTTTTTTCCATAGCTAAAATGGAATATCGTCTAAGTCCAACTACTCGTAAACAACTACAAGAGTCATTTCCACTTGAAACTCAACGAAAGAATCAAGAACGAATTAAAGAAATCGATAGATGGATAGCAGAATCTGTATATCTCCCTCTTCAGAATGCTGCAAAAGAGGGTAAGACAGAGTTTATATGGCAGATACCTGCTATGTTTACATATATTATTGAAGAGTATGAGTATGCTATAAGAAAAATACGACACTTGTTTCCAGATTGTGATGTATGTCTTCATTCAATTGACGACTTTCGTAGTCTTGGAAGTCCGAAAAGTCGTATAAGTTGGAAGTAAAAACGGATTGCAATTCATCGAATGTCTGAACTCTATAATGCCTCGCTTCGTTCGAATCCACCAACAAGTCTTCCATATTCCTTCCCTCGCCAATGTCAGTATGGGAACGTCCTGGACCGGACAACCGATATTGACCTTCTACTACCACAACCAATACAACCATACGATTTGGTATCCCTGGGGTAAATGGGACGAGTGTGAACAAGATATGCTTCAAGTCAAGACTGCGATGATGGAGGTCGAACACGTCTTAACCAATGTGTTTCTCACTGGACCCAAACCAGCCGAAGTCATTGTAAAAACGGAAAGTCTTCGTGTCGATACAGGAGCCATAGAATAATGGAACCCTGTAAACACTGCCTAGCCCTTATTTACGATGTACTTCAACATCCGTACTCCCAACACGCCTTTGGTGCACCCTTCATGCGTCAACGTCGTATTGAGCACCTTCTTCCCGAACTCACGATTGAAGTCCATCGCATGATTCACGAACGCGTTCTCTCCCCTAAATCCAACTCGATTCCAGTCTTGATGTGTTACGAAGCAGGACTCGCACCTCATATGCTATGCCAGTACTGGTTCTATGAAAAACTCCAACATCTTCGCAACCTCCGTGTGATTCATCGAGAGCACTCCAGGTAAAAACGGATTTATTTTTGTCCGAGTATCCAGACCTCCCCCCAAAATGCAGCTTCCTCAACGACATGGAAAGAAATGGTATGAAGGTGAATCCCACTACATCCTACTACGAGTCAAACAAGGAATCCCTCCCTCTAAAATAGCCAAGGAAGTCAGCCGAACTACGAACGGCATTACTGCACAATTGAAACGATTAGAACTATCCTACCTTACCCAAGAAGTCGCAAGTCTTCGTTCAAGAATCGAAGTCCTTGAACGAAGGAATAAACCGGCTGGAAGTGGACTCGCTGCGGTTCGTGCTGCAAGGAGTTAAACGCGACGAGTCTTACGAACCTTTTTGCTTCGTGACTTACGAGTCTTTTTGCTTCGTGACTTACGACCACCCAGTCTCTTCTCTGCTTGGAGCATTCTTACTGCGTTGAGACCCGTTCCAGCAACTGGACTTATACGCAAATTCATTTGTTTCCAAACTTCTGGTTTCAATCCTATATATGAACGCAGTGGTCCACCTGTAGGACTACCGAATAGTAGCCACAGTGCCTTCCCATCGCGTCCATGTTCCTGTAGTTTTTCCACAGGCTCGTTCCACTTGTAACCTTTGGCTTCATATGTCTTCTTTAGAGCATCATCTTTTGTTAGTTGTGTGGCAATCTCTTTATCGTCCATTTTCTTCACATCGTCTAACTGAATAAGTGGAAGCTTAAATGTAGAATGATTCATAGAATGATTATTCATAGGATTGGCATTTACAGGATACTTCTTTTGAAACTCTTCATATGTGTATCCAGACATCATTTACTTATACGCTGCGAATAAACTCCCAGTTCAGGTAATCGCAGATCTTCTTCCAGATTTGGTCGTGGGCGATCAATCGGTCTCGTGACTTCAACAACGGAAAGAAGACCTTGTATTCGTCCAACTCCAACAGCTCGAAGAACTTGTAGAGGATGTACGAGTAACTCAGAAAGTTCGTGCGGTCGTTCGGGCAGTAAAGCAGAAAAGGAGCTTGAATATCTTGAAACATGGCTCGTATTTTCTCTTCAATTTCGGGGGTAATGGTGGGAGGCGGATTTCCATTGAGTCGAGAGAGGATGTGGGCCCTGTGCTCATAATATTTAGAACGATTGAGTTTCTTCAAAATATGCCGTATATCCTCTTCCGTCAAATCTGCAATGTTCTGGATTCGACGCTTGCGGAGTTCCATGATGACCTCGTTCATCACATCTTCGGGAATGATGGTCGATTCCTTGGCTTGAAATTGGTTCAAGATTTCATTGAGATGGTTAATCTTCTTATACGCATAGTTGTTGCGTTCCTTCGGTGGGTCACGGAAACTCGGGAAGTCTGAGACAACCAACGCATACTCTTCGGAGCCACATCGAGGACAGACCAAAATACCTTCTGAACTGATTTCCTCTCGCGCAACATTACACTGGACGCAATGCTCGGTCAATAACTGAACGACCTCGGGACCACTGGACAACTTCATGCGTTGAACATATTCATCAAACATCTGTTTGCGAGACAACCCATTCTCGGAGGGAACCGACGCACTGAAAAACTTGAGGAAGGTATTGGCGTCCTTGGACTGCAAAATAGGAGCGTTGACCGAGGTATCTTGTTTCTTGTAATACTCGTCTAGCAAGTCCATGTTTTTCAAGTAATACTCTTCGACAGGCTGTGCGTGTTCCAATTCGTCTTGAATTTCACGAATGCGGTCGTGCAAATGATTCGCCTTCACAATGTCGTTAATGTCATTCGTAGAACACAGGCGAGATATTTCCGTTTGTAAATGTTCCAGCTCTTCCCGTAGGCTCTTCTGCTTGATTTTGGAGTCCTTGAGCGTTTGCACGATTCCCTGGTGTAAAGAATCGAGAGTACCGGTCGCGATAGATGTAGTGGGGCTGTCCCGCATTTTCCGAATCTTGAATACGTCCATTTACAAACTCTCTCACCTGGTTCATGAAGACTTGATTTTGAAGAATACAGGGTCGTTGACGACGCACCGAAGATACCAACGTGTCCAAATCCATTCCCAAGTTCTTACAGGTATAGGCCAATGCAAGGGATGCAGAGCGATTCATACCGGCTTGACAGTGAACGAACACCATTCCCGTTCCCTCTCGCAAGAAGCGTTGGAGTGTGACTTCAAACTCGGGATACCACTCTAGAATGTTGGTCTGAAGGGAATCAATAGCATTCAACACTTTGTATTTGGTCGGAAAGCGGGTTCTCCACCATGGAGGAGAGAACTCGTCAAACGAGCAGTTGAGTACATGGGTAATGCCATACTTTTCAACAAACGCTGGAGTCAAGAATGCCCCTGGTCCAACCAAGATACGAGGATGGAAAAACGCTGGAGGTTCGCGAAGATACGTAGGTGTAAACAGCATCGAGAGTAAAGACATTGTGTTAGTCTAGTTTCTTATTTGTAAGCATGTGTTAATGCTCGCAACCGGGGACGCCTCCACCGGCTACACCACACCAGCCAAAGGTGAATCCTCGTTCTCTACGGCACGGACAGGGTGGATTCAAAGCTTCGTTCCAACCAAGTTTAGCAATGTGTTCCATGGTTCGCATTGTCCACGCATATGAAGTTCCACTGTGTCCAGTATACTTCATAGCTGCATTGATACGGTCAAGGTTTGGATGGGTTGAAAACATGAAGCCTTTGTCTGGAGTATAGGTCTTCATCCAGTCCCAAAGGTCACAGGCTGTAATCGCCTGATGAGCGTCGGTCAAGAGTTCGCGTTCGAGTTTAGAATAGTGTGGTGGGAAGTTCTGCATTGTATGGGGGGGTGTCCAACACTTTCACCAAACTGAATCCATTTTTTACCCGAGGATACTCGAGATGAACCCATTCAGAAAGTGTGTGATAATGACTGCACCGAGACCTAACACACCCGCACCTGTCCAGCTGACGACTCCCGAACCTGTGTAGGCATTCGGAACATATTGAAGAAGCAGGTTGCGAGGAATGGATAACGAAATGATCACGGCTGCGAGGAAAAAGGCAATGTACAGGCTGGCTGAAGAAGCCATCCAGCGCATCGCGGGTAAGGTAGGTTTGAAGGAAGGAGCCATCGTTGAGTAACCGGGTGCCTGGTTACTGGGCATTGGCATCATAGGAGGCTGTGATTGCGGTCCTTGAGGATTCAACAGAGCGTCGAGAGAGGTAGAATCGTCCATTGTTTATTCATTAGACGGGTTTTCACACGATGCATCTTCCACGCGGTATCGATAGCATTTACCGTCCGACTTCACCACCTTGTCCGTTGTGTCTTTCAAGGGAAGTCCCAGTGTCAACACTGTGGAGTAGTTGCGGTGAAAGAGGATTGCGGCGACTCCAAGTCCAATGATGAATGAAAAGAAGGGAGAGGCTCGTTCAATCACTTGGGCGAGGTGAATCATTGTTTCTTAGCGAGACTTGCGAGTAGATTCAATGAATCTGGCTCCGAGACACACGGCACTTCCACTGCAACAAAGCGAACACATCCCGAGTCTGTATGGTAGACACTTGAATCATTGGGTTGAGGAATGGAGACCTTCTTTCGGGTCGGTGGAATCAACACGGTTGAAATCAACAGTCCGAGAATCAACCCTGCGACAAGCCATTTGAGTTGAATCATTCCTTTACTATGTTGTCCATAAATGCTCTGAATCCAAAGTATCCTAGAATGATGAGAAAGCCTGTGCCTGGAAACAACACTGAAGCAGCTGCGCCTACGTAGGCAACAATGCGGAAGTAATCTTTCCCAGTGTCTGCGGCTTGACGCATAAAGACTGCGTACACGGCTACAATTCCAAACACATAGATGAAGCTAGACAACACAATTGTAAGCAATGAAATGGCCCGGCTTTGAAACTGCGAGGGACTAGGAAGTGCGAGAATTGCATCTTTGTCCGATGCCTTGTCTCCTAGAACGTTTTCAAGTCGAAACTTCTGACCTGCAGGTGTTATCAAAGTCTTTCGTTTACCGTTATCGACGACATTAACGGTCAGTCGTTCGCCTTTAATCACACCCTTTCCGAGGTCTTCCATCTCTTTTTCTTTCAGCCGTTCCTGACTGAGTTGTAACTTCTTGGCCTCTAAGCACTTTTGGTCTGCTTCACCACCGCAGGCCTTCACAGACTGTTCACGGATCCTCTTTTCATCCCTACCGTCCAACGTCGTCTCAGGAGCCGCTTCAAAGGTAGGCTTAAGTTCACTATTGGAAGTCACTTCCAAGATACCTGCAGTGACTTTCTTTGCCAAACTCTTTGTGATGTTTGCAAAGCTCTTTTCGTCGCCATAATAGGCAGATTCTAAATAGACACCACTCATTATTATGATGCGAATACAAGATTGCCCAAGCCCGATACGATACGGAAGAAGTTAATAGATTCTACATAGACTCCAACATTGTACGTGAAGGTAAAGATCACTGTATCATTGGTTTGGACAACGGTTGTAATCGTTCCGGGAGGATACAACAGCTTTCCTGTTTTGGGGTCTGTCAAGTTCACGTTGGCTGCAGGAACCACAGTTGGATTTGGACTGAACAGCGTCGAGGTTAACACGCAGACTTGTGTAGACGTCGCCGGATTGACCGACAATGGGAGAGGCTGTTGAAGTGTCAAGCGTAGAATGATCTTATTGAACATACTTCCATTGACAGCGCCTGAAGGTTGATAGGAGGTATTGTCCAATGCAAAGGAATACATATAGACACCTGGAAGTCCTGTGGTTTCGCCTGTGGTATGCCGATACATCTGCAGTAATGAAAAGAACGGCAATGGTTTGGGTTGGATACGCTCCTTTCCATCAAAGAGAATGACTCCCTCCGTCATCGGATCGCGAGGATAGACCGAAGTGACTTGTTGTTGACCCGATGAATACAACGCTGTATCGACGTCGGTGCTAATGGCAGACCAGGGTGCACGATTCGTTGTTGACCAATTGGTGTAGTTGTCCCAATCGTTCAGCAAGATACGGTCTGAACGTTGAGATGAAAACACAATCCGTGTCACCAAGTTGAACATGGGGATTTCCAAATCGGTGTTTCCGCCAAATTGTCCTTCCTTGTTGACATACTTGACCGTCTTGACCAAAAAGGTTTGGTCGGCCCGTGCCAGTTGATTCATCTCCATTTCCGTTAAATAGATGAAGTTACCTTCAACATATGGGTCTGGAAACCAAGTCGTTAATGTTGGATTGCTAGCAATACCTGTGGACAAGGGTGGGCTCAAAAAAAGACTCAATGGATACTGTGTAGGACGAACGCGTTGTCCATACGTCGGATTAGAAGAGGTTCCAGATACATCGCCTTGTTGGGAGGTTAAGGTCGTAGTCACTCCTGAATTTGCAACGGTGAAGGTGTTCGAGAGTGGCGTGGATACAATCGTTACATTGCTTAAGTTGAAGGTTGCATCGGTTAAGTTTGCAATCGTGACTACCTGTCCAGCGATAAGACCATGTGCACCCGAGGTTGTATAGGTAATAGTGTTTGCTAGGCGGGACGCAGAAGTCACGGTTGCAACCCGTGCCATAGGAGCCACATCCACCACCGTATACAAATCGGACAATTGTCGCAGAGTGACTTCAATATACACTTCCGAGTTCTGAAGAGACACTAATGGAAGAGCCATACCTGGGTTTTCACAAAACCAAAAATGAAGAGGAACCACCAATTGTCGACTACGAATCGAGGGTTCAGGTGTCTTAGTTTGTGGCGCAGTGGTAGGGAGGAGTGTGGGTGCAATCGCGTGAGGATATTGTCCATTGCGATCGTACGCATGCGCAGGGTCATAGATTTCCGGAACATTCCCTATCATTTGGTCGACAGTCTTACGCTTATTGGCGTCATGAGTCATGTATGAATACATCTTCAACCATTCTCCGCGAATGGATTGAATCACTTGGCCATTCATGGTAATGTTCACATGATCGATCAAGTTGTATCCAATGTTAGGAATCCATTGAAACTCGTATCCAATCGAGTTGGTACGTGCATCGTATCCAGCAGGTGTAACGGCTCCTCCCAAATACTTGAGAGGTGACCAAATGTCTGGAAGGGTCAAGACAAAATAACAATCATGTAGTAGCTGGGCGTAACGATCAATTCGGCAGGAAATCGTTCGAGTACCGGTCGTCGAAAATTCGAGATTGGACGAGGAAAATGGCATGCGAATCTGTTCCATTGCAAAGTTCGTATGACGGCGATAGACCGAGCGAAAATGAGTCATGGAAGGATTTCCATTGACTAACTCATTTTGGGCGCCGACTCCCACTAATTGCATTAAGCCACCGGGCATTTGTATACTCCCCTATGCTTTCTTTAAGAGACAATGCGCACACTCATCGGTTGAACCGAGCGTCCGTTGTAAGGAACCACGCCTCGGTTAATCACAACCTGGAAAGCTCCAAAAGCTCCTGCCGCATTGTTGCTGAGACAGCACTCACTTGAATACGACGCACCTCCACTTGCACCGCCTTGTGCACCTTGAAAGGGTGTGACAAATCGCTGACGCTGGGTGGCTCCGTTTGCAATCAACGATGTATAGACTGCGTTCGATTGGCGCGACTGTGGGGAAGGGTCTACATTGAAGGTTCGGGCAAGGATTCGGTTCTTGTGTCGGGTCAACCAATCTTGGGCAGAATTTACCTGCATTTGTGATTTACGCAAGAGATTCTCTAATTAGGTAATGCGATTTCTACTGGTAAGCACACATATTGACCAAATCACAGGGTACTCTAAAGTGAGTTACAATCTTGTGAACCAATTGGCGACACTTGTTCCTAAAGTTAAGACCTTTCACTTTGGATTCCAACGACACGCGACTCGTTCAAATGTTCGCAAGTATCCAGTCGGTATTCATTCGTATGATGCGGCTGCCAATGAAGATCCAAAGGAAGAGGGTTTCGGATACAATAAGATTGCCGAATACATTGAGACAGTTCAACCCGATGTAGTGATGATTTATAATGACCCCTATACGATTACGAAGTTCATTGACTCGATGAAACACGAGCGAGGCAAGTCAGACTATAAGCTTTGGTTGTATGTCGACCAAGTCTATACAGGTATTGCACCTCCATTGATTGAAATTCTACAAAAGCATGCAGACCGTATCTATTGCTTCACAGACATTTGGAAAGCAAAGTTTTTAGAGTACGGTCCATTCTCGGACGTTCGTGTGTTGGAACACGCTGTAGATCCAACCGTCTACACCTGTATGTCGGAGGACGCTCGCAAATCGATTCGCCAGACCAACCTATCACTTCCTGCAGATGCACTGGTGATTCTCAATGCCAATCGTAACAGTCAACGTAAACGTATCGATTTAACGGTTGCAGGATTTGTAGGGCTTCTCAAGAAACAGCCTACAAAACCTTACTATTTAGCAATTGCAACCAATATTCAACCTCAGACGGGTGCACACTACGACATTCAGCGCATCTACCTCGAGGAACTCAAAGACAATGGACTCGATTTCCAACAGTTTGGACGTCGCCTGTTGTTGATCGATACTTCACCTCCGAATGTATTGAGTGATGAAGCGATTAATCAGCTCTACAATGCAGCCGATATCGGTATCAATACATCAGATGGAGAAGGATTTGGATTGTGCCAACTCGAACATATGTATGTAGGAGCCCCACAGGTTGTTACCGATGTTGGAAGCTATCATACGTTTATGGATGCTTCCACGGCTGAATTCATTCCATCCAATGGAAAATATTACTTTGCAGGCGGTATGCCCCATGGGTTCTCATCTCCAACCTTTGCAAACTCGGATGTCACAGCTGCATTGGAGTCCATGATTGCCACCTTACCAGAAAAGCGTTCAAAGGTTCGAGCCTATCAGTTCAAGAGCTGGGCAACCATCTGTGATGGCTTTTTAGAGGATGTGCTTACGCAAGCTGAAGGTCCGGTAGCCAGCGTATCTGTACCGGTGACGTCATCTGTCCCAATCTAAGTAAGCGTTGACCATCTTCAAATGCAGGTCCATCAAAGACCTCCTTGGTATCGGGGTCAATTAAGAAGACCATCTGCTTAATCTGAACCTTTTGGAGTCGTCGTTTACGGCGTTGCATGTTTCGCAAATACGAATCGTCCAACTCTTCTGTCTTCAAATCAGGCTTGAAGGCTAAGTCTTCACCGGCAACTGTGCTATCAAATCGCATACATGAAATCACAGGTGTTTCGCGACTATGGAGTTTACGATGAACTTCGCAGTCGACGGCAGCTTGTTTAAGCAGCAAACTAATTCGTTTATTGGTCACATCCTTCTCATAGGTCGTTTCATAGAGATATTCATCGGTGGACATGAACACTTCAGTCGGTTCCCCTTCATATCGTTTGGTGGCCATATCGTTACGACGCACAAGCACTACATTGTTCGCACCTTCGGTAGATTTGGATTGAGACTCTGTAAACACACTGATGTAGAACGAGACACGAACGGTTCGTTCTTCCAACGGCAACGATGCGTGAGAACACAATCGAATGGCGCGTCCAATGACTTGGTCGTGTCGTGCAGGATTCCAATGAGGTTCCATCAAGTGAACATGTCGCACATTCGCCAAAGTAATACCTTCAGCACCGGCCGCAGTAATCATAAACAAGACCAACTTCTTCTTGGGCGCTGATTCCACAGACTGTTTCAGACTGGGTGGAAAGTCATCGGCATACTTTGCATTGAAAATCTGACGAAACATCTCACGCTGCTCCATGTCTTCGTTACCCGTGAAGAAGGCATAGGCAGGCTTTTCGGCATCCATGGAGGGGTCTTCAATCCACTGACCGGCTTCTTTGGTGATTTTATATTCTTGCCATCCGTTCGCACTCAAAATCGCTGAAAACACGCCCAACCCTTCCAAGTTACGATAGTTGGAATACAGCAATTGGGTTCGTCGTGCCTCGCCTCCAAGGGATTCGCGGATGTTCTGAAACATTCGGAGCATCTTGGGACTGTAGGTTTGAAGCGCAGTCTCTGTCAGATATCGTGCAGGGTCTGCCTTGATTTTCTCTAGGATATCTGCTTTCAATTTCTTCAAGGGTTCAGGTTCAGCGTCTTCCGTCAACGCTTCATCGGGTTCAGGTCTACGAATCTCAGGTGGAATCGAGTAGTCGCAGGCAAGACGAGAATTGACACGAAAGGTCTTCATTTCATTGTCTTCGGATTTCGCAGGGTTCAGCTTTCGTCGTGCATCTTGCTTGATTTCGTCAAATCGCACCGCCAAATAGTTGTTGAACATCGCATCGGACATCGGAACCTTTTCCAACAGCTTATCGTCGTCCACACGTCGAGGCAACATGCGTTCATCCGCACCTCTGAAATAGGAGACCAATCCTTGAATGCGTCGTTGGAACAGTTGTGTGTTTTTCATTTGAAGTCCGTCCAAGAACAAGGTCGCAAACTCCTCGTAGACCGTAGGCAACGCATCAAAGACTTCAGTCGACACTCGATCCAATGCAAGTTCGGCTCCACCAACATCCGTCTGAAACTTGGGAGCCCAGGTATTCACCCAATCCGGCGCAGAGGGTGTAAAGGGAAGATCCTTTACATATTGAACTGCAATTCGGTCACCTTTTTCGTTGTAGACACTTCGGAAATTGGGAGGATTGCGTGTCAATAGAATGTATTTCTTCAACGTGACAAACTCAATCGTATCCACATCGGGAATGGCGCGCAACAACGAAGCCATACGCTCTTCATCCCAGGATGGAATTGCACGCACTGGAATCACAATGCGTTCAATGGGTCCACGCAACAAGTTCATCAAATATCCAACCTCGTTCGCACGGTTAATCACAGGTGTTCCCGATAACGCAACGACCTTGCAGTTACGGGCATTGTAAATCAAATCGTAGAGCTTGCGCGCAATGTCGGATGCATTGGAGATGCGTGAAATGAAGTTGTGGACTTCGTCGATAATCACTACACTGTTCTCATACGGATTGCTTCCATCGGCAGGAACATACTTGCCAATGTTCGCAGAGGACAGACCGTTATAACGAATAAAAGTGAACCGTTGGTCAATGATGTCTTCAATCTGTTTCGCAATGGTATCTTGTGCGGTCTTGGGAAGCTTATCAAAGTTCTTCTCTTGATTGGGCACGGTGGTGAAGAAGGTTCGATTTCGGTCCAAGAATCCATCGGAGAGTCCAAGCTTCTTTGCGGTCTCGCGTGTCTCTGCGGTCAAGGATTGTTGTCGCCAGTGTTGGTCGTACATGTAGAGAGGGTCACCACACTTTCGCAGCTCGCCGCGGTAGTTCGATTCCAAGGACGCAGGTAACATGACAAAGACCTTTTTAGTCGTCAATAAGGATTCCGCCACTGCGATGGACGAGCAGGTCTTTCCTGAACCCAGACCATGGTATAACAACAGTCCACGATACGGGGTTTCCATCAACAAGTAGTCGCGGACGACCTTTTGATGAGGCAGGAGTTCGCGCGCATTGCTGCCTCGTGCGAGACATACATCGACATCCTTATCTTCGTCATCGGTTGGGAGTTTCCTATACTGTAAGAGAGTCCTCGTAATCGCATCCGCAAATGCTTTACGATTCGGTAATGCGTACGACCGACTCATTGTTGTTATCCAGCATCTAAAAATCTGGTTGAAAAACAATGGACAAGCAATCCCGCATTCTATTGGTCACCGTCTATCTCTTTTTAATCGCAGGGTTCCTCTATGCCCAACCCACGATTGCGTTCGGCAGAGAGGGACGAATCCGTCCATTTGGGACACAAGAAAAAGAGTCCACTGTATTCCCCTTATGGTGGTGGGTCTTTGTCATTGCAGTCGTTTCGTATTTGATTACAGTCACATTGTCTCGCTCTCAAATGTTTCGATAACTGATTGAAGTTGGATAAGCATGGCTTTTCGTTCAACATGTTGCGGTCGGACGAGTGCATCGGCTTCGATAAAGGTCTTCCACCCGATCCCTGAAATTTCACGCCGCTGCATCGCAGTCATCTTTTGGGTCAAGTTCAGCATCTCGGGATGTTTGAGCAGAGCCACGAAGTAGACATGTTTATATTGAACTCCATTCAAGCCGTAGAAGGTTTCGGTCAATGCAATATTCTTCAACACAACAAAGGATTCGCGTGGAATATTGGTCTCTTCATCAAATTCACGCAACGCACATGCAAGGTCACATTCCCCTCGCATTCGTCGACCTTTGGGAAATCCCCATTCAGGTTCAATGTATTCAGATAAGTTGTTTCGCACCAATCCCATACGGTCAAGTGTGGCGAACTTTTCACGGCTTTGAAGGTAGTCCGAAGTCGCTCGGTCATCGCCCCATAACTGACGCCACAACGCATCGAATGAATCCGAGGCTAACGCAGCCTGTTCTTTGAGCGTCATGTTTTTGACGAGGGTTGCAATATAGTCCGTGTCTTCCAAATCATATTTCCCTCGCATGAACTCCGCAAAGGTCATACTATCTCTGCGGCGTATCATCAAGAGTTTTACAGGGTCGTCGGTGACTGGAACCGAGGGTTGATCAATCAGCAGAATTCCACAGGACAGCACGGGGTCCCTACACGTTCGGAAAAGGTGACCTTTCCCACCGCAGTTATTGCAGTACATTACAGGAGGCGGATGTAGAGGGGGCAATGTCCGTTTTTCCATTAGTATAAGCAAGAGTTTCCCAAGAAAGTTCCTCCGTAAACAGTAATGGGACTATTCCAATCAAGACCCGCTCCGTCACCCTTTGTGACTCTTCAACCCACCACTTCAGTCCCTGCGACGGGTGGATGGATGCCTATTATAGGATCTATCATCGGAGGGTTCATCTTACTCTATCTGGGATTAGCGTTCTTCAACTACATTCAGAAGCGTGAAGGACAACCAGGACTTCCGTTCATGGATGCAAAGTCTTCTGGAGACAAGACACCCGCGCCCGTCGATGGAAAGACCAAGACCGTGATTCCTGCAGGCGAGATTCCTATTGGAACTGGAGCGGATTATGGTCTTCAATATTGGATGTATATCTCGGATTGGGATTACCGATTCGGTCAAGACAAGGAAATTCTGAAGCGCGTTGCGTCGAACAATGCAAGTATTGTAGGACCTCGTATTTTCTTGGCACCCAGTGAAAACACACTTCATGTGCGAGTCAGTTTGTATCCTTCAAACAGCGACGCAGCCTCGGCTGAACCCGGCACAAGTAGTACAGGCGATTCCTTCACGTGCAGCGTTGAGAATGTTCCTCTTCAATCCTGGTTTGCCGTCTCTGTCACGGTCTTCCAACGAAACTTGGACATCTATATCAATGGTCGATTAGTGAAGTCCTGCGTCTTACCAGGCATCCCCAAGCCTGCCTTGGGTGATGTGATTCTCGGAGACAATGGTGGATTTGCAGGTTCTATTTGCAATGTGAATGGATACGGAACAATGTTACAACCGGATGACGCCAAGAGTTTCCATGCCAAGGGCACCGCCTGCGCACCCCCTGCAGTCGCTGGAAAGGTTCAAGTGGATGAAGACTCACTCTTGGTCCGATTGTTCGGATACACGTTCCGATTTGCTCGATTGAGTAAGGACGGAAAGGAACTTAATAGTTATACCTTCTAAAAGACCATGCGTATACTGTTGAAATGCCCTACACGAAGTCGGCCTCAAAAAGTCATTCAAACCCTAGCCTCGTATGTAAGACTCGCAAACCATCCCGAGCAATTGGGTGTGGTAATTTCATGCGATGAAGACGATGATTCTATGAAACGCAATCTAGTTCAAGAAGAACTTCTACGGATTCTGAATCCAGTAGCGTGGAAGCGAATCTTTTTCAGTCCAAACAAAACCAAAATTGAAGCCTGTAATGCGAATATGAACGAAGTTGACTGGGAATGGGACATTGTTGTATTGGTCTCCGATGATATGATTCCTCAACTCAAAGGGTGGGACGATGTAATTCGGAACTATATGCTGTCCAAATTTCCAGATACGAATGGTATCCTATGGTTTAACGATGGACACCAAGGAGATAAACTGAATACATTGTGCATGTATGGACGAACCATGTATCAATCCTTTGGGTACATCTATCATCCAGACTACAAGAGCTTGTTTTGTGATACTGAACTGACAGACCTCTGTAAAGGCGAACTTGCCTCCAAGTGTTTATATGTTCCTTACTGCATCATTCGCCACGAACATCCAGGTACAGGCTATGCTCAAAACATGGATGCACTTTACATGCGTAATCAGAAATACTGGAATGATGACATGTATACATACATTCGCCGCAAAACCTATGCGTATGACTGGTCGGTGTTGATTCCTACCATTCCTGGGCGTGAAGAGAAGCTTCGCAGATTGATTGCATCGGTTCAAGAAAAAGTAGCTCGGATTTGCCCAGATGTTCGCCTGGAAGTCTGTGTAGCCTTTGATAACCGCGAAACAAGCATTGGAATGAAACGTCAACAGTTACTCACTCAAGCCAAAGGCAAATATCTGTCATTCATTGACGATGACGATGAAATTACAGACGAGTATGTTGAAGACCTAAACGCATGTTTTCATGGAGGCTATCCTGTAATGCGACTCCGAGGACGCATCGACCCCTACACATTCACACATAGTTTGGAGAACACTCTCACAACTACAATGGCACGTGATGAAGTCTTTTTGCGACCTCCAAATCACTTGAATCCTATGATGGCGGATGTAGCAAAACTTATCCACTTTAAAGACGCTTTCCGAGGTGAAGACCTTGAGTGGACTCTCCGAATGTCCAAGTCTGGATTTCTGACGTCGGAATATACATCCGATGATTCACGAATTCACTATATCTATAACATGGGAGATCGAAAGGTTGGTCCAGGGTCTCTTGCAATGCAACAGAATACATCGTATGAGACGATGTTAAGTATGGTATGGACTCCAAACGGTGCCCAAGCACCTATCCCTCAACCTCCCTCGAGTGGATTGCGACTCACATCGCGTGGTTTTGTGTCTAGGTAAAGTACAATGAGCATTGCGATTGTAGCAGGAGTGCTTTTAGTAGTTATCTTTATTTACTACATGATGACCTATGCAAGGCCACCGGATACCGATGGAAAATATGTAGTGTTTGACTACTCCATTCCAGGAGAGACCCGTCAGTCGTTTCCAACTCAGTTGCCTCGGTCGAACAACCAAGCGGAAGGATTGACTTATTCCTTTACGTCGTGGATTCTAGTGAAGGATTTCACAAAGGGATATGGCACAAAACGACGCATCTTCTCCAAGAATGATTCGCCAGGCGTGTATTTGGATTCGACCTCCAACTCCTTGTTGGTCGCAATCGATACCTATGGAACCACTGAAACGATTTTGATTCCGAGCATCCCTGCCCTGAAATGGATGCACTTTGCCTTGGTCGTCGACCAGCATTCAGTGGATATCTACATCAATGGTATGTTACGCAAACATCATACACTGGGACAGTTGCCCCAATTGAATGATGCGGTGGTTGCCATTGGATCGGATTGGAACGGTGTCTTGTCTCGATTGACCTATTATGCTCGTTCATTGAACTATGCGGAAATCAAGAAGATGGTGAGTGAACCACTTCCAGACGACTTGGACCGCAAGGCTGCAGGACCCAATTACTTTGATATCAGCTGGTACATTGGTCGTTTATATTCTGCGTAAACATCAATATGAGTTCAGGAGGTCAACGAGGCATTGATTTTTCAGGCATTACAGTGTTGCGAAAGCAATACACATCCGATGTAGTCGCAAGTAAGCGAATTCAATTGGTCTACCAAACCTTTGCATCCACAACAGGTGCAAATGCGTTTCAGAACCAAACCCCTAATGCAACAGGTTCGTATCTAGACTTCCTTCAAGGGCGCAAAGAGATCACAGCCTGTACAAACTGCGCTGGACTTGCGTTTAATGGACTTAGTAGGAGCTTTCGTACCTAGCCTTGCGAGTCTTCTTTAGGTCATCTTTCAATTTCTGTTTCTTGGTCTTGGTCGTCTTTGGGTTATAACTGAAAAAGAACTTCAAAAAGTCCACAGAGGATTTGTCTGTCGAGAGCTTCGCATACAACTCTGCCTTGTGCTTCTTCATATCAATCAATGTCTCTTGAGTGCCTAGACAATCTGTAGGCGTTAAGAGGGCGTATCGCCGCTTTTCCTTGTGATTCGCCAAATCCACCAATCGTTGAGCGACACACATCAAATGTGTAATTTCGTCTTCGTGAACCCCTGAATACATGTAGGCAAACACAAACTGAAGCATTGTGGGAATGGATGCAACCTTAATTCCACTCGCCATCGTGTGGTAGCTGTGACAGGCTGCAGTTTCGTGGACGCGTACCATCACATTTCCGTCTTTATCAAAAATGTCTGTGTGTGGAGGTAGAATTTCTGAACCTGTATGCACTTCGGTCTTCTTTCCTTCTGAAAGGGTTTCCAACGTCTTGGCCTCTGCAAGAATGGTGATCGGTGCAGACCATTTAGGAGTCCTACCTTGATGAAGTTGAGAGGCTGTGATGCCCAACAAGACTACATCGTGTCGCTTCAAGATGGACTCGACTTCCTTGCGGTTCTCTTCGGTTGCAGGAGTTTCTTCTTTTTGAATGTGAGAGGGACAGACCATAGGATAGTGTGTGTTTAAGAGTATCAATCGTTCATACACCTTCTTCCATCGAGATACATCGCCACGAGGTCGTGATAACTCAAGATACATGGACAACCGCAGAAAGTTAGGGGTCACATAGTGAATCCCATCAACCACCATATTCTCTTTCCACACTCGTTCAAAGATATCCTTATCCAAATGGGTAATGTCTGCAACACCTTCGAAGTTTGCAAAGACCTTGAAGGTTCCAAGATGCATCCCTGGCTTGACTTCCACATTAATGATTCCAGCTGCCGAAAGCTTATCGGCCAAGGTCATCGCATGTTCTTGCGGTGTTCGACTGTAAAAGTCATAATCGGGCACCGTCGTCTCGGGGTCATAAAATCGGTCTTCGGGAGGCAGTAAGTTGTTGATCGCCGTGCCACCATAACACATCACCGCATAGTCCTTCAAGAACTGATGAACAATGGATAAGCTTTCTTTGGTGATAGGATCGGCGGCGGCTTTCTTATCATTTTCTAGGGCTAATCGATTGACAACCTTCTCGAGTTCTTCCATTATATAACCGATGGAAAAACGGATTGTCTTCTCTTTTTTCCTTGAGAGGCAGCAAGGATGCCTCGCCGATATAACCTTCGACAACGTGATAAAAATGTCAAGTGGGTTGAAGACGAGACCTTAAAAGAGAAGGAAGAAGAGTCCGAATCCGAAGACGAAGACTACGAGCCTCCCTCCGAGGACGAAGAATCCGAGGACGAAGCGCTTGATGATGATGAAGACGAGGACGAATCCGAATCCGAATCCGAATCTGAGGAGGAAGGCGGTACCAAGAACATCACCATCCCTCTCCCCAAGAACGGTCGCATCAAGATCGAAATCGACAATCGTCGGGGAAATGAAGTCTACGAAGACTCGGATGAATCTGAAGAGGAAGAAGATGGATTCATCGGCTACCTCATGGACAAGTACGCGCCTCGTGGCAACAGTCTGCGAATGAAGAAGCCTCCTAAGAAGGACGACAAAGAGTCGGAGGATTCACCACTGATGTTGAACGACGAAGAGCAGGACTACTACGACGAGTTGACACGCTCCAAGCGCAAGAAGCTCAACAAGCACATGAAGCAGATTCAAGCCTTGGTTGCCGAAGGAGATGTGCCTCGCAAGTTCCGCATTCTCGAGTTGCCGATTCCAGACCCTATTAAGGCTTCTGTCATCAAGAAGTTGGACATGCTCGACCAAATGGAAGAGGAAGGGGGTGGAGATACACACAAGCTCCGTTCGTGGATTGATGGATTCATGCGCATTCCCTTCGGACAAATCGTTTCATTACCCGTCAAGCTCGACGATGGACCTGTGCCATGTGCGAAGTTCTTAGGAGACACGCGTCAATCCCTCGACAAGGCTGTGTATGGAATGCAAACTGCAAAGACTCAAATCATGCAAATCCTCGCTCAATGGATTGCGAATCCAGGAAGTATCGGCAATGTCATTGCACTCAAAGGACCCATGGGTGTAGGCAAGACCAGCTTTGCGAAGAACGGTGTTGCGAATGTCTTGAAGCGTCCCTTCGAGTTCTTCAGTTTAGGGGGTGCGACCGATAGTGCTAACTTCGTAGGACATAGTTTCACCTACGAAGGAAGTATGTGGGGTCGGGTTGTCGACAGTCTTATCAACGCTCGGTCGATGAACCCAGTCATGTACTTTGACGAATTAGATAAGATATCCGATACCGCACAAGGTCAAGAGATTGTCTCCATGCTGATTCACTTGACAGACCGATCACAGAACACCCAGTTCCATGACCGATACTTTGCAGGAATTGACATCGACCTTTCGCAGTGCTTGTTCGTCTTCTCGTTCAACGACGAGAACAAGGTCCACCCGATTCTCAAAGACCGTATGCAGGTCATTCACTGCTCGGGCTATTCAGCCGACGACAAGTTCCAGATTGTGGAAAAGTACATCTGGCCACAGATGTTGGAGCGCACCAACTTCAAGGACTTGACCATCACGAGCGAGGCTATCAAGTTGATGATTCGCGAATACTCGTCTGAAGAAGAAGGTGTGCGTACCTTGATTCGTGCATTGGAAACCTTAACCACGCGTATCAACCTTCTGCGCATCGCAGACGAAGCCACTGCAAAGAGTTACAAGTTCTACACCAAGATTCAACTTCCATGTTGTATCGATAGCGATATGGTTCAGCACATCCTACAGGACTTGGGTCAGGTCACCAATGAATCGTGGAAGCGACTCTACACTTGAATCCACTCAAGCAGTTCCAATGGAACTCGTGTGCTACACGGGTTATCATCCCACGACGAAAAGATGAATTCCAACTCATTTTTTCCATAGGTCATGCTCAAGCAATATTCAATCCCTTCTTTGCGGAAGACGAATGGAAGTGAAATACACTTGGGTTGGTAGGTCGTAGCATCCAACTTGACAATGCAGTGATAATACTTGCGAGGTGTTGAATGATGAACATAATGAACTAGACACCACAACTCGTCCTTAACTCGGGTAGGCACTGCGGACCCGCGTAAATGACGGAAGAAGTCAGGAGTCTTCAAGGTTTGTTTGAAGACTAACTGGTTTCCTTCAATTTGACCAATACGAAGAGGGTTCCATGAATAGATGACATCGTCGGTTCCACTCACGGGAATCCAGTTCTTCTCACAGTCTGCGTTCAAGGGTGATTCCAACAGAACTGGGTTGCGATACTCACCGGTTTCCAAATCGCAGATGCCTGACAGAATACGAATCTTGTCTGAATACTCGCCGGTAATTCCAAAGAAGCGAATCTCATTGTCTGCATCTCGATAGAGACGCACGTCTTCAATGCCTAGAATGTGATGGGGTCGTCTAGGTAAAGTCACAGACGAATCCTTCATGATGACTGTGGTTCCATCTTCGTTCCAGACGACATTTTGAGTGCGAACCTTGTGATTGGCTGAGTAATGTCCTTCCTTCATATCGTAGTTTCCTGTATCCGTAATGGAGTAGTTCACAAAGCGGATCATCTGCTTGTTTTCAAACGAGCATACCGAGGTTGGGTGATAGTCGCGTCCCACTAAATCGCGTAGGATTGGGTGATTCACAAACTCGAGTCCAATCGGTTCTACATAAAAGATTAAATTGGAAAGCACTCCGTCCGCATTCTGAGACTTAGTCAATAGATACTCCAACCCTTTACGAAGTCCTTCAGACTTGCGATTCAAATAATATAAGCAAATGGTTTCTTCATAATGAAAGAGATCTGTATACACAGGGATTTCAATAAAGAGCGAGTCCTTCGACAGGGGAATGTCCTTACCCATCAAGACATATTGATACGCCTTGTAATGCTGACCCTTTTCGCGGAAATATTTTGCAAGTTTGTAGAGTGACTCTGCACGTCCAGGTCGTAATTCGTAGGCTTTGAGCATGTACTGTTCGAATTCAATGGGCTTTCCAAGTGTAAGGTAAGTTTGTCCAATCATATAGAGCGAATACCACTGTTCTTCACCCCAGCCTCCTGCAGCATACCGCTTTTCGTACATACGAATGGAGTCTTCATGTCGACCTAAACAATGATAGGTTTGTGCGAGGTAAAACATGTATCGAACATCGTCAGGTTTTTCTGCGAGAGCCGCTTCCAAGAGTCGCGCATCTCGTTCAAATTTATCGGACTTACACCCACCATCGTTTTTGTCGTTAATCCAGCAGATGGATTTGCTTAATGGAAATGCAGGTCCATCCCAGTATTCATGTGTCACTCCTGTACACTTCCAAGGATGGTCCATACGAATCAATCGACAATTCGGGTAGTCTAGATCTCCATTGCTTTGGACAATCGTATATCCAAGTTCACCGAGTGCTTGCTGTTTCAGGGTTCCGGCTTCAAAGACCATGTCTGCGTCTAACAAGAGTCCATAGGTCGTAGCCAAGTCCCACTTCAATCCATACTCAACATAATCACGGGCTGATTTGAAACTCAGCGTGCGATTGTGACCAAAGTCTTTCCACTCTGAACCTGTGACACACCCGTTGCGCGTCTTGATAAACTCGTTGGCAAGTTCAACAGTGTTATCTGTGGATCCTGTGTCGTGAACACAAAAGGCATCTACGACCGACTCCACGGCTTCCAAACATCTCCGAATGATTTTAGATTCATTGCGAACCATAAGAATCAAGACAAACTTCATCGTGCGTCTCGTTTACCAGAACTCGCGTCCTTCGTTTAAACAAAAATGTCCACAGAGTTTGTGAAACAAACCATGCGCGAAAACCTTACACGTGTGTTGGTTCCTCATGTTGCCGATGGTCTTTGGAGCATCTACGAGAACGCCAAGACCGCGTGCGAGCGTAACAAGCAACCCGAAAAGACTCTTCAAACTTTCCAAAACTTATTGACCAGTGTTCCCAAATGGACACCTGAAACCCTCAAAAAGGAGGTCGAACGTATTACTGTGGCGTCCAAGTGCGATTACATTGAAGATTTGTTGTTGGGCGTGTTTGTCAGCTACATTCGTGCGTTTGCAAGTCTACAGCAGAATGAAGCCACCCATGTCAACATTGACTTTGAACGCCCTTCGTTAGAATCCTTTGTTCAGACCTTTTACACGGCCGCAGCTCGCAAGTGCTGGTCCCAAGCCTATTTGTTCAACACCCTTCAAGTTCCGTCCACACAACAGGCACGCAATCGTCGAGACATTGAGACGATGTTGGATTCCACGGTCGGAGAAGTTGTCGATGGATTCATTCCATGGCGTGAAATCAGCCGAGCCTATTTCCAGAAGCGTGAAGACACCCCTCGTCCTTCTACAGCTCCACCCGTGACCTTTGCACCACCCGAGGTCCACGAATTTGAAACAGACGACGAATCGGAAGATGAGCGTCCCAAGTTGACTTTGGGTGAAGACATCGCCTTATCTGAGGATGAAGAGGATGTAGACACGGAAGACGAGCTTGAACGAAAGGCTACCGAGACGGTTGCGTTGAATTTGTAAGACTCTTCACATGGACACAGAACAAAGATGACAGACCTCTATCTGTTCGGAATGGTTGCAGGAGTCGTTGCTGTAGTTGCGTTTGTCTTGTATGTGTGGGACAAGACCTCAAAGGGTCAAGCCATTGAATGGTTAGATGCTGGAAAGCTAGCCTTGGGCTCGGGAGGTGTTGTAGGAGGAGTTGCCTATGCCTTTGGGACAGAGGTGGGCGCCGAAGCAGCGGTTGAGACAGCTACAACCGTGGCTCAGGAGATGTTTGTAGGCAAAGCTGAGTTTTAACCAAACAGTCTAAATTTAACATCACTAATATGATTGACCGTCACATAAAAGATGTAGACCCATGCGAGTAGAACATACGCAGTGGTCCACAATCGAACTCCGGTCGTTTTAGGACTCATTTCACCTAGGTCACTAGTCGTTAACGAACTCACTGCATAAAAGAAGTAGTCATGTAATGTATGTGCTCCTTCAATTTGACCGTGGAACAAGACCATGGTCATCACCGCAAACATGGCATTCAAACAGACGACAAAGAACAATAAGGCCAGAAAGGTCTTCATTGTTGTTATTCAACTTTATCTTTCGGTAACATCATCAATCCTACCAGGGCTACAAAGAACACAAACGTATGAAGAACCATTCCAATGGCGGTGGGACATCCTGCAATCGCAACACCTGGAAACACACTGTTCATCACACGAAAGGTCGTAGGATTTGCAACTAGGAAAAACAGAAGTGCCGAATACAAGGAATACTTGACCTTAAGACCGAATGTCAACGCCATTTACTACTCTCTGGGTAATTTTCCGCGACCCGAACACTCAATTCACAGACATCGATAAGTATACCTATCAGGTGGTAGACGATGCAAACATTCTCGCATACCAAAGGATGTTAGCAAATACTCAAAAAGGAGAAGCAGAACCTTTCCTTCCAATCGTCACATTCATTCAACCCTTTGTTCGAACGGACAAATGTATGTATTATGTGAGACGATATAGCTTATGGCTCGATAAATAGACACGAGGTTCCAACCGGAATGCTAGGAATGACATAGGATGTCATTTTTCCAATTTCACGACGGGGTGTTGCAGAATCCTTACAGTATCGTGCAATCGCTTTATACAAGTCAAATCCATGGTATCGGTCGTGTCGGTCTGGTGAATGCGCTCTGAATAACACCGAGGAACCATCGGATTGAGCCATCCATTGCTTGAAGACTGTGTGAAGTGGATGTGTGTATGGATGATTCGGTCCTTCGGGAAACATGTCCCAAAACACAGAGGTTGCAAAGCGAGCTAAATCAAAGCTTGGATTGAGAGGAATGCGGTCGTGTGTTTGTATGAAACACGGTTCAACATTGTATTGTCCTGCCGCTTCATCGTTGGGTTGAAATTGACTCGACATAAAGGTACGCGGTTCTTTCATTCCAATCAATCGGAGTTGGAATGCGGCTCGGTCAAAGTCAATCAGTTTCATGATGAATCCATAGGTGGGAACACGATAGCAGGTTGCGTTGTGCTTGTAATAGAGGAACTCCTTATCAGTCGGAACATACATCACATTGTTTCCGTGGAGGTCATTGTGTGTGAATCCAAAGTTTCGTTGAGCGAACGCAAGCGCAAACACAATCTGGGAGACCCATGCAGAATGCTTCTCGGGTTCTGGGTATTTGTCAATTAACTCATAGTAGGTCCCTGTGCATTTTTCCATCACGGTTGTAATCACCGGTACATCCTTGAAACTAGCCCATGCAAAGGGTTCATCATCTCCTTCATCGTCTAATCCTTCTTCTTCATCGTCCTCTGAACAATCACAGGAGGTAATTTCAAATTCATCATCATCCTCTTCCTCTTCGTCCTCTTCTTCATAGGATGAATCGTCGTCTGCGTTGCTATTCGAGACTGAACGCGTAGAGGGAGTGTCAATGCGGTCTGCCTCCAAATCTTGAATCCCTAGGATTTCGATTTCTTCTCCTAATTGAACTCCTGCGCGTTGAGACCGAGTATGGGTAAACTCTGCAGTGGGTTCATGTGTGCGAAGTTTCAATTCAAATGTCTTTCCGAGATTCTCTGCAAACCAACGGCGTTCCGATAAATCTTCGTAATCATCGGAGATATCAATCGTATGTTTGCCTGCAAGACCTACATAGACACCATAGACTTTCGGGAAATGGATACATTCCGATTCGGACACTGCAATGGATGCAAGTGCACCGACATATCCAGCCGTGTGTGGGCTTTGAAGTTTCTCGTGCATTGCGTCCGCGACCTCCTTGGGTTTCGGCATTCCAAAGCTTCCATAATCCCCTCGCATCCACTTGAAAGGACTTAAGATCATGGTGGTCTTGCGATGAACTTCCACTGGATTTCCTTTGACTTGAATATGAGTCTCGTCCACGACTTTCTGAATCTCGTCAATCAGTCGAACTCCATAGTCACATAAATTTGAAAGAGCATTCGTCTTGAACAAAGTCTCCAACGATGGAAAGAAAGGTTGAAGCTGTTTGAGTTCCCATGGAGACCCATCGAGTTTCGGATACTTGTGAAGTCGCATCAAGGTCGCATTGGTTCGAAGGTCTTTGCCCATTGTTCCCCCCTCGGAGAATCAAAACGAAATTGAAACGACACAGCGTCAGGGTTTCAATGCTGCTCTTAACCCTTTACCTTATCTGCATGACTGTGAAAACCCTTGTTGTCTGGGACCGCATGAGTCCTGAACAACGGTCTCGTCTCCCATGTCCTGCATAAAATGGTGACACCAAAATAAGATGAACTTTCAACTCCGAAAGTTTAATATGGAAATGATTACCGACCGGTGTGAAATCGACAGTCGCAAAAGTCCAATGATTGTCGTGATTGGAAAGAAGGATACAGGGAAGTCCTTTTTGGTTCGCGATATCCTATTCACGACTCAACGTCATTTTCCAGTGGGAACGGTCATTTCCGCCACGGAAGTCGCCAACGAGTTCTTTCAGAATATGGTGCCGTCCAAGTTCATTCACGATAAGTATCGTCCAGAAATCGTTCAAAATGTCATTAAGCGTCAAGCAACCCTTAAGACGAAGCGTAATACAGATAAGACCGCTCGTGGAGGGTCTTCGTCCATCGACCCACGTGCCTTCCTAATTTTAGACGATTGCTTGTACGACGCAAAGTCGTGGATTAATGAAGAGTCTACACGATTCGTGTTCATGAACGGCCGTCACATTGATTTAATGACGATTATCACGATGCAGTATCCTCTCGGCATTACACCCAATCTGCGAACCAATGTAGATTTTATCTTCATTTTGCGTGAAAATATCCTGGGGAATCGTAGAAGAATCTACGAGAATTACGCAGGCATGTTTCCAACCTTTGATATGTTCTGTTCCTTTATGGACCAGTGTACGGAGAACTATGAGGGCTTGGTCATCTGTAATAATGTATCGTCCAACAAGTTGGAAGACCAGGTGTTCTGGTACAAGGCTTCCGATCATCCACCGTTCAAATTATGTGACCCATCGTTATGGGTCGACAATCGTCCATTCCAATCTGCAATGCTGGCTTCGGATGACTACAATCCAATGAATATGAGAAAGAAGAATGAAGGACCTAGTGTGTGGGTCAAAAAGACGGATAGTCGTTAATACTTGAACAGAGGAGTGCGTACGCTGCGTCGCGTCTTTCTGGCCTTCTTCATACTACGCTTCTTGGTCTTGCGTCCACCGTTCATTACAGTGTCGACTGGCGCAGGTGCCTTGACCTCTTGGGTTAAGGTGGAGAGAGTGGCTGCTTCCTGTTCCTCTGAAGACTCCTTGTTGTTTTTGATATCCTCAATCTTCTTAACCAACTCCCTGTGAAGGGATTTCAATGAGTTCAACTCTTTCAATTGTTGAGCTTTCTTAGACATGGTCTCTTGGTCCTTGAGATAGTTTCCAATGGAATCGGATAAGTTCTTAAGTTTGTTACCAGTGAGGTTCGCAACATCTCCAACCGATATATAGGGTCCTACGATTTTCCAAAGTCCAGCTCCAATCAACGCGGCAGTCACGACGGTGGGTGTAACGCATCCGAGAAGACCTCCACTGGCCATCTTGATAATCGCGAGCGCTTGAGACGCTGCAGCCGGGTTAATGATGGAAACGGTTGCAGCTCCTGCGACTACAAAGAGATTATCCGCCACTACAGCCCCTGCAAGTCCGCGTGTTGCGTCCACAAACTCACTTCCCTTGACTTGAAAATCCCCACTCGCTGTAGCCGTTCGACTTCTCTTTGCGGGTGGTTCACCTTTCTTAGGAGGAGGAGCCTGACCCATCGAAAAGAAACCCGTTGTTGGAAGGGTAGACGCTGCAGGAGCTGATGGAACTGTAGAAGCTGTTGGAACATCCGGGGTTTCTGACACATCACTGATTCCACGCTTTGCAGCACCCCCTCGTCTCTTTCGGCCACCGGTTGGACAGGTTCCAACCGAGCTCATTAATGCTTGAATTGCCGCATCTTCATCCTGTTGGGTAGGCTGATTCATTCCACCCTGTTTTACATTAGTAGGATAAGGAGGAGCTGCTGGTGTACTATACTGAGTTGGCGGACCGCGTGGGAACTTGGGCATCTTATTTCTACTTCAAGATTTTACTCTCGTAGTGCGCCTTCGGAAGGATGAACGGCCTTGGATGCGTCCTCCAACTGCTTTGCGGCAACCTCGGCTGCGTTTGCCTTGCGACGCTTCTCATTCTCGTCCTTCTGTGCCTTAATCTTGGCTTCACGCTCGTCCGCAAAGAAGATTTCCTTATTGGCCTCGTTCTCCTTGTATCGACGCATCAACTCGTTCAACTCCTTCTCTGCATACTCGACCTCGGGCATCAAGTGTTCGCTAGGGTCCCATGGAAGCCATGTGCCAACCTTGCCGATATAGAGACTGTCTTTAGGATACTTGCGTTGTAAGACCTTGGCCATGACTTGTGCTTCCTCGACCGTTGGGAAACTGCGACGCACTTTGACTCCGCGCACATTGGTGCGGAACTCCACCGAGTTATCAAACCTCTCTTGAAGGTCCTTCTCGTGCTTCAAGAGAAACACCTGCCACTGCTCGGGTACATCGGTCTGACGAATCTCTTCATTGCGCACTTTGCCAAACTCCTCGGCGTCCTTCAAGAGGTCGTCAATTTTAAGGCTGTACTTCTTGGACAAGAATGCCATCAAATGCTCTAATCCCTTGACCTTCCAGTCATAGTCCATGTATTTGATGAACTCCTCGAACATGAACTCCTGCTTCTGCTTCATCACCTTCTCGGGGCTGAGGAAGGACACAATGCAATACTTCTGTGTCGGAATCTCTGGGTCTTCGTCGAGGTAATCCACCTTCGAACCATCGTCTTCGTGTGTAGGAAGAGTTTCACGCCTTGACATGTTTATGTAAACAGGGCGTCTCCTTTGTAAGTTGTTTCTACGCAGAAGACAATGGGTTACGGGTATTCCGAAACATTTCTGATTGTGTTCTTGACACACCCTAGCGTCATCATTCCGGACATTGCAATGTTGTTGAAGATGGCTCCACAACTCCCTTCCGAACTTGCATCGCTCGCCAATGTCCCTCCTCAACTGAATGCATTGTATCAAGTGTTTTGGTTCTGGGTTCTCAGTCTACCTGGGACTAAAAGCCCTGGATTTGGCTGGACGATGTACGCGGTGTACATCTTTTTCTTGATGGTCTATGCGTATTTGTTTGTGAGTTTGCGGTTCATGAAGGGAGCATAAACTTTCGGGCTTACAAACAATGTATGAAGGGTGGACTCGCCTTTTGATTGTCTTCTTAACACATCCAGGTGTCTTGGTTCCGATTCCGTCGATTGGAATGATGGCATGGATTCGCGGACTCTGGCAAGCAAGTTGGGTGATGGTGATGCATAGTTTTTCAGAGGGCGACAAGAGCTACTTGGCGTCGATGGTCTATTGGATTGTTCTGTGTGTCATGGCGTATATCCAAGTGGCAATCGAACTGGCCAAGAGTTAAAAAACTTTCCATTCTATCTAACAAACATGGAGTCAAAGCCGAAGCCCACACCTGCCGGAATCGATATGAGTGATTTGATTATGCGCCTCGTGAAGTACCTCTTGGAAGGTCTTGCCGTCGCGGTTGCAGCCTATGTAATCCCTGGAAAGACCATGCGATGGAGCGAGGTCTCCATGATTGCATTGACCGCCACAGCCACCTTCGCCATCCTTGATATCTACGCCCCCTCGGTCGGCTCCTCTGCCCGCCAAGGTGCAGGCTTCGGTATCGGCGCTGGACTCGTTGGATTCCCCGCTTAAGCCGGTTGAAGAAGCCGCGTCATCGTCGACACGATGGCCACACTCATCACCGAAGCATAATTGTGTTGCGTCACAGACATGATTTGTAATAACACTGAACACACTGGACTCGCAGTCGTCACCAACGAGCGGGCGACTTCCTCCCACGAGTGTGGAACACATACCCAATCATACAACTTTGCACTTGCGTAATGAACTCCATAGTTCAACCCAAGTGACAGAGCCGAAGCCTTCAAGACGACCAACGCCATTTTCACTTATCCATGAATAGAATGTTAATGGGATATCTCGTTCGATTCCAAGGAAAGTGGTTCGAACTTCACCCCAAGCCTTACGAAGCCGAGCGAATGACGACCGATGTTGCGTGGATTCAGATACGCGAAGGAGTGACGCCCGTCGAAGCCTATCGTCGATGGTTTGAACGCCAACGCAAACTTTCTCGCCTTCTTCAACAATGAACATCGTTCTACTAGTCTTAGTCTTTATCGCACTAGGCATTCTCGTCTACAAGTTTTGGAAGCCGATACTTCAGCCTCCCAAGCGTGAAGTGAAACCCAATGAAAGCAATCTGTATTTCTTCTACACCAACTGGTGTGGATTCTCACAAAAAGCCATGCCTGAATGGGCAAAGCTTGAAGGAAAACTCGCAACCGAATCGTATTTCGGCAAGACCCATGTCAATGCCATTCAAGTGGATTGTGAAAAGGACCGAGCCATGTGCACCTTGTACGGAATCCAAGGTTATCCAAGTGTACTCCTAGAAACCAAGTCAGGACTCGTGGAGTTTGATAAGAAGGTGACCTACTCGAACTTACTCGGATTTCTTCGTAACTCGCTTGGACAAGAACGCGAGCGTTTGTGAATACCCTTCATCCAATAATCGCTTGCGATCACCCGGTGTGACTTCTTGAATCACATGGACCTTGTCTTCTTTGAACCACAGAGCATTCTTGGATTTCGGAGGACGCCGTTGACCCGCATACAGCTGTTTCGCAAACTCCATGAGATTGCCATCCAAATCGGTTGGATACAATGACCTAGGTGAATACGACACTACAAAGGTCAAGCAATCTTTAGGGAGGTAATCGTCAAGGTAATACATGTATAACCCTCCATCTACATAGACATGGTCATAAATTACCTGGGGCTGAAAGAAGCCAGGAATACAACAGGAAGCCCGTAATGCGGATAACAATGGTACTCGACCCGAGAAAAACACAGGCTTACGACTCGTCAAGTCCGATGCGCCAATGTAGAGCTTTTGCGGTGCGTCGTCAATCGATTTCCCTCGTAAATCCACTCCCTGCTTTAAGAACGCATTGACAATCGACTCTTCGACATGGTCCATTTGGAACATTCCACAGCGTTGAACGAGGTTATAGACACATGCAAGTGTCACCTCTTTCACCACCGATTCCAAGTTCATTGAATCTTCAATCATTTGTTCAAGTTGCGGAAGCTTCAAATTGAAGGCCACTGCGGTCGCAATCACCGCTCCAATGGAATACCCATAGATTCCGTTCGGAAAGGTCAACGACTCTTGAAACTCGGACACTGCTTTCAACCCTCCTACATGAAGGGTGCCTCGCATGCCCCCTCCTCCGAATGCGATGGATGTGAACATTTGTATCTCTTTGTAGTAAGCATGTTGAAAGCTCGTGATGTTTGGGACGAACAAGAGGCACGCAAAGAACAACGAATGTCTGCGATGCGTCCTGTATTAGCCCAGCTCTATGCAAGAGTCCGTAAACAAGCCATTCATTCGCCCAATGCACCGTATGTAGTGTTTGAAATTCCAGCCTATGTCTTCGGGTATCCTTTGTTTCAATTGTCCGAAGCACGAGAGTATTTGCTTGCTACGCTTCAAACCTCCGGCTATTTGGTCTGGGTTGTCGATGAAAAGTATCTCTTCATTTCATGGATGAAGACAGTGGGTCGCTCGGCAAACTATCGCCCACCACTCGTCACCAACTATCGCCCGCAAGTGTATGACCCGTCAACATTGAATACCATGCGATGAAATCTTGTAGGATAACAATGAAGTTCTATCAATGGTATTTTTTCATCTTGAAATTCATCGTCCTGCTTCAAGTCGTGATGATCGCGGCAGGGTTTGAAGTGGAACATAGTCCACTCTTTGCGTTTGTCGATATGCTCTTCAAGTTGTCGTTGGGATTGTTTTTGGGTATTTACTTCTGGGTCTTCACACCCAAGGGAATTGATTGGGAAGATGGGATCATTGTCTCGATTGGCGGATTCCTCATCCTACTAGACATTCATTTCGAGCCATTAGTGGGTATCTACGAACTACGCGACAAGACACTTGCAAAGCTATTCTCACTAAAAAATGGATAGTTATACTCTAGTCACTCTATCTCTATGGAGTGTAGTCATGATGCCATTGAGATTGCGGAAGGGCAACGTGTCTGTGGATGTTGTGGAGTGATTCTAGGAAGTTACATTGATGAAGGTGCCGAATGGCGTATGTATGGAGCTGGAGATGAAGACCCGTCACGAACGGGCACGATTACGTCGGAACTACTTCCGAACTCGTCGTATGGGTCTATGATGATGCGTAAACGATTTCCGAATCAATCGGAAGATGTGAAGACGATTACAAAACTCTCTGCGTGGGCTTTCTCGTCCCACGGAGAGCGTTCATGGATGGGTATCTTTGATTCAATTCAATCGGTTGCGCTTCGAGCTGGACTGACCAAGGCGATTATTCTCGATGCCTGTGGACTCTACAAGAACATCGAAGACTCGCAAAAGACCCGAGGGGAAACACGACGAGCCTTGATGGCCGGTGCTGTGTTTACTGCGTGTCGCGAGAACAACGCAACCCGAAGTCACGAAGAAGTGGCCGACATGTTCACAGTCAGTATTCGTGCACTCTGTAAAGCCCTGGCAAAGTTTGACAATGGGTCTGCGTCGGTCTTGAATACCCAACTCGGTATCGCAGAACGTATCTGCGTGGACTTACAGTTGTCCGACAAAGACCGAGATACGATTGTCTTGAAACTCCAGCGACTTCCTGAACTGGAACATACACCCAAGACGGTGGTTGCAGGTGTAGTCTGTGTTGTACTAGGTGGACAACTTCAACGTGTCTCTGAAGTCTCCGGTGTCTCCACCATGTCGATTCGCAAGATTGTGGAGAAGTTTAGGGCGATGGGAAATATGTAACCGACCATGAAAAGGTATTAGAAGCACCTGTTCCGTTACTGAGTTGAATCGTATTTGAACCCGTGAAGTTAAAAGCAGGCGCTGTCCCATTTGTAGCACTACCTACTACACCTACCACTGAGTAGTTATCATTGTAGGTGATAAACCTTGAATTGTATGCGCCTCCTGTTAATGCGGACACTGTTAATGCAGTGATTCCTCTCCGTAAGGTTCCAATGTCTACCGTTCCGTTAATAGCCAATGTAACTGTAGACATATCGGTCGCAAACCCTTTAGAACTGCGTGTGATTCCATCTTTAAAATCCAAAATGTTGGTAGAAGAATCCGACGCTCGAAAGTTACCGTTCACATCCAACGTACGGTTACCTGCAGGTGAACTACTACTGACATCCTTGTTGATGCCGACGTTTCCAGTAAATACAGCGTTTCCAGAGACGTCCAACGTATTGTAAGTATATGTCGGACTCAAGACTCCTCCCAATCCAACCCAATTTTTGCTTACGTCTGCGGCAATCGGGATTTTGTTGCGATACCCAATGCGAAGTTGATTGGAGCTCGAACCTACATCAATAAAATGCCCAATCAGAACATTACTAGTCCCAACACTACCTGTTTCAGTCCCGATAAAGATGTTCTCTGCACCATTTCCTCCCGAGTTTGCACCGATTGAAATGACGTTTGCAGAGTTCGATCCACTTGAACCTGCATACCAGCCAATGTAGACTGAATTGGAATCGTTGGAGATGTTACTGGCGGCGCCGTATCCGAGTGCAGTCACATTGAAGACATTGCGAGTAATATCGTACGGGTTGCCTGCGTTTGAACCGACATACACATTGCTATTCACATCACCCACTGCGGCGGTGAACACTGAAAGTGTATTGCCTGTGTAATTGTAGATATTCGACATCGTCAATTTCGGGGTAAAATTTGCGGAGGTCGTGTCGTACGTGTAGATAGGGCGAAACACATTCGACAGATAGTTCTGGATTCCAGTGGTATTCATTGTATATCATTTAGGTCTTTTCTGTGTATACTATACAACGCAGCCATGTCCTTCACATTGTTCCCCATCAAACCCTCCGAGCAACACCTGTATGACATGTATAAGAAGTCAGTCGCATCCTTCTGGACACCCGAGGAAATCTCCTTTGTCAAGGACGGCGAGGACTGGGCGAAGCTGACGGACTCCGAAAAGCATTTTATCACACATATTCTAGCCTTCTTTGCGGGTTCCGATGGCATTGTCATGGAGAACCTTGTGACTCGATTCCAAGGCGAGGTCGATAGTCAAGTAGTGAAGCTCTTTTACAGCTTCCAAAATGCGATGGAGGGCATTCACTCGGAGACGTATAGTTTGTTGATTGATACCTATGTGAAGAACGAGGAAGAGAAGGCAAAGTTGTTTAATGCAATTCAGACCATTCCTTGTATCAAAAAGAAGGCCGAGTGGGCATTGGAATGGATGAGTTCAGAGCAGTCGTTTGGGACTCGATTGGTTGCGTTTGCCTGTGTGGAAGGCATCTTCTTCTCGGGTGCGTTTTGTGCCATTTTTTGGTTGAAGAAGCGCGGTCTTCTCCCCGGGTTGACCTTCAGCAATGAGTTGATTTCACGTGATGAAGGACTTCACACACAATTTGCAGTTGCTCTCTTTCACACTCTAGAAAACAAACCCGAACCGATATGGATTCGGAAAATCATCATGGGAGCCGTTAAACTTGAAAAGGAGTTCATTTGTGACTCTCTTCCATGCGCTCTGATTGGAATGAATTCAAAGATGATGAGTCAATACATTGAGTTTGTTGCGGACCGACTTGCAGTTCAACTGGGACTGAACAAACTCTACAACACCGCAAATCCGTTCGATTTCATGGAGTTGATTAGCTTGGAAGGTAAGGCTAACTTCTTTGAGAAGAAGGTGTCTGAATACTCACGACCCATGGACAATGGAGGCGCAATCCGATTGGACGATGAAGATTTCTAAAGTAAGACTAATGAAGACACGTCGGTTCAATAAAAAGAGATTGATGTCAAAAGCCTACTGTAAGAAAACTGCCTGTAAGAAGATGGGCTTCACACAGAAGGCTTCGTGTCGTCCTTGGAAAAACTGTTACAGAAAGAGTAAGAAATGAAGTATTCCAAACTCTTTGCAATTGTGTTTGTAGTCATCGTATTTGTGTTGTTTTTCATGAACCGACCTGTGCGTGAAAAGGCATGTCCGTTAACTAAAGATGCGTTGGATGCAGCTGCACAGCAGGATTGTGTTCGAACGGGAGGTGTTCTTAAGGATGGTAAGTGTACGTGCCCACCTTAACCGAGTGTAGCCTCGCAGTTTCCACTCGGGTGGATACATCCAGGAGTGTTGGTACCTGGGCATTGTTCGGTGGGTGTAGACCCTTGTGGGCACTTGATGTCAGAGACACTAAACTTCTCCTTTGGGCCCATGAATGTCTGAAGAAGCATTGCAAGAATCATGAAGATGACGACAAGAATGAGTGCGTACACCATATACTTACCGAGAAATCCTGCAAATGTGTTTGAGTTTGCGGCCGCAAAGACTGCGGTGCCCGCCCATAAACCTTCCATGAATCCTCCTCCTTTCTTGCCTGGCATTTATGTGAAGGCACGAAAAGAGTCTGGTTGGCGTTTAAAGAGTCCACACTTCCTCTGGTGAAGGAATAAATGGAATTTGAACAAGCCGCAATCGCACTGCTCGCATCCATGGTGTTAGTTCTCGCCGGTATGATAGGGTGGCTCTACTGGCAACAAACGCGCATGTTCCAGAATATGAATAGTATCGTCATGGTGGTCGGCGAACTTGCTTCTCGTCCTACCTTTGTCGCGCCTGAACCCGTGACGGACGAAGAGGTTCAACCCACGAGTGAAGAGACAGTGTCTCCACCCATTCCCGATGACGAGGACGACCGAGTCTCCGTTGAAGCCGAGGCCGAGACCGCACAAGCCACACTTGTCGAGGGTCCGGACACAGACGACTTGGACGGCAAGACCAAGAAGGAACTCCAAGACATTCTCGTCAAACGCGGTATTCCCTTCAGCAAGGGTGATACTAAACCCGCATTGATTTCTCTTTTGAAGGCGACTGCTTAAATCTTGATTGTAAACAATGGGACTCTTTACCGAGGACGGTAGACTTCAAACCGGATGGGCTTCCAAATCCGATATGAACGAACAACGCCGTTTACTGGCCATTGAACTACGAAGACAAGGTGTAAGATTGTGCAACCCATCTCAAGATTTAACAGAAGACATCTTCGAGAGACTGGAAGATAAAGACTTAAGACCTCCGACGGATATTCTCATTCAAGCAGAGAATGGCAAGTATCAGGCAATCCTGTTGGGAGATGAAGGAGATACATTTCATATCTCGTATCTATGCTCGACGGTTAAGGGTGGTGGTGTTGGATTAATAAACAAGGTCAAAGAGCTTCGTAAGCCTATCACACTTGAATCCCTTCATGGTGTAGAGGGATATTATGAAAAACAAGGATTCAACTATATCAATATCAAAGAAGGCGATACAATGATTTGGCGACCTAGAGGAGGCAGACGAACTAGACGCAAGAAGCTTACGAAAACAAGGCGTAAGCATACACAATGAAGTTAGTTTCGTTTGATGTAGGACTTCGCAATCTGGCCTATTGCGTACTGGAAGGAACCAGTCGCAGTGATGTAAAAATTGTGGATTGGAACATTATTGATGTCTTGGGTGAAGCCGCAGGGGTTGGAGGTGTGCGCTGCCATCGGTGCACGACTTCAGCTCGTTATGAACATGCTTCGAATGGCACATTTGCATGTGCGAAACATGTTCCGAAGAAAAGAGGTAAAATCATTAAGTCTGAAATCAACAAGCTCACCCCAAACCAACTCCATGAAGAACTCGCCAAGGAAGGACTGACGACCGATGCGACCAAGAAGGTAGACCTTGTGAAATTGTTATACAATCATCGCAAGCAGAACACTTGGAAGAAGTGTGTCTCGTCTGCGTTATCAGGTTCAGTCTTGGACCAAGCACCTGCATTGATTGCGTGTTTGGATAAACGAGCCTCTTCCTGGAAAGACTCGAACTTGGTCGCAGTCGAGAATCAACCCGAGCGCAGAATGTATGCAGTCCAAGCCATGCTTCAAATGTATTTCACGATGAAAGGAATCAAGAGTGAAGGTGTTTCTGCGACGCATAAGTTGTCCAACATCGTCACGGTAGAGGACTCAGTGGGAACCTACAAGGGGCGTAAGAAGACAGGCATTGCGCACGCCTATGAACTGGTTCCACAAGAGAATCAAGAGCACTTTGCGAAGCATCCTAAGAAGGACGACCTTGCAGATTGCTTTCTTCAAGGGTTGTGGGTGATGGAACATACGCGTTCAGACTTTCAGAACGACAACCAAACAACTTAATAAGAATGGATACAGACTTACTCGTGAACCCCAAGATGGGAGGCATGGCGGATTTGGAAACCATTGACATCCCATCGATTAGCTTTGACGACCTACCCGCACCGTCTGAAGCCCCTGCGCCTCGACTGGTTGCGAGCTTTGAGGAAACGGGTCCTATCAAGATGGATGGACTCGAGAACTTCAACGCTGAACCCTATGCGCCCGCACCGCCCAAGCGAATGTCCGAGGAAGCCACACAACGAGAGAAATATGAGATTCTGCGAAAGTTTGAGCGTCTCTCCAAGTTGGGCGTGCCTATGCGCAAGCGATTCACCATCGACAGCCCTTTGGAAGAGATGAAGATGGAGCTCGATTTCATTCGGCGTGAAAAGTCGATGGATTCGACCATCAAGCAGTTCTCGGAATGGTTTGTGACCGGAATGTCTGCGTTGGAATATGGCAGCAAGCATGTAGCATTCCTTAAAGCGTTCGGACTTCAAATGGATGGTCTCTCTGAAGCCGCACAGATGAATGTAGTGGATTTGGAAGATGACTTTGAAGAGCTGTACGACTTGTATGGTGAGAACATGAAGATGCACCCTATGGTGCGTATTCCTATGCGAACCTGTATGATGATTTACATGGTCCACTTGACCAACCAAATGACCCGCAAGGCACCGATTCCCAACATCGATGAGATTATGCGACAGAACCCAGACATTGCTCGTCAGTTAGCCTCTGCGGCCATGCAAAATCAATCCCAGACCATGCGCGGTTCCGCACAGGTTCCAATGCCTACACAGGCACAGGCACCGAGTAATCCATTGAGTGGACTGATGAGCTTCATGCAAGGTGCGACCGTTCAAGCACCACAGCCTCCAGTCTTGAATGTCATTCCACGACAACCTGCGGAATCCAAACCTATTCAGATTGGAATTGCGAAGAAGAAGGTGACTCCACCTCCAGTCGTCAACCCTGCGGTTCAAATGAAAGCACCCGTCAACATTGAAGACTTGTTGAAGGATATCAAGCAAACCATTGTGCCTCCCGCAGGCAATGGTCCTCCACCGCCTGAAAAGGTGAAAAAGGGTTCTGGAAAGGCCGGGTCAACTGGTAAGAACAGCGTGGTGATTAAACTTTAACTTGCGTTAAAATAAATGGCGAAAACACGATCAATGAAGACTAAAGCTGAGTTAGAATACTCTTTGAAGTGGCTTGAAATTGATCTAAAGAAAGCAACGACTAAAATGGAGAGTGCGAAGATAGAGAAGAAGATTAAAGATATCAAGAAGAAGATTGCAAAGAAGGGTGGACGCAAAACTCGTCGTGGAACTCGTCGTAATTAACCAAATCGTGCTAGTCTCGCGGCTCGTAACTCTTCGGGAGTTAAGGTAATCTTTTCACCTGTAGCTTCACCTTCAAGTTCACACATCTGAACCCATTGTTCGGATGTAATGTTTTGGAATGTCTTTAAGCATATCGATACATCTTTAGACGTCTTCTTTCCCATATGACGACAATAGTCACAGTTTGTCATGACGATATATTGTGCCCAGGGTCCTGTTCTTAATACTAATGCGTAGAAGGTAGATAACTGCTTCCACGTAACCACATTCTTCTTGAAGCTCACGTGCTTCTTATACTTGCACTGAACTGCATAGTACTTTCCATCTTTTTCGGCCACGATATCGATTCCAACATCCGGGCGTTTAAGGCTAAGGGTTGTTAAGAGTTCTTCAGGAACATCTTTGAGCAACCAAACATTCGTTAGTTTGCGAACATGCTTGAGATACTGAACGCAGAACTCTTCAAAGACATCACCACGTATCTTCTTGTTGTCCCGTGTTCTCATCTCTGTGAAGGTGTGTGCGGGTTGTTCATACCATTTTTGGCATTCGGTGAGAAAGAGGTCAAAGAGTCCCGTCCCATCAGGACGAGGTGTTAGAAATAGTTTATGTAAATCCATGGTAAGGTTTATAGTAGTGCATGCAATGAATCCGTTTTACTTAAACATCGGAGGAATCGACGGGTCATACGCAGGTTGGTCAACCTTCTTTTCTGACTCCTCTACTTTCTGTTTGTTCTCCATACCTTCGCGGTCCTTGTAGGAGACACCCTGGGCAATCGTGATAAAACCCGCTGTCAGCAATAAGGAAGTCATAACATCCTTCGTGCCTACGAAACACACTGCAAAAATGGCAATTCGCCGCAACACAATGTTCCGCTTGTATTCTTCGGGCGTTGTGTTGAACTCGTCAATCAAGTACCGAGACCCAAGGTTCAGTAAAATCAACATAATCCCCAAGAAGAACTTACTGTTATTGAGAAGGTCAATCATTGTTAAACACTAGCAAAATTCTTATCCTTTCCAGCATAGGACTCGAAGGATTCAGTGACAGGAGGGACTGGAGGCATGGTGTTGGCTAATTCATTCTTGGCTGCCATTGCGCCTGGGGTCGTTCCGCCAGGTGGGCCGCCCGAAGACGTGGAAGGAGCAGGAGGAGTCTTTGGGACGCAGGCTCCCTTGGAGGAATCCCACATCATCGAGCTGTCATTGCACTCGGGCGCACGAACTTCGGTTCCCTTGGTGCACATCTTCTTATCGGTGGCATACATGTACTCGTCGGGGCACTTGTACTCTGAAGCAGCAGGAGGGGTGGACATTCCAGACTCGTCCAAGAACTCACGGATTGCACCTGAACGAAGGAAGCTAACCAAGAGCAAGACGGCTACGATTTGACTGACATACTTCCATGCATAGACTACGGCGCCGAGTGCGACGATCTTTCCGAGGGTGGAGGAGAAGAACTCCTTCATGGCGTAGGGGCACGGGACTAACGAAACATAGGCAATCAAACCAGCGATTGCAATCCATTCATTGCGACCTGATAGCAGCATTTATACAAAACCATCATAATTTTCTACCTGTTTCAAAGTAATGGATTACGCCACCTTGGAAGAGGCCTATGGAAGTCCCTTTGGGCAACGACGACCCATTACGCACACAAGCGCTGAACAAGACAAATCTAAACCTGAGTTCACGAGTATTGAGAAGTCCTCTGCTGATTCGATTCGAAAGAATCAATCACTGGTTAACTCGATTCAGAGCTCCTTGCCGCTGGACCAGAATCCCGCTACCGAGAACTTTGTCGTCCGCCAGGAAGCTGGCAAACGAATGATGCGCGAACATTTTGCACAGTCTCAACCCGCAGGTGTGTATGAAAGCACAGAACAATCTGATAAATTAAGCCGTATTCTCCGCTTGATTGAGCAGAACCGTACGGGGTATGAGCGCCCTGCAGTTCAGGACATTGCGTTGTATGTGTTCACGGGTGTGTTCTTCTTATTCACATTGGATACCTTTGTAGAACTCGGCAAGTCTATGCGCGGTCATTAGGTCCAAGACGTGTTTGCAGTGTAGAGAAGTCATCGAATCCATTGTCGAGATATTCAATCTCAAATGTAAAGCTGTTCTGTGAGGCACCGAATACAATCGGAGCTCCCAGAGGAGTGGTTGTTCCAATACTTGACAGAGGAAGATGACGACGAAGAATCACATGAAGACGCTGAAGACGACCAATCGGTGGAGAATACTCTACGACCTGTTCGTCATACGCACTATTGTTGTAGAACAGAGTTCCAGAAATAAACGCTGAACCGCCGGTAGAGGTTGTTCCATTTGTGACTGTATTGTTGATCGTGAACGTGGTAAGAGTTGGAACTGACGCAACCTGAACAAATGCAACATTGTGGAGAGCATTGTTTGTACCCGTGATACAGACGGTTTGTCCAACAAAGAAACCGTGTGTCAATGTGGTTGTATAGGTTGTAGCAGTTCCAGTTGACGCTGCAGAAGCAACCGTACATCCAGACTGTGCTACACCGAAATCATTTGCCAACTTTGCAAACCAAGAATCTACATACCCCGACCTATCGGCACCTGGAGCGGTCTCATCCTTACGATTCAGTCCTTCAAGTTCAAGTAGAATGTAATTGTCCGTAGGCTGAAATCCAATGGTTGTTGCTGCGGTCGAAAGAATCACAGGTGCCTGAATCGCTGCAGACACAAGGGAGATCTTCGTGACTTTCTCATAGACACGTGGAAGATAGACAACGTAATCTCCAGCATCCGATGACGTTGCTCCGCCATTGACTCTTGTAAAGATAGCTGTATCACGATCCGTAGAATCGATTGTGATAATCTTGGTAAGTTTCCTCAAAACCTTTGTAGGTTGGCTAGTATTCACGATACTTCCACGGTAGTCAAACTGCATTGTTATGAAGAGAGGATATGTTTTAAATGCCTACACAAACGGTGATAGTGTAGACACTGTAACACTACCAGTACTTGTCACGGTAAACGCGTTTGGACTCCTATCCACAAGTCCTTGAAGTAAGAGTTGTGTATTTGGAATGGCTGTCAAGGGTGATGTGGGTGGAGTGAAGTTTGAAGTGTAGACTGCGGTTCCATTCACAAATCGGAAGTTGGAGACGTAGCCTCTAAATCTATCAGCACCGTTTAGACCCCAAGTACCAATCGTCATGCTACCAATTTGGGGTCCAATACTCATAGACGAAGTTAAAGTACTTCGACTTGTGCCATTAATATATAAAGTAAATGTAGTTCCATTACGCACAAGAGCAAGATGATGCCAAGTATTTAGTGTAACTAAACTTCCTCCATTCACACTTAAGAATCCACCCGAGCCATCACCAATTAATGCTGTAAACTGGTTGGTTCCCATATTAATAAAATAGTTAGATCTAGAAGTCCACTCGGGTGGACTACTTCCATAGGTAAATATAGTATCATATTGATCACGACTTGTTTGATAAAACCAGAACTCAATGGTGTGGTTATTGGTTCCTACTGACAAAGCTGCATTCGAAGCTATACTTAGACTTTGGATATTTACATCACTAAAAAGTGCACTTAATTCTTGAATCGTGATATATCTAGGTATTCCAGTGGGTGCTGTAGTTTTATAAGGGTGATTTGCTGGAAGAGATGAATGAATTCCCCATTTCTGTGCAAGATAACCTTCGACTCTCTGACGTTGAGAAGGAGTGAGTGAACCATCATATTGTAAAAGTTCATACATATCTGTTGTGCCTCCTGTAAATCCGCTTCGTCCTCCAAGTGTTATAGTTACGGAGGTTGTCCCTGTTGACCAAAATCCTCCAGTTCCAACATTATTATTTGTTATAGTTTGACTTATCCCATTCACAAAGATTCCTGTATTTCCACCGGAAGATGTACAGATACTGACAACACTCGTTGAACTAAAAAAGTTTGTAGGAGTTGATGTTCTAATACCGAGAGTTCCAGCTTTATTAAGTTCAATATCGCCATCATCCCACGAATAACATTGTCCGCAAATTACATCATCACAATTTAAATAGGTATAATGAGACCCAGAAGCTCCAACCGTTACAACAAAAAAAAGATTCCTATATGAAGTCGTATACGATTGAGCTCCTACAGTTAAAAAGTTGGTTCCTGCAGCAAATCTTACAGAGGATTTACCATTTAGAGTTGATTGATTAATACGGACTGTTCCACCACCTGTGGATGCATTTGAATTGCCTGTTTTATTAGTCCATCCCGTAACCGTTGTTCCTGAAACTGCATAAGAAGCATCAAATGCATCAAACCATATTTGATTTCTGGAAATCAACGTTGGAACAAACACAGGTTCTTCGTAGGTAGGCCCTGCAGTTTTATGAGGGTGATTTGCTGGAAGAGATGTTTGTAGTCCCCATTTCTGTGCAAGATAACCCTCTACTTTTTGACGTTGTACAGTTGTGAGAACTGAATTGTAAAAGAGGATTTCATGGAAATATCCTGTTGCGAATCGAGGGTCGTTAGTTGACCCAAACGATCCCCCAATTCTTGGAAGTGGTCCTGCATCGGTTGAAGGTCCCGTATATGCATTTGTAGCAGAACCATATGCAGTGGCATTAGTATAAGCAGTCAAAGCTGAACTAGAGGAGATAAGTGCTGTTTGTAATCTTCCTGTTCCTATAAAAGATAAATCTACAACACGACTTGAACCATCTGCATTGAATTCAAATGACTGTCCAGCACCAAAATTAGGACCACGTTTTTCTCCAGAGGTTCCTCTCTCATTTCCATAAATAGTTTGCATGGATCCAGAAGTAATATTCGAAAGGTTAACCACTGCAAAAATACTATAATCTGCTGTAGTTTGGAAATTGGATTGAACGGTTAATTGCGAATACGTGCTAGCATTATAAAGTATAGAACCGTTATTATTAATGTATACTCCACGATAACCATCGATTGTAACATATGTAATTGGATTAGCGCTTGCTCCTCTAGTAGGAGTGGCGATGGTTCCAGTATTACTTTTATCAATCCAAAGTGATACATTGGATGAACTATCCGCTAGAATACTTGAAGTATCTGCTGCATCCAACCATAACTGACATCCTGGAATTGAAGCCGGATTAAATGGAAGTACAGGTCCTGAACTAACAAATCGTCGTGATGAACTACCGGATTGACTTTTAGCTGCTTGTGCTCTGAATACTTGACGCCGTCGCATTATCTCTTGTCGGCTAAATCTTTATCCGCAGTTCGATAGGTCTTTCCATGAAGCACGAAGGAATACACTCGTGCCATCCCCCACGCTTGGGCGGATGCGCCAGGACGATGACCCGTTCTCCACGCAGCCATTCCACGGTCGTAGACGGTTTGTAAGGTTTTGACGGGAACGCCCGTTGCCTTTGAAATCTCGGATAACGACTTCACACCTGGATACTTCTTGTGAAACCGTTCGGTATAGGAAGACTTGCGGGTCTTGACTCCTTTGTCTGACTTGAACGGAACATAGGCTTTAGGGTCTTTCCAACTCATCTTGGTTCTTCGAGTGGCTGACCGCTTCCTCTGTAGGTTTTGCTTACGAGTCAATCCTCGATAGTATTTCAGAGGCCAGTACATTGTTGATACGCGTTAAAATATGGCTTTGGAATAAATGGGAGATTCTGCAAGTACCGACGAGTCGATGAAGAACATTCACTGGACAGAGATGCTAGAAGAGTATTTTGCGTCCACGGGCGAGAAGTCCCATTGCTTGTCGTGGTGTCACAAGCGAGCTGAACAGATTTTCAGCACACGTAAGACCTGGATTGATTTACCTGTCATTATCATTAGTGGTGTCACTGGATTCTTATCCGCAGGTTCCCCTTCGTTGTTTACCGATGCAAAGATAGCCTCCGTTTCATTGGGTGTGGCATCCTTGTTCGTCTCCGTGTTGAACACTGCAGGGTCGTATTATGGTTGGGCTAAACGAGCCGAAGGACATCGTATTTCAGCCATCCACTATGCGCGTTTGTATCGTGCCATCACCGTGGAACTTGCGCTTCCTCGCGAAGAGCGCATGCAACCTCACGACTTTTTGAAGTATGTCAAGGACCAATATGACCGACTCCAAGAAATCAGCCCACTTCTTCCAACGGAAGTCATCACCGAGTTCCAACATAAGTTTGCCAACGAAAAAGACATTTCAAAGCCCGAGGAAGCCAATGGATTGGAGAAGATTACTGTATTTCGTGGAGACGAATCGGCCGGAGAGCCATCGTCCGCACGCACACCGCAGTTCAAGCTTCGTACACCCAAGTTCGGTACACCCAAGGAAGACACAACCATCCACATGAAAAATCCAATGCTCGCTGGACTCAAAACCGCGTTACCCGCAGCAGCGATGGCAGCCGCACTTCCCGGGTTGCTCCAAACCGTGATTCAACCTAGGGAGCCCCAGACCCAAGGGGAGGTTGCACCCGAGGTGGCTGCGCTTGCAGGAATGGCAGCAATGGCGATGGCTTCGGATGTGATGACCGAGAAGAAGGAGGAAGACACATCTTTGTAATCGTGTAGTTCCTCTTCTTATACAACCCATTTCGTTCTTGGAACTGACGCCTAAACTGTGGGTCGACAATGTCTAGAATGAGTGGATGCACAGTTCGAGCAGACTTCTCGACTCGCAAGATGCGTCCTACAATCTGGTCGATGTCTGGACGTGGCGTGGCCATCAACAAGGTGTTCAAGGTAGGGACATCAAATCCTTCCTTGCACATCGCATACGTTGCAATCAAGACTCGTTTTGTGGAACAGAATTCAGCACGCTTATCCGATTTCACCGTTTGGGAGAGAATCGCAGACTGTGCTTGTATCGGTTCCGATAAGGCTGCTAACAAATCCTTCGTATGTTGAACTCGGTCGGTCAAGACCAAGATTTGCCGTTCGGGCGATTCTTCCAGGATATCTTGGAGAATCTCTGCGAGCCAGTGAGTGCGTCCAACTTCTTCGGTCAGCTTGTTAATCATCAAGGTCGTAAACATGACACCTTGTGGATTGTAGATGATTTCATTGAACTTTGGGTCGTCGTTCTGGTATTCGTACACTTCCACTTGAATGGAGGTATCACTGCTATCGGTTGTCTTACTTTCGTATAAGAGGGGTCCAAGAAACATATGAGCCACAAACATCAGTCCATCCTTACGCGTCGGTGTTGCGGAGAGACCCAGCATATACCGACTCGTCACTTTGGGGAGAGCTTGAACGAACACCTCGGACGCAATGTGGTGACACTCGTCGACAATCACCAATCCGAGACTCTTGAACGACGAAATCGGAATTTCCTTCATGGACAACGTTTGAAGCATCGCGATGATTACGTCGTAACCTTCCACTTCACAGAAGTCTCCTTGAATTCGCCCAATACGCGCGTTCGGGAGAAAGCTTTTCACGCGGTCCACCCATTGGTCTCGCAAGAACGAGTTGTGAACGATGACGAGAGTAGGCACACGAAGGTGAGAGGCGATATACAGAGCACAGACGGTCTTGCCTCCACCGGTATGGAGACTGAGGATTCCATCGTGGGGTTCAGGTTTCAAGAACGCATTGACGACGGGTTCTTGAACGGGTCGTAGACTTCCGGTAAAGGTCCAGTAGCGCGCATCGGTTTCTGCGACATCGCGTGTAGTTTCAGTCGGAGGTCCAAAGGTTTCAATGCCAAAGTGTTTAGGGAGATAGAGAGCATCGTCGACTTCCTTGTAGACTTTGTATCGAGGGATTGAGTTCTTGTTGGCCACAAAGACCGACGGAACAAACGGTTTCACAGTCAATGTCTTGCGGAGAGGTTCCGCATCGACAGTGGCTTTTAAGACTCTATATCCGTTAAGAGTCAACATACCTTTACTGGATTTACTCAGAGGTCATTCGTTTTTGTTTGATGTCCGCACGCAAGGCGAATCGGATGCTGTTCAAAATAATGCCTCGGACATGCATGCCGATGTTTGCGACTGCATACAGGATGTTCGGGTGAATGGCAGTCGAGACCTGAACCTCCTCGAATGGCTCGTGGTCATAGGGAAGGCTCTCGAGGATATCACTTAAGAAATCCATCACCTTGGTCTCGTCGACCGTGAACCTGCGAGCCATCTTGAGCTCGGGGGTTGAGTAGGTCACATCAAACAAGTTAGGGTAGGTTGTATTGTGTTGCACCACAATCCTATCATCCTCGGAGGAAGCCTTACCTCTTCGTGTTAAGTGTAGAGTAACAATATACATTGACATCTTTGATAGTATCTGTCCTCCATTCTTTAAATCGGACGCTCTGGGTCATCAGTTTGTTGCGGCTGTGTATGATCACGCCCGTCGTTTCCAGGCATGCCTACATAATCTCCATAATCTCCATTGTCGACTCCACGAGGTCCTTCTTCACCTTGTTCAAAGACATCGCTTGGCTGACCTACACCCGTGTCTTCTTGTGTAGCTCGTTCGTCCCGATAGACTTCTTCACGCAATCGTTCAGCTTCACGCGCAAACTCTTCACGATCCGCACGGCTAATGACATACGGTGCCAATCCAATACGCAATAAGTCTTGAAGCACTTCACGTTCTGCGTCGGAACGCTGGGCCATGCGTTGAACGAATTTCATACGCTCGGTTGCGACCAATCGATTCACATTGGCTTTCTCTTCCTTGTAGTCGGCTGTCAAGGTATACAACGCCACATCCTTGGTTCGCAGTTCTTCCAACTTGGTTCGTTTACCTGCGTCACTCTGAACTTCTGCAAGGGTTTCCGCCAACAAGCCACGTGACATATCTCGTAGCATCGAGGTGCTTTCTTGGGTATCGACTGTGCGAACCGGTTCATTCATCAAGAACAAGTCTGAAATACGAGACGCAATCGCCAAGTTGGTTAACGGTGCATCGCGAATGGGAATACGAGTTTGGTTTCCACGCTCTTTTGCAAGTCGACTACGAATCTCCTCTTTGGTCATTGGAGCAGGTGCAACGCGAGTCGACATTGAAGGAGGCACTGCAATCGCATTTCGAGCACTACGAATTCCACTTCGTAATTGAACCGTAGATTGAAGTGTCTGTGTAGGTCTTCCTGAAGTCCAAATGGGTCGAGCGGAAGGACATTCCACGAAACTCTGAATCACTCCGAGTTCCTTGGGAGGTGCAAAGACTGGAATCAAGGTCTTGGGCTGTTCGACCGGTGGAGGGTTTTCAGCATAAAAGGCCCGTGCGTTTGCGAGCAAGGCAGGCACAGGCGATGGAAGCTTGTCCAATCCTTTCAATAGAGGGCTTTTGAGTGAGAGTAAAGCAGTCACCGCAGTCTTGATTTCACCAGGTTTGTTCAACACTCCACGAATGGTCTGTTGAGCGGGACCCTTGAAGGAGGTGGGAAAGGACTCGAAGGTTTTACGAATGACCATCAACAGTGTATCGACAATCGAGTTCTCTTCAGGTGTGTCTGCGTCACGAGGATACCCAGTCAGCTTCAAGGGTTTGGTTCCAAACGACCGACGAGGAATCAAGGTCGGAATATGGGTTTGAAGCAACAACGCAGCTGTTGCAATGCCTGTAATGCCTCGAAACTTATTGAGTTGGTCTGCGCTTCCCTTACTGAACTGAACCCCTGCGATGGTGCGTCCGAACTTCAATAAGGGTTCCAACTTGTTCGCAGTTGGAAGCACTTGAAGCACTGTGAGCAATAATAACAGCATATCATCGTGTGCGTTGTCGTCCAAGAACAGAGGTCGTAACGAGTTCAACCCAGTGGTGAAACTGCGAACCCCTTCACCGTGGAATACCGTTTCATCGAATGCTTCAGCCCGTCGAATGACAAAGCCATCTTCGTCAAACTGAACTTGGTCTACAAAGACATCGGTGTTAATGTGTTCACCGCAAAACTTGCAGACACGGAATCCATCCACTTTTGCAGTCCAGGTCTCGTAGAACTTCAAACGGTCTGCGGCCAAGTCACCACCCAAGATGGACAGTGTATGTGCGCAACACACAAAGAGTTCGTCGGTGTCTGAATAGATGTTTTGAGTAAAGGTGGTCGCACGCAGAATCTCGTGGATGTCTCGTAACTTGTCTTCGGCAAAACGTCGTGGGTCATTGAGGATTGCGAGCACTTCGGCACGACGAACAGAATCAGGTCGTTGAGGTGTTTTAGGAGACAAGTCTTTCTTCTCTTTGACTCCTCCAGTCGGTCGAATGCCTTCAAGTTCACGGAGGTAGGTCTTCTTCAATGTATCGCCAGTCGTTTCAGCCCACGGCAACCGATTCAGGTAACCTGTTCTGGCTCGTTCTTGACGAATGAATTCGAGAGGAACACATTGAAGGTCGTTTCCAGTGCGTCGCGCAATACCTGAAATCAAAAACTGTTGGAATGATTTACCTTCCAACGTACATTCTTCAAGTGTAGTGGTCGGATACGCAGCCATGGGTAAATCGACACCGGGAACCGATTCAACACTTCCATTGTCAATCACTTTGGATCGCAAGAGTTGAGGTACAAGTCCTCCACCGTCAAGTTGGTTCATCAACCAAAGACCAATTGAAACTCCTGGGTCATAGGTCGACTTATACACTTCAAGTACACTGTCTGGAGGTGCGATCTGAGTGGACTTCGGAAGTTGAATGGGTTCAGCAGGAGGTGCTTCGTTGATGGTCTCCACAGGCGGGAATTTAGATTTCCACGCAGACCATGGAATGTCTCGCAACTGAACATCGTAGAGCTTCAAATACGGCGTGGCTTCAATGAACGGATTTTTGGTGACAGGCACACCATGCGTCAAGATTGCGTCCAACGATGGAACGACATCGTTCAAGGGAGCCGTGGATTCAACAAAGGATGCTTCACGAGACATCAAAAAGGGGTGGTCTGGAAATGGGTTGGGAATGTCCATCGGACGCTTGTCCAAGTAATAGCCTACAAATGGCACGATGTCTTGCGTTCCTTCCACAGGCACCTTCACAATATCAATGGTCTTGTCTTCATGATGCTGTGTTCGAATCATAGTGTATTCAGGCAAGACACGCCATTCACCTTCACCGTTTGTCGCCACAAAGGTGGTAGGCACTTCAACTCGATACGGCACTCCTGCAGTATCACCATACGGCCTAGGTAAGGCTGCAAGCAATCGAGGATAGAAACCAGGCAATCGCGTGTTCTCGAACAACGGGTTGAATTGAGTCTTCCAGTCATAGGATTTGTAGGAGTTGTCCGCATACACTGGGTGAATCCAATCGAATCGTTTACGATAACTGGGTTCTCGAAGTGTGTATTCTTCAGGCAATGCCAAGACATACTGACGATACAAGTCTTGAAGGCGATCGATCTCTTTTCGCACTTCCTCTCGTTGAAATCGTGTCACTCGACCGCGAGGCATAAGTTTTTCATAGGCGTCTGTGGTCTGTTCAGTCAACGTGAAAAAGCGAACCTTTTCAGCCCGTTGGAGGGTTTCATCAAACTCGATGTCCTCCAAGACCTGGTAGTCACTGGGTTCGAAGTTAAAGTATTCCATTATACTGACTTAAGAACATTCTCGCACAGAGATGACGCCTGTTTGTGAAAGTAGTCCACTACGGCTTCGGGTGTAGAGGTATCTGTATAGAACCGAACTACGAGATTAGGAGTTAAGGGGTGTCCTATATCATATGCAACATGTTCGGCAAGTTGCGATTGGTACATGATTTCTTGGACGAGTGCACCCAATGTATAGGTTTCACTTGCAATTTCCATACGATACCATCCATTCTCTTCGCGAAGCACTGGAAGTTTTATAAACTCATTGATCTTTTCTTGGTAGACTTCGATAGCTTTCTTGATCAAGTCCGATGCCGTATACACTCCAATACTCTCTACTGTAAAGTCAAACCAATCTGGACGTCCCTTTGCATCGCGGTGAAACGAGCGCTGGATATGGAAGTTGTCAAACATTTGTACCGCTTCACGCTGTGCAATGGGGTCATCACCTGCTTGAGCAACAAAGGTATCTCGATCTATTTTAGCGACATCGGGATCAATATGATTTTTGAAGGTCGAGACACACACTTGTGATTCACTTATGGCTATGGACAGCGTTGCCTTGATATGAATAGCCTCACCGGGTTTCAAGTGCATGAACAATAAGGGTGTTCCTAGTTCACGGTCTTTCAGAAGAATGTCTCCCCGAGGACCGACAGCTGCAAAGTCATCGGTTGTCACTTCGCGAAATGGAGTGCTATTCACTATGTTTTCACCGGGTGTCACTTCACGTGCTTCAGTTTCTGCAGCTGTTCGAAGTTCAAGTTGGGTATCACGAATCACTGCAACTTCATCGGCACGAACATTGACCGGTAACATCGAGACACGATGTTGAATCATCTCGTGAGTCATTGAGGTTGTATTTTCTAAAATTTGAATGTTCGACAACACGACAACGGGAATCTCCGAGAGCAAGATGCGCCGAAGTCCATTGATAAACGATACAGGTACATTCCTTAATTCAAAGTCGGCGCGATAGCCATTCGACGAGGTTCTTAAGTTCTCCATGTTTATCTTTACTGTTCGTTATTGTCTTTCCGTTTTTTATCGGACGCACGAGCAATGAACAATCAGCCGGTGTTGTTTGCGAGTACTCGGTGTCCGAATAGCGCAAAGATTTTGGAAACCTTGAAGGCGCTTAACAAGGACACACTCTGTCGCATTCTTTACATTGACAACTATCAGCGCAACCAACTTCCTTCCTTTCTCAAAAGTGTTCCTACCTTGTATGTCCCCGATTCCAAAGAGGTCTATGTAGGCAAAGACATTTACGCCTATATTTCCAAGCCCGTGACTGCACGCCGTGAAGTGCCAGTCCAACAACAAAGCTCGACGGGCGGGGTCACGCAAGGCGCACCGGCAGCTGGGGGTGAATATTCACCCTGGTCCTTTGAAGGAAAGGGAGGAATGTCCGACACATATTCGAGTTGGACCAATAGTGGATCGTTCATGGACAGTGACCAATTACGCTATACGTTTCTAGGCGGTACACCCGCTGCAACGGCTCCCGAACCCCAGACAAAGCAAAGTTACGACGGAGCCAAACAGGGACGCAACGATGACCTTTCCGCGCGGATGGAACAAATGAAAAAGGCTCGCGAGAGTGAGTTTAAAGGAATCGCTCGTCAGTAAAATAATGTCCAAAAAGATTTATCTAGACGCCTTCTTCAATCAGTACGAGGATTTCCTGACTCAGTTGAAGACGGTGTTTCCAGACGACCCTGATTGGAAGGTCTATTTGTCGGGGTTGGCGATTTTCCGACGCACAAGTCCTATGGTGATTGTGCAAAAGACCTGGACCTATGTATCCCAATTCCAAGATGTCATTGAGAAGAGAGATGAGACCTTTTTTATGGAGCGAGATTACTCTGACCTTTCTGAAGGGGAGCCGATTGAGCAAACCGTTCAGAAGCTTAAGAATATGTGGTCGACCTTATCGGTCGAGAACAAACAGATTGTCTGGGAGTTCGTAGGTAACATTACAAAGTTGGCAAAGGTGTGTAGTGAGTAGTGTCTGAAAAACCATACAAGTCATCGCGTGTTAAGGTTGAGAGTTCATGAACCGCTTGTTCGGGGTTCTCAAAATTGCGAAACAAAATCTGATTGACTTCAGCAGGAGTCCATTTATAGTCCAACGACGCATCGGGTGGAAGTGTGTAGTCATTCTCGTAGAACGACTGAATCATCTCTTGCAGAATCGACTGCGAACACTTCTTGAAATTCACTATCATATCAATGCGTCCAGGACGAATCAAGGCTTTATCAATGCGTTCAGGGAAGTTGGTCGTGATAATCAAAATACGACCATTGGCTTCCAGTGTTCCATCCAGCAAGTTCAACAGGAAGGACAAGTCAATCACTTCCTTCTCGTCTTCTTTGCGTCCCAAGAACAACTCCTCTTCGACTTGTTTCGCAGGTGTAGGGCGTTTCCATTCTCTGCGTAACACCGTATCTCCCATCGCATCAATGTCTTCAATCACATAGAGACGCTCGGACACAGGAATCGTATACTTTTCCGTATTGGTTCCGTTATACACATGGAGTTCATCGTTGAAGAACAAGTGTTGAAGCTGTGCCTTCGTCTTGATTTCAGACAACTGGACATTCACAATGTGTCTGCGTCCTTCATTTGCAATCGCCTTAACGGAACTCGTCTTTCCGGTTCCTGGTGGACCGTGAAACATGAAGCCTAATGTATACGGAATCCCTCGTTGGTCATACCATGCGCGTTCTTCAAGAAAGAACTTGGTTCGATGTTCGACTTGTTTGCGGTCTTCGTAGAACACATTGTCAAAGGTTCGATTGGTCGTGAACTTGGATTTGGTATACAACAAGTGACTATTAGGTAACGGATTCTGCGTGGTTCCTTTCACTTTGGTTTGAACGACTTGGTCAAAGTAGTAACGATGGCTTCCAAGTTTATTGGCCATGCGTCGCTCGTAATCTGCGTTACAGTTATCTACGAACAATTGAAGGTGTTGTACATCATGGTGTAAGCAGTACAACTTGAACTTGATATGTTCCAACGCTCCATCTCCATGTTTCAAGTCCAGGAGTTCAAAGTAGACATCGTTGTCTAAAGACACAGGCTCGAACTCATGCGGCAAGTAATCATGTTGGGTAACCGCCAACAACGATTTCATCGCAGGAAGTGTGGTCACATAATGAACCACTGCATCCATGCGAGATTGATACATGGTCTGCGTCTGTACACGATTAGTTTGAGTGGTCGTCGACACACCTCGTTCACAGGTAATCGTTGCACGTGCGGTGTTGGTTCGGCTGCGAAGACAGCAATTGGCCCGCATCCAGTTAGACCAGGTTGGAAAGGTTTTAGTCGCAATCTCAAAGAGGTTCATTGCCATCAAATTGGTGAGTGGGCTTTTTGAAACCCCCATACTCAACATCATCTGCGTTCGAACTAGGTCGTTCATTGGTTGTTTATTGGATTTCAGCGTGAAGATAGGAACGCACCAAAGGTGTTCACTGTCCCACCTGGAGTCATTTCCTTTGTCACTAAGTGGTCGAGGGTCGTAATGTTGGTGTGAACGGGTTTGGTACGCTTCAGTCGCAGTTCTTTGGAGGCTTTGTCGACCGTCTCCTGGGACAAGGCTACGAACTTCTTGACATCTCGAACCGGTCCTTGGACATTCATAGTCGGAACATACAATCGAAGTGGTGGTAGTTGAACCGCTACCATCTCTTCGGATGAAGAGGTGTATTCCCGAAACTGCTTGATGTCCAAGGGACCTCCAAACAATCGTAAGGTCGAACGAGGTGGTGCTTGGGTGAGTTCCCGGGTTGAATACAAGGCACGATACAAGTCTGCGAGCAATGCGTGTCGAGTCCATCGTGCGACATCGGATAAGGCAGGGTCGGCATACAAATACGCCATCCCACATTCAGGCGAACAAAAATGACCTTCGCAGGTATACATGTTCTCGTACGCATCGTACGCAATGGGTAAGATGGAAGCCGTCCAGTTAAAGGTATGGCAACACCAAAAACATGCAGTGGTCGGACTGTAGGTTGGACTACGAGTTCGATTAAGAATGACCTTCATCGTGTCCGTGTTAAACCGTTCAGCCACGTGGGAGGTTTCCACTGCATTGAGAATCTCCGAATACTCGGTGCTTCCATTTGCAGGCTGTGGAACGTCTTCTTCAGCTGGAAGCTTCAACGAAAAGATCACCGGAGCTTCGGGGAGTTTTTTAGGAGGCATTCTTTCTTAAATGAATGTCTCTTCACTTAAAGTCCCAGACAAAAACGGAAGCATTGACTCTTAGTTACTTCCTCTTACCCCCCAAGATGAGTAAAGACATTTCAACCGCCTATCAAAAGAAGACGCACCGCGAGCACATCCTCTCTCTTCCCGATACGTACATCGGCAGCATCGCAAACACTGAAGACACAGTCTTCTTGCGAGACGGAGATACATTCACTCAACAAACCATCACCCTCAATCCTGGCTTCTACAAGCTCATTGACGAACTCTTGGTCAACGCACATGACCAAGTTGTACGACTCCGCACACGAACCTCTACAAACCCTGTGAAGAAGATTACCATTTCCGCAGACTCGACCCACTTCTACATTGAGAACGATGGCGAACCGATTGACGTCGTTCAGCATCCAGAACACAAGGTCTGGGTTCCCCAGATGATCTTTGCAGAACTACTGACCTCGACCAACTACGATGCGTCGGAGAAGAAGCTAGTCGGTGGTAAGAACGGCTACGGCGTCAAGTTGGTCAACATCTTCGCCAAGCACATGGAAGTCATGATTGTCGACTCTGAACGCAAGCTCTCGTATCAACAACGCTACTCGATGAACATGACTCGAATCAATGAACCCACCGTGAAGCCAAGCAAAAGCAAGTCCTCTGTCGCGGTCAAGTGGGAACCGGACTTTGAACGCTTCGGAATGAAAGAGATTACGCCCGACATGCTGCGTCTCATTGAACGACGCGTATGGGACCTTGCGATGACGGTAGGAAAAGACACCAAGGTCATCTGGAATGGAGAGACCTTGAAGTGTAAGAACCTAGTCGAGTACGCCAAGTCGTATGGCTGCGACCCAGTGGTGTACGAATCACCCAATGACCGTTGGCACATTGCCATTGGACAAGCTGAAGATGGAGCCTACAATCAGTCCTTCGTCAACGGCATCTGGACCTCCAAAGGCGGAACGCATGTGGATGCAGTCGTCAGCCAAGTCACGAATCACATTGTAGACTATCTAGAAACCAAGAAGAAGACCAAAGTCAAGCCCAGTCTAGTGAGAGAGCAACTCGCAGTGTTCTGTGTCAGTATGATTGAGAACCCTAGCTTCACTTCACAGACCAAAGAGACACTGACCACCAAGGTCTCTGCGTTCGGGTCCAGCCCCAAGCTGTCCGACGATACCTTGAAGAAGATTGTGACCAAGCTTGGAATCGTAGAGAAGATTCTCGAAGCACAAGCTGTGAAGGACTCGAAAGACAATACCAAGACCGATGGAAAGAAACAATCCAGAATCACAGGCATTCCCAAGTTGGATGACGCAGTCTATGCAGGCACAGCACAATCCTCCAAGTGCACCTTGATTCTGACCGAAGGCGATTCGGCCAAAGCGATGGCTCTCTCGGGTCTGTCGCAGGAACAACGTAAACTCTACGGCGTCTACCCTCTCAAAGGTAAGGTGTTGAATGTGAAGGACACATCCGACGCCAAGGTAGAACACACAAAGGAGATTGCCGAGTTGAAGAAGATTCTAGGTCTTCAGTCTGGCAAGAAATACGAATCCACCGCAGAGCTGCGCTATGGAAGCATCATGATCATGACGGACCAGGACTATGATGGTTCACACATTCGAGGCTTGCTCATCAACCTCTTCCACGAGCTCTGGCATGAACTCATTGCAATCCCAGGCTTCTTGACCTACATGGCTACACCCATTGTGAAGGCAGTCAAGGGAACCACTGTGAAGAACTTCTACAGCCAATACGAATACGAAGAGTGGAGAAAGACCGATGCCTCCAAGGGTTTCAAGGTCAAGTATTACAAGGGATTGGGCACTTCGACCCGCGACGAAGCCAAAGACTACTTTGCAAAACCACAAGCGGTTCGGTTCGACTTTACACAGGGCTCCGATGAAGCCATTGACCTCGCATTCAACAAGCAGCGCGCAGATGATCGCAAGACGTGGCTACAAGGCTACGATAAGACTGCGTTGGTGCCTGCGGGACTTCAAGTGCCCTACACGGACTTTATCCACAAAGACCTCATTCACTTCTCCAACTACAACTTGGAGCGTGCTATCCCCAGTATGATGGACGGACTCAAAGTGTCTCAACGCAAAATCCTCTACGCTGCGTTCAAGCGTAACTTGACTTCAGAGATTCGTGTAGCCCAGTTTGCAGGGTATGTCTCCGAGCACAGCGGATACCACCACGGTGAAGCTTCACTGAACGAAGCCATCATCGGAATGGCTCAGGACTTTATGGGTGCGAACAACCTTCCCTGGCTTGTGCCACAGGGACAATTCGGCACACGCATTCAAGGCGGCAAAGACTCTGCGTCGCCAAGATACATTCACACCTTCCTTCAATCGGTCGTGAAGAAACTGGTCCCGTCTGAAGACTTCCCTGTCTTGGCCTACCGAGATGACGATGGTCTTCCCGTCGAACCTCAATGCTATGTTCCGATTCTCCCGATGCTATTGGTGAACGGCTCTCGTGGCATTGGCACTGGCTACTCAACTTCGATTCCCGGATACAATCCCAAGGAGTTGAAGGACATGTTGGTTGCGTGGTTGAAGGGACAAGCCGACGCACTCGACCGTCCACTCAAACCCTACTTCAAGGGCTTCAAGGGAACCGTTGCAGAGGATGGAACTGTACAAGGTCTGTACACCAAACAGAAGGACGAGTTTGTGGTGACCGAGCTTCCACCTGGAACGTGGACTCAAGACTATCGCATCTGGCTGGAGAAGGAACTCGCAGAGGGAAAGGTGAAGGACTTTGTAGACAGTTCGACCGATACCGACATCCACATTCGTATCAAGGGAATGGATGAAGCAGTGCTTGTCAAGTCATTGACCGACAAGGTGAAGACAACCAATATGCACGCATTCAACTCCAAGGGTATCATCGCCAAGTATGACACTCCGAATGAAATCCTCAAAGAGTTTGCGGGTGTTCGTCTAGCGCTGTACGAGACACGCAGACAACATCAATTGAAAGCTCTCCAAGACGAGATGCCGTATCATGTGAATGTCGTAAAGTTCATTGAAGACCAAGTCAAGGATACACCGACCCTTGTGTTGAAGAAGAAGACGCGTGCTGAATGCGATGCGATGTTCAAACAGGCTGCATATACCTCCATCGATGGATACGACTATCTTCTCAAACTACCGGTCAGTAGCTTTACCGCAGAACAAATCACCAAGCATGAAGCACAACTGGCTGCACTCCGAGCCGAACATACGCGTCTAGAATCCCTGCGTCCTGCGGAGATGTGGCTTATGGAATTGGCTGCTGTATAAACAATGAGTGATTACGCATCCATTATGATGCAAGAGCAAGCGGATGCTCGTAGGGGGTATAACTATGATCCTCGCGAGCGTTTTTTGCGTACTCAAGCCCCGAGTCGTATGATCGAGACCTTCAACTCAACACGGCCCGATGCAAACTCGCAAGTACCTGAATCAGAGGGAGATGTAGGGTCACGATTGGATGCATCTTCGGTTCAAGAGGCGCCTGCTACACGAAGTACTAAAAAATACATCATCATGGATTCATCCCAGCGTGACTGGGTGAAACAGCCGAATCCCTATACCAATCTTGTATTTACCTTTGGAAGTCAAAGCCTGCAAGCCACCAACCCAATCGTCTATACTAATAATTCATTTGTTCCCACCTTTGCAGCAGAACAATCGAACAATAATCCGCCGATCATTGGAGCTCCTAATAATCGCGGATGGACATTGTCCACGGGAGCCTCGGATGTGTTTTATAAACCATACAATCCAAACCTTCCCAAGGGAATTCCAGTGGGAACTGATACAGGGTATATCATTCAACCGTCCGGGTTTGGATTCGGAAGCTCTACCAATGCAACCAATGTAGCGTCCATTCGTCTTGTGCGTGCAGTCTTACCACAGCGTCAGTTTTTGAGTATCCCCATTGATCCCTCTTCGAGTGGAACCGACGCATCGACCAGTCAGTTCATTCAGGCCAATCTCGTGGGTAAACCTTATTCCACCTTCTCGACCTATCCATACTTGCTGTTCAATCTCAACGAGTTTTACGGACAGTATGTCGGAGGTAATGAATCCATTCGTAGGTCCTTCTCCGTCATGACCCAGCGCCAGCGTCAACAAACGAACTTCCAAACCGATGTCGGTGTTCAGCAATACGATTATGAATCTTGGGGACAAGAAGCATTGGAACTTCAAAGTCCTATTACCACCTTGAAGCAGTTGGCACTGACCGTGACCGACCCGGTCGGTACAACCTTTTCACAAAACGATACACTTACAGTTTCATTGATTCAAGCCACCGACAACAAGATGTACTTGAAATGCTTCACAGGTTCGTTTCAATATTTCAGTAGTAATGAACTGCGTATTGGAGACCGTGTTGCATTTTATTCCAATACAATTGTTGACATGTTGAAGTCACCCATTCTTGCAGTGTTGGCGACAGATAAGACATCCTTTGTCTCTGCATTGGCGAACGCAACCTTTCCGGTGCTTCAATTGCTGGACTATGTGAAGGATATCAACGGTATCTATGTTCCTCGTGACATAACCAGTGAACGCACGAAGCCTTATGTATCCTCGTATAACGGGTTCATTCTTCCAAACTTTGTGACCATTGACCAAGATGGTTTTGCAGCACCTACCTATCCAGGATCGATTGACGGTGGAACATCCAATGTATTAGAACCCACAGTGTTAGCCGGTTCGAATATGCCCTTTTTGAATACCACGCTTCAACCTGTCTATACCTTGGAACTTGAAACCATTGAACCGGATACATCGAAAATTGGCGGGAAGATTGTCGTGCCTCGTTAACAAAGATGTCGTGGACCTCTAGCTTTCCATGGGCATTCAGCCTCGCTGACTTTTACACCAAGACTGCAATTCCAGATGCTCCTAAACATACCGGCCGTCTTCCATTGTCTGACCAGGAATCACGTATGTCGGTTCCTCCTGCAGTGTTGTTTGCTCCTGAACCGGGTATGGCCTCCTCGGTCGTCAAGGAACGCATTCACTTTCGTCACAGCTCCACATCCTTGAACGAGCAGTTCTTCAGTCCCGAGAATGTCAACTACCTTCAAGATGAAATTCGCAACACCGTTCGCCAGATGGTTCGAGCCGACATTGACCGACAAAGTGAAGTGGACTTGATGTTGGTCATGCGCAGTTACTACCTTCAATATGCCGAGAACAACGCATCCAATCTAGAGGTCGAGCTTCGAACCTTGAACGAACGTGTTGTCAATTTTTGTGCCAATCGGATTGCCGTGGAAGTGGAAGCCTACCGACACTACCGCAAGGACATTCTAGACTTCCCTGCCCCTATTGCACGTCCCATCGACACACAAATCTACGGAACCCGCACAGGTGAACTCAAGAGCTTTTTCTAAAATGGATGTAGACTGACCTAGCGATAGGACTGTATCATGATTGCAGGCGTCGTTCACTTAACCAGTAAAACCAAATACGGGATGACATCACGAAATGTCCCAATGTATCTCTTTAGACCTTTGAATCCCAAGCAGCCTCTCTTTATTGTAGGATGTTCACAGCCCAATCTGTATGTGAACCTTCTCGCACTTGTTGAACCGATGGATATGACTCAACGCATTCCACGAGCTAACATTGTTCAAGTCCTTGGACCCTGTGGCGACTGGACGGTTGAACGAAAAGCCATTCAATGGACCCATCGTCCACACAAACCTCCCAAAATCGAAGGTGCCTTGAAACTCCCTAGCGAAACCGGACGCCTCGACTTACGAGGGTTCCAAACCCTGCATGTAGACCCTCCTGGATGTGTGGATGTAGACGATTGTGTTACCTTCTTAGAGAACGGCTTTGTAGTGACCATTGCCGATGTCGGTGCGTGGGTGGCTGCCAATCCAGCACTTGAAGCCTTTGCAACCCAAGGCGAAACACTCTATGAAGGTGGACGAGCGGTCAGACCTCTGTTTCCCATTGAATTGTCTGAAGGCACTTTCTCTCTATTACTCGGTGAAGACCGCTTTGGAGTGTCGATTGTCTACGAGAACGGAAAGCCACCCTACTGGACTCGTTCGATTGTGCGTGTGACTGAATCGTATACCTATGACGATGTAGTGGATCTGCGTGAACTCAAACTAGCCGCACAGTGTGCCAAGGGAAAAATCCTAGGCGATGACCCACATGAATGGATTGAAACCTTGATGGTCAGTTACAATGCCTTCATGGCAGAAGAACTCATCGCTCGTTCGAAAGGATTGTTTCGAGGTCATTCGGCTCCTAACGCCGAACGAATGCAGAACTATCAACGTATCTGTCCTGAAGCCTCACGACTGGCTGAATCAGCCGCAGTGTATCAATCGTTCACAGACCGCACACCTCATTGGGGATTGAAGGTAGACTCTTACGCACACACAACCTCACCCATTCGTCGTTGGGCCGATGTTCACAATCAGATGGTCTTGCTGGGTCTGGACCCACCTGAACCCACCGAGAGTTTAAATGCTCTCAACAAGGCAACCAAGAAATACGAACGAGACTTGTTCTTCTTAACCCAGCTTCAGACTCCACGAGTGATGGTGGGAACCGTGCTGGAAGTCTTGGAGGAAAAAAGCAAGGTGTGGGTCACCGATTGGCAACGGACGGTGACGGTTCGAACAACCGAGTTTGAAGTTGGAACGCAGGTCGTGCTAGATTACTATCTCGATATGAATCAGCCTACCTGGAAGACTCGTATGGTCATTCGAGCTACACGCGCAGATACAAGCTGTCCGGAATCACAATCCCTCGTACCAGCACCTCTTTAACACCTTTCATGGTTTCCAACATCGGTAAGTCTGCGCACATCGTTGCAAGAATCGTCCACTCTTCAGCAATGTTTGCAAGCTTCAGGATCGCACGCACCGCGGTTCCTGCGTCAATCTCGTAGCGTTGACACAATTCACCCAAATCACCTTGATTCATCCATTCGAACATGAAGTCCGACCAGTAGAACAGTGGTTCAGGTTCCAGGAACTGGGCTAATTTTGCAATGAGTTCATTGGGTGAACAACAGTGAAGTTCTTGGTCTATGAACAGCTTGGACATCACAAGAGGGTCTCCCTCGTTGATTTCCGCAGCCATCTTGCCTAGGACGGTTAACTGTCCTTCGTGTATATATCCACCGTCTTCCAGCGACGCCAATCGAACTTCAACGGGACGAGCTACATTCGATACGTGTTCAATCTGCGCATCAACTGTCTCCAACTTGGACTGTATCTGAACACGGGCCTGCTGGTTTTTCCACAGTCGGTCCCAGTTCGGTCCAGCATGTCTATTTTTCCATGCTTCCAAGGTTCGTTGAATCTCTTTTCGTGCGGCATTCACAGTGACTTTGAACATTTGTTCGAGGTTCCATCGCACTTCACAGTCTGGATGTGTTTCAGGCATGCTTTCGACCAAAGACGCTCGTTCTCGTTGGAGAGAGTTCAAGAGCACCCGAGTTTGCTGATAGTAATAGGAACTGGAGAGAATGTCTTTCCATTGAAGGCTTCCAGACTGCAGTGATTTGAGAATGAAGTCCACTCCAAAGTCCATCTGTGAAACAATCGTAGATTGTCGTCCGGTCATCATCTGTTCCACACAGAAGGCATCTTCGGCTTCATGGTCTGGAAGGTAATAGACAATGCCTTGCGTATCCTTACCACGCCGTCCTGCACGTCCAGCCATCTGAATGTACTCGTCCGTTCGCAGCATTCGTAATCCATTCGTAAGGTCATCGTATTTGCGATAGGATGTGAAGACAACGGTCTTGGTCGGCATATTGATTCCGACTGCAAAGGTCTCGGTCGCAAACAACACTCGCACTAGTCCTCGTCCAAAGAGGATTTCCACGATTTCTTTGAGGACGGGTAAGAGACCGCTGTGGTGATAGGCAATGCCTTTCAGAAGCAGTCCTTCTAACTCGTAGTATTGAGGCAGTGTCTTCAAGTCGGGGTATCGATGGAGATGGAAGTTGAGGATGTGTTTGATTGCAGCCGAGTCAGAGGAATCCACTAGGGAATTTGTTACCTTGCTGGCATAGTGAACACAATTCTTGCGTGAGAAGACGAAGAAGAGAGCTGGAAGGAGTTGAGTGTCTTCAAGTTTTTGGATGTGTTCGTTCAATTGATAGACGAAGGAATGACTGCGTTGGTCCTTTGCAACCGCAGGTTGTCCTTCTTCACGTGCTCGAACGGCTTCACGCTGTTTGCGCAGTTGGTTGCGTTGAGTTTGGATTCCACGAAGATAGGATTCATAGACTCGTCGATTGAACATATTGTCCGGTCCCATGACCAGGTCTTCTCCCACTTTGTGATACAGAGGAACCACTCGGTGTGTCGTGGAAATCAAGTTCATTGGAACGCCTTTGAGGTCGGCAAGCCATTTCGCAAAGGGTTCAGGAGTATCGATGGTTGCGGACAACAAGACAAGTCGAATGGAAGGAGGTAAGAGAATGAAACACTCTTCCCAGACTTTGCCACGGCTTGGGTCGTTGATGTAATGAACTTCATCAAACACAATTGCGTCGACATCGTCTAACGATAAGGAGGCTGTAATGCCAAGTGATTCGGTAGAAGAGCCTTTCTTGTAGAGAAGGTTTCGTAGGATTTCAGTAGTCAAGACCACAATGTCGGATTGAGGTGCGAACTTGATATCGCCGGTCATGATGCCTACACTGGGATACATCTGTTTGAGGTCGTGGAACTTTTGATTGGTTAAGGATTTGATGGGAGTGGTGTAGAAGACACGCTTACCCTTCTTCAAGGAACGCCAGATTTGGTATTCGCCTACCAACGTCTTGCCTGAACCAGTCTTTGCGGTCACTAATACATTCTCTTCACGCGCAATGGCGTTAATCGCTCTGGTTTGGAAGTCGTCGAGTGGAAAGGTGTAGGGGTGTTCTGCCATGATAGTACAGTTCAAAATGCATGTAGGTTCGTCCGTTTTTGACGACTATTTCCTGGACGCAGTGTAATGGGTTTGTATGAGTTTCGTGACAAGGTCTTTTTGGACTACAAAGGTCATTGGTTCTTGTGGGAATCTGCATGGGACCACTTTCGTCCGATTCAGTCCATCGTGTGGACTGGAACCAACTTCCATATTCATGATGAAGCCTATTGCAATGACCCGACTACATCACTCTACGGATACGGAAGTGACTCGATGCGTCAACTCTGTGAACTGCTTCACGGGTTTCATGAAGGCACACCTGTCAAAGTGACCACATTACCGATGGGCACTGAATGGTTTCGTGACCGATTTGTATCCTTGTCTCCCTGTGCGCCTCGTGACACCTCTTCATGGAAACGCATGGTTCAAGGCAAAGGACGCACGTGCAGAAAGGCACCTCGCGGTAAGAAGTTTACAAGACGAGCTTTCAATAAGACTAAATGAGAGTGAACATTATCGGAAACCACAAGAAGACCACAGGTGTCTCGCAAGATGTCTTTGTGCTTCATGGCATGCTCGTTCATGTGTTTGGAAAAGAGATTCAAGTCCGACACATTCCTCATTACTACCCTCAATGTCCCGAAGCCGAAGTCAATATCTTCATTGAAGTCATCAACCCTTCGTTGTTCATGTATGCGTCCAAGAACATTTGGATTCCCAATCCTGAATGGACCTACAAGTCATGGAAACCGTATTTGTCGATGGTCGATGAAGTGTGGGTGAAGACACAGGAAGGAATGGAGTTACTGGAAGGTAACAAGCTCTATACGGGTTGGACTTCCATTGATAAGACCATGCCGGATGTGAAAAACTTCAACAAGGCAATCGTTCCCACAGGCAAAAACATCTGGCGCAATCCTCGTCCTATCATTCAAGCGTATCTAGGTCTCCAAAAGCAGAAGCCCGAAGTCTTTTCTAAATTACCTGAACTTCATGTTGTCCACGCACCGGACGCAGTGCCATTGCCGCCTTTACCTGAATCATTGGCGTCCAAGGTGATTCTCCATTCCGAAGTGATGTCCGAAGAGAGTTATGATGCATTATTGAAAGAGTGTGGCTTGTGTATTTGTATGTCCGCAGCTGAAGGGTTTGGTCACGCAGTCAATGAAGCCATGTCGGCTGGATGTGTGTTGATGCTCAGTCCAATTGATGCATTCGAAGAACTTGCACCCAAGGATTCCTTGTGGGTTTCCGAACTCAAACGAACCCTTCATCCGCAGTGTTATGGAAACCTGTTTGATGTGGATGTTCGTTCACTTGCAGACACACTTGAACAGTATACAGAACTGTCCGATTACAATCGCACACGAATGTCACAAGCCTCTCGTGACCTCTATGAATCGCACCATGCAGACTTCGTCCAGCGAATGAAAGGGGTTCTTACACAGAGTTTGTCTGGAATCCCTGAATATTCCTTACAAGAGCGTCTACCGAAAGAAGACACATTACCCAAAGTGTCTGTGGTCACGATTACACGCGACCGACGAGCGTTTATGCCACTTGCCAAGTACTGCTTCTTGGCACAAGGATATCCTGAAGACAAAGTGGAATGGGTCATTGTCGATGATGGAAAAGACCAAATCAAAGACTTGGTATCTGACCTGCCGAATGTGAAGTACGTGTTGTGTGATGAACCCATGACCATCGGTGCCAAGCGTAATTTAGGTGTCCAAAGTGCGTCGCATGACATGTTAGTCATGATGGACGATGACGATGTGTATCCGAACCACAGCTTGGTGACTCGTGTGGCGTTTATGCTCGCAGAGCCCAAGAAGTCATGTGTCTTCTCGACCACGATTCCATGCTACGACATTCACGATAAAAAGAGCTTTATGAATGTTCCTCCAAACACCTTACCCATGCGTGAACGTGTCTCCGAGGCGACCTTGGCATTCACACGAGAGTTTTGGGAGGAGCAGAAGTTTCCAAATGAACAGATTGCAGAAGGAGGCGCATTCATCCGCGGTCGCGAACAGATGTGCCGTGAAGTGTCTCCACAGGATGTGATTGTAAGTTTAGTGCATTCAAAGAATACCTCGAGCCGTAAAGCTCCGTCAGGTGAAGCCAATGGGTGTCATTACGGGTTCAGTGATGAGTTGTTTACGCTCGTCTCGGAGATTGGAGAGCGACTTTAAAAGAGCTTGAAGCCGCGGGACTTGCGCTTGCGGCGAGCACCGGTTGCGACGCCTGTGGCAACATCTTCCTCCTTGACCGCATCACCGATCATTCCAGCCTTCATCTCTGCGCCAGGAACTAACTCGGCATCTTCACCGCCCTTCATCAAGTGCGCCTTCTTGGCTCGGCGAGTCAAGGCTGCCTTCTTGCCAGAAGTCTTGAGGCCGGCCTTCTTGAGGAGCTTCTTCAAAGTCTTGACGGGGACACCGCGGCGCTTGGCACCACCCTTCATGGAATCGGAAACACCTGAAATTGGAAGAGGAGATAGCATTTTATTTATTGAACGATACATTTTTCCGCGACGGGTCCTTCTTTGGATACCCCCCGTAAGTGGCAAGGATCCAGTTTTACGCAGGGACCTACGAACTTGCTGCATATCGTACGCACCTTCATTGGATCCCGTAACAGTGTTAACGTCGACTTGATTCATTGTTTAGTAACTATTAGTAGATTTTCCACTACGCCGTGCAAGTCAAGCAGGGTTCGACCGTGAATTGTTGGGCCTTGGCAACTGCCTTGGTTCGCAAGTAATAGCACCCTGTCTTGAGTCCTTTCTTCCACGCATAGAAATGCATGGACGAAATCTTGGAATACGACGGCTCTGCGACGAAGAGGTTCAAACTCTGTGACTGGCAAATGAACGGAGCACGATCCGCAGCCAAGTTGATCAATGTCTTCATCGGAATCTCCCACGAAGTCTTGTAGAGGTCACGCACTTCTTGTGGGATTTCTTGGATGCCTTGAATGGACCCGTTCTGTGCGATGATTTGAGAACGAACCTCGGCGTTCCACAATCCTAACACGACCAGTCGGTCCACCAAGTATTCGTTGATGACCACAAACTCTCCTGCAAGCACTCGACGAGTATACAAGTTGCTCGTGAACGGCTCGATACATTCATTGTTACCCAGGATTTGAGAGGTCGATGCAGTCGGCATAGGTGCAATCAAGAGAGAATTACGCATTCCATGGATATCGACCTTGTGCTTCAAGTCAGTCCAGTTCAAGTACGGTGTCTGTGTGGGTTGTTGTCCCCATAAATCAAACTGAAGCTTGCCTTGCGAGGCAGGTGATCCTTTGAAGGTTGAATAGGCACCGATGGGTGTGTAATGATTTGCAGCTCCCAAGTCTTCTGCTGCAATCTCCATACTTGCTTCAACCGCTGCAAAGTACAGGTTCTCGAAGATTTCACGGTTGAGTTGAGTGGCTTGTTCGGACGTCCATGGAATCGACATCAACGCAAACACATCGGCTAACCCTTGAACACCGAGACCGACTGGACGATGTTTGGTGTTCGAGTTACGAGTTTCAGGAGTTGGGTAGAAGTTCTTATCAATCACGATATCTAGATTTCGGACCAAGATTCGAGTATATTTGCGCAGCCCAGCAAAATCAAACTTGCCGTCGTTAACGAACCGAGGGAGAGCAAGAGAACCGAGGTTGCAGACAGCGGTTTCGGTGGGACTGGTGAACTCAATAATTTCAGTGCATAGGTTTGATGAACGGATAGTTCCGAGGTTTTGTTGATTGGACTTGGCGTTGGCTGCGTCTTTATAACAGAGATAGGGGGCTCCGGTTTGGATTTGGGAGTCCAAGATGGTTTGCCAGAGCTTTTTGGCTGGTAGTTGTCGACGGAACTTTCCGGCAGCTTCATAAGACTCGTAGAGGGTTCTGAACTTATCGCCCCAGACATCTGCGAGACCCGGGCATTCGGCCGGACACATGAGGGACCAGAGTCCGTCCGTTTCAACTCGTTCCATAAACAAGTCTGGAATCCACAATCCGTAGAACAAATCACGGGCTCGGTCTTCTTCAGCCCCGGTGTTGAGTTTAAGGCGGAGGAAATCTTCGATATCCGCATGCCAAGGTTCGAGATACATCGCAAAGGACCCATTTCGCTTACCTCCTTGATTTACATACTTCGCTGTGTCATTAAACACTTTTAACATAGGAACCAGTCCAGTGGATTTTCCATTGGTGCCTTGGATATGCGAATCCTTGGCGCGAATGTTATGTAACGCCAACCCAATCCCTCCGGCCCACTTGGAGATTTGAGCACAATCCCCCAAAGTCTTGTAGATACCCTTGATGGAATCCTCTTCCATGGTCAACAAGAAGCAGGAGGACAACTGGGGATGACGCGTGCCTGCATTGAAGAGAGTAGGGGTTGCGTGAATGAAGTATCCGAGCGACAACGCATCGTAGGTTTCCTTGACACGGTTGAGATGCATGGTACTGTATTCGAAACATCCGTGGAGTTGAAGCGCAACACGCATCCACATGTGTTGGGGTCGTTCACAGGCTTTTCCATCACGAGTGCGCAACAAGTATCCCTTCTCCAAGGTCTTGAATCCAAAGTAGTTGAAGTTAAAGTCGCGTGAATAATCGATCATGGCTTCAAGTTCCTTGGGATATTCTGCCAAGTCCCACACATAGTCTTCTGAAACCAGTGAATCTTTTGCGAGTCGGTCTACACACTCTTTGAGAGTGGAGGGTGTTAACTTCTGATGATTGTCAATCACAATGCGTGCTGCGAGCTTACCGTAATTCGGGTGATTGCGTGCCTGCATCATTGCACAGGTTTCTGCTGCAAATTCATCCAATTCTGAAGTCTTGATTCCATCTGCGATTTGAGAACAGACCTTTTGTGTAACCAAATCGGTGTTCACATGTTCGAGTCCCTTGGCAAGTTTTTGGAGTCGTTGAAGTATTTGGTCGAAGCTAACCGGTTCACGAGTGCCGTCACGCTTTGTTACGTAAATGTGGTTAGACATGGCTGATACTGTATTCATGTTTGTTATCTGTAAATACTCTAAAATAATCCGAGTGCGCCATTCGTTTTACAATCAGGATACGGCGGTCCATCCTTGAGTTTGAACGTCTCCTTCGGGGGTGGAGGCTTTGTTTCGGTCACGAGTCCGAACGCTCGTCCTATCATTGACATTGCAAACAGAATGATAAACAGAGTCATGATAATCAAAATGAAGACCATACTCACCATGCCTGAAATAGGGTCTAACACCGTCGTTGTGGATTCTGGGTTCATATCCATGATTAGTTTGTTTCTATACGCGGGACAATGTGCATGGACTCTAACTCTTGCGTGAAGAGCGCCATCGAATACGGCATTTCAAGTGTATCGCGCGAGGTATCAATGCGTCCTTGCTCCTTGTCGAACTCCAAGGTAGCTCCATCGGAGCGTTCCATGAAACTCTCGCGAATGAACTTGGACATACCATGCGCAATCAATCCATCTCTCTCCATTTCTCCAATACGCATTCCGCCTTCATTCGACCTACCTTGGGTGGGTTGATGCGTCAACAAGGTCTTTGGACCTGTATCACGATAGTTAATCTTGTCTTCGACCATCTGCTTCAGCCGTTGGTAATAGATAGGACCCATGAAAATATCGGCTTCCATTTGTTCACCGGTCATGCCGTTATACAAGACTTCATGGCTGTAGGGCTCGAAGCCTAATTTCATCAAGGCCGTTTTCAAATCAGGAACACGATTGTCTACACTGAACGGAGTTGCATCCACAAACGATCCCAATTCAATTCCAAGTCGATTCGTGCCGGCTTCCAAGAACTGTCCAACGGTCATACGGGTAGGAATACCGTGGGGATTGAAAATCAAATCTGGACGAATTCCACGACTTGTGAACGGCATGTCTTCTTCATCCATGATTTCACCCACGGTGCCTTTCTGTGAATGTCGACTCGACATCTTGTCACCGACCACGGGGAATCGGTTTTCCACGATACGAATCTTCACACCTTTGAGTCCAATCATCTTATCGCCTGCAGGTACCAAGATGGTATATTGATAGACTGCATCGACTCGTCCTACTTGACCTCGTTTCGGTTCGACCGACGCATCACGGTAGCCTGTGACGGTTCCCGTTGGACTTGTAATCGGGGACAGCATGCCTAACAAGATGGTATCAGGAGTCACCAATGAATTGACACGAATGATACCGTTCTCGTCGAGTAGTTCATAGTTGAAACCCTCTTTGCGTTTGACATCGCGCTTCAATGGATTGGCAATCTCTGTATGGGTTTCAAGTCCGAGGTCCAACATCTCTTCTGCGTGGTCGTAGCTGTGATAATACATGGTCTGATACATTCCGCGTCGGAGTGACCCACCGTTCATGATCATGGAGTCTTCTTGGTTGTGACCTCCATACATCGTGATGGCAACCAAGGCGTTTTCACCATACGGCAAGCAACCTCCACGACCCATCATCTGTTCGTACAACCATGTTTGAGACATGGGTTTTTGAGGCAACACTAAGAACTCTGCAATCGTATCGAACCGCTTCGTGTAGTTTGTGTGATACCAAGACGCTGCAGACTTTTGCTGTTGAATACTGAAGACCGAACGCGGGCCTGGGTTGTGATTCGAATACGGCACCATATTTGCAAGTGCGGACAAGTTGAACGACATATGAATTTCAGACGGAAGGGTGGAATGATAGGGAGTCATTGAAATACGAACTGAATCTGATTCATACGCATCCATGTAATCCAAATGGTTGTTGATGTCTTTCCAAGTCTTGGTGGCTCGAATCATATCGGGGGACGTTCCCTCACGATACACCGGTCGAATGGGACGACCTGCGTCGCAATACACTTTGTATTCATTGTTGAGTCGCATCCACGATAAGGACACAGAGGGTGCAAACTTTCCAGTGCGTCGTGCCGTTAACATCAACTTATGCAAGAGTTCTGTGTTACCAATACAGACTGCCCACAAGTCCGAGTTAATGTAAATCTTGGTCCATTCAGGTTTCCAAGTGGATGGATGAATGTCTTGGACTTCACGAATCAATCGAGTCTCTCGCAAGACTTGTTTAAGAATGTCCGATGGAAATGCAGTGGAGACTTGTGCTAGAATCGCCAAGGACTTCTTGTATCCAATGTCTGACCCGTCAGGTGAATCCACAGGACACATCAATCCAAACTGAGACGCATACAATCTGCGAGGAGGAGCCGTGCTGGTCGATTTATCAATTTGAAGGTCGGTCTTTCGCAAGTGGTGAATCGCAGACAAATAGGAGACTCGCATTAGTTCTTGCGAGATACCCATGCGTCCACCCCACGCACCCTTGAAGGATTTGGATAACTCGTTCAACATGGTCCATCCACGCCAATATCGTCCAATGGTTTCAGGTTCAATGAGATTTGCCAAGTTCTTTTCGCGATAGGTGGTTGGATTGAAGGTATTGGTTCGGTCAAGACGCAACAACATCTCCTTGCCGTTCTCTCGGTAGATACGACGGAACTCGTCAAACACCAATACACCGGATGTCTTGAATCGTTTGAACTGGAAACTGTCTCGGTCCGAAGGCGCACGACGACCGATTTCTACATCCAACGCCATCTTCAACATTTGCCCAAGCATATACGCCTTACGACGGAAGAGCGCACCTGTATCGTCGGTTGAACCCTCCACATGTGAAAACAGAGACTCGTGTAACGCTTGAACAATCTCAAAGCGTGACTTGCTTCGTGTGAACTCGGACAGAATCGACAAATCGGTTCGGTCGAGCTTTCCAAGGAACTTGTCGTGACTCAACACCAACTGATAGAAGATTTCATCGTAGGCCGTTCGGTCCTTGTCCGGAACACCTGCAAGTACCGTATCATACAAGTCTCGGTCTGACGTCACACCCAACGCACGAAACAAACTCAATAAGGGAACGGGTTGTGAAAAGCCACGCACATTCATCATCGCCAATCGATTGTCGCGTCCATAGTTTCCATTACTTGCTTCGGGATTCAAGGTCTCGGACGGAATGGTTAAGAAATGTGAATACGGACCTCGCACACCGTCTTCTGAAAAGGTTTTGATACCCACATAGGTCTCGGTGACTTCTTCATAGGTTACATCTGCATCTTCCTTCACATCTTCAAAGGTAATCGGTTCATCGGACTGGACCAATCGTGCCTTCGTTCCCTTGGGTGCTTTGCGTTTGCGCGACCCTGCATAGAACATGTTATCTCCCAACAGCTCTTGCGTCAACAAGACTTTCTCTGCTCCATCAATGATGAAATAGCCTCCCAACTCGAACTTGCATTCTCCAATCTCATAGTTCGGCAAGCCTGTCAAATAACACAAACGACTGCGTAACATCAGAGGAATCTTACCAATCAAGACATCGGAGAACGAACGCGTTTGGGTCGTCTTATCTGGAAAGGTGTATTCGGCTTCAATGTCCGCATACAAGCTCAACGCATAGGTTCGGTTATCCAGACGGCACGCGTGCGGCACAAGCGCGGTTCCATCCTCTTCCGTCGGTGATTGATATCGAATCTTGGAACCATCTTTGCCTCCAATGTAGATTCGCACAAAACGGTCACCAGGCACTTGTAACTCGAACGGGTTGCTATTGCGAATGTACGTGGGAATCCCTACATCCAACAAATCGTTGAAGGAATCCACATGATGTTGAATCAGTGGAAACCTTGCACTATCAAAGAGCGTCTTCAAGACATGTCGCGGGACATCCATTATCTTGTCTATCAGTAAGCATTTTCTAGACTACTACGAAGACAGAGTATGTGGAGTGAAACACGCCGTCCCGAAGTATTGGAGCGAGTCATCGGACATTCCGATGTGAAAAAGACGCTTCAATCCTATTTCCAATCTCCTGCGTCTCGTAGTGTTTTATTGTACGGTCCTCCCGGCATTGGAAAGACTACCCTCGCACTCGCAGCCACGCGTTCCTACGGCTACGAAGCCTTGGAAATCAATGCGAGTCGTTCCTTGCGTAGTTTTGGGGATGTCGAATCGTTGATTCAATCCTGCCGACATTCTCGCAGTATTTCCTCGATGATACGCGGAGACAACTCGCCCCTCTGTTTGGTCTTGGATGAAATCGATGGGTCCGACCCACATGCCCAACGAAAGCTTGTGGAATGGATGATAGGTCCAGACCGCAAGATACCGATACTTATGACATGTAATGAAGTGCCTCGTATCATGAAGCAAAAAGAGGCGATTGAAATGGTTCGATGTTATCCTCCAAGTGCGACCGACTTGATTGGATTGTTTCCAGACCAAGATGTTCCGAAACTTGCAAAGCGTTTCAAACACGATGTGCGTCGGATACTACAGTTCCTACAATATGGGGAGTCGGATCTCCTACCGTCGGGGTCAGCTCCTTCGGAATGCTCTTCCGAAGTTTCGCATATTCTCCATCAACGAATGTGGACCGAAACAGATCCCATGGTACTGGCCAACGCAATCGAAACACCATCTTCCCATTAACTTCATTCATCATACGTGCCTTGAAGGTTTGTGGGTTTGCGTGAATGATAGACTTATCCACAGTATTTCGAGAATGACCCATCACGACAATCGTCTTCTCGGGTGGAAGTTGAACCATTTGGGCAGTCCAATGATTCGTAAAAAGCAATTCTTCTCCACGACTGGAGTCGGGAAACGAATGACTCTCTGCATAGCGTCTGCGAATTGTATAGGTGGCTGCAGTTCCGTGCTGTGCATGAAACGGTCCGACTTCCATCAGTGCATTCTCTTTAGTCAATAAGACGAACATGTGCGATGAAGCTGCAATGTCCGCAGTGGGAGTCGAACGAAGTGCTTCAACCCCTGTTTCAATGCGTTCAGGGGGATAATAGTCGTCATCGTCCCAGAACACAATCATTTCAGCCCCCATTGAAAGTGCAAGTTGCATACAGTGATTTCGTAACCATCCAATACTTTTGGGTTCGGTGATCGTATGATACTCGACTAAGGGATGACTTGCACTCGGTGACCAATCGTGTTGGGGCAACGTTGAATTGTCGACGACAATCCATGCATGCGGACGAACCGTTTGAGCGTCCATACAGGCTTTGGAAAACTCCCAACTCCATCGTCTATTCTTCGTCGGAGTACACACTACTATCATTGTTAGATTGACGGGGTACAGGGTTTAAATCTCGTATGTCGTGACGACAGACTGGGCAGTGTGTGTTCATGGAGAACCATTGGCTAATGCAGTGAGCGTGGAATGCATGTCCACAAGCTCGAATACGAGTGGCTGCGGTTACAGCCTCTTGACAAATCGCACAATTACAATCATACATCATTGCATTCGTTTCAACTCCTGCGGCAATTTGCTCTCGTGTTGCGACTACGGGCACAGGTTCTAAGAAAGTCGGATTTCCACTCATATCAAACATATTCAACGGAATGTTCACAGTGAAACGGGCATTTCGAGGTCTATTTTGTAACACGATTCCATACAAAACGGCAAGGGCACTTGAAGTATTTCGAAGATGAGCTGCAATCACGTGGTTACGAGTAGGCGCATCTAAAAATCGAACAATGTTAAAAAACGCTCGGTCTGTTTCGGTAAGGTCTCGAATGGCCGTCAACACAGTATACTCTTCATCGTCCATACCCTTTCATGGCACGCCGCACGAAAATCACTCTCCAGTATACAAATGAGCACACCTCCAACTGAAACACCGTCTGTAGAAGCAAAGGTCGCAGCACCCTCGTCTGGATTCTGGGCAATTTTAGGCGGCGTTGCAATTCTACCTCTCTTGTTTTTGATTTTCTTCCATTCTGGCGCTGCGTATCTCTCGTATCAAAAATACGGAAGCATGCTGTGGGCTATCCTAGATTTCTTCTTTGCGTATTTCTACTACCCGTACTATGCGTTCTTCTTGGCGAAGGATGTACCACCACAAACCCTCTTCGGTGGACGTAGACTCAAACGCCGCGTGTAACAAATCCATCCATCGGACCACGTGTATTTTTCCGAAGGAGTTTGGTCAATAAGGGTGACCCCATAAACATCAACCCATCCAACTGCTTCTCCTTCTTGGTAAGCAAGGCTCGTGTCGCTTCCTCTTCATCTCCATTGTGCTTTTCCAACAGTTCTTCATACATGGTCGTGTAGCTCGGTCGACGCGGCGCAACATAGCCTTCCAACTGACTAATGCACAACGCAAACAACTGTGCAACTGGATTCTGAATTTGATTGGTAATGTAGAACGAGGCATCCGGTGTCAGTCCGTGTTCGCGGACATACCCGACTTCTTCAATCCGGTCTCCTTGCTTTCCCTTGTGCTTGTTCTCGGCTACAAACACGAACTGGAGTCGGTCACCTACTTTAGGAGCTGTGCCTGCGTCACGAGACTCCATGCGGTCTGCCAAGACTCGATGCGCAATCTGTCCTGGGTTCTTGTAATCATCCCGCAAGCTCTTGCTGACAATGAACTTCTCCAAGGGGATTCTGTTTTCAAGCACATCCACAAGCTTGTCGACCACGAATCGCTGTGCCTTACGCACATCCTTCTCGGTCAGCAACATGTCCAACGCTCCACCATAGACATCTTTCACAATCGGCGCATTGTCCCTTCGTTTCAACACGATGCCCATGCTCTTGCGTTTCGGCTTGATGGTTGCGTCCTCTTCGAACATCAGTCCCACATATCGTTTACGGCAGAAGAGGATGAACGGGAAGAAGGTTTTCTCATACGCAATCTTGTAGGGCTTGCGGCACTGGGAAGTAATTCGCTTTCCTGCGGCGATTCCAAGTCGGATAGACTCTGCGAGGTCTTTGGTTGGGAATCGGATGAAGATGGAGTCCGTATCACCGTAGATAACTTCGGCTCCAAACTCTGTTTCCACAATTCGCTTTGCAAGACCCAAGGCTTTGCGACCTGCGGCGGTCGTACAGGCTGCGACACAGAGTTTTCGGATAGGACTGACTCGTGAGCCGGTTTGACCGTAGACTGAGTTTGCAACCACTTTGTAAGCAAGCTGAAGACCGTTGAAGACACTTCGCTGAGCTTCGTCATACTGTGTATCCTCCATCTTTTCTTTGAATTCCTTTCGCTTCTTCAAGAGGATGTCGAGTGTCTTGGGTAGAACACCGACTGTCATTGGATTCTCGTTGGGCTGGACGAAGGTGCAGATGGTCTTTCCAGTGATGACACCCTTGTCGTCCTTTGTATCGTATTCCACTTCTTCCAACACATACTTCTCTTTCAACACTTCCATCTGTTCCAGCTTCATCCCTTCATGTCGAATCTTCGTTCCTTCTGCGTCAAACTCACGCTCACAGACCAAGGTGTCTGGTGATAGATTGTAGCTAATCATGTTGGTCGGATACAAGCTGTTGAAATCCAGCACACTGATGGGTTGGTCGAGATACATCCCAATCTTGGGTGGAAGTACAATCGCACCTTCGTATCCATCTCCGAACTCGGCTGCGTGTTGGGTCTGAAGAATCTGGTCACGCTGTGATGCGTAGTAGACTACCGCACTGAAGATTTTGATCCCTTGACCTCGTCGTAAGACATACTCCATAGGAACCTTGCACACATCCGCCATTCCACGCGCATTGACCAGCGTATCCAACTTGGACATCAGCGTCAACACCAAGTCACAATCCTGAATACAATACTTGGCAATTCGTGCTCGTCCGGCTGGACCTCCCTCTGCGTGGAGACGGAACAACTCATGTGGTTCCACATCGTCCTTGGTAAAGGTCCATTCGAGACTCTTCTTCTCTGCGTCCGACAACTCGCTCATCAGGTCGTCTGGACATTCGATTGTGAAGGTCTTGGCAGTCATGGAGGTCACACGATACTTCTCACCTTCTCGATACGGGTCTGAAGTGTTTCCCACCAAGTCGAATCGCACATAGTTTCCTACACGAAGACCTCGTGTGCTTTTGGTCTTGACGGTATGGTCTGCGTAGTCCAACACCTTATCTCGCAAGAAGACGGACGCAACCGAATCCAACTTGAACGAGTCCAAGGAATGTTCACGGCGCATGTTCAAGAGCAAGTCCAGGCCTAGACGACCTCGGAGTGTCAAGAATCTCAAATCATACTTGCCGGATGCCAATTCGAACTTCTTGGTCTCGCTGAACTTCACACACCATGAATCTCCTTTCTTGGTCTTGGATTGAACACGAGACAAGTCAATCACATCCAGAATACCCAGTTCACTGCATCGGTCTTCAATGTATGCGTCATCAAAGCCAAAGGTATTGTACCCACACATGACATCTGGATTCTGTCTACGAATCTCGTGGGCAAACTTGAACAGCATGTCCTCTTCGGATTTACAGGCGACAAACTCGGTATCGTCTTCCGAAGGGTCCACGCTTCCTACGACAAACACTACGCGACGAAGAGGGTCCATCAACTTATCTGACCAACGATACGAGACGCCGATTTGAACAATCGGGTCACCCTTCTTGGCTTGCGGAAACAGTCCAGACTTGGAATACATCTCCAAATCATACGACGCCACCTTGAGTGGAACGATTGCGTCACATGCAGAGACTTCCTCTACATCGCATTGGTAGAAGGCATCGATGTTGTAGAGAGGTTCGTCGGTTTCTCGGTCCACTGGAATGGTGAATCGATGTTCTGTGAACTGAATCGCACTGGCCGGATTGATGTGTCGGTCGTGGAAGAATCGCATGAATCCAGGTAGGTTGCTCTCGTAGAGCTGACCTTTACTAATCTTCACTGCATCCATCATCTTGGCTTTCGTATCGCACACGACTTTCCAGACCTCTGTGGTCTTAAGGTCGGCAAACCCTGCAAAGACATCATACTTTTGGACCTTGGTGGAAGTCACTCCAACGAGGTCAGGCTTGGTTCCACGCACATAGAAGTAAGGCTTAAATCCATTAATTCGAAGACACGCTACGGTTCCTGTATCAGTTCGTCCGAAGACATCGACGACAAACTTACCGCTTGTGTCATGTTCGTACCAATCGCACGGTTGAAGACGAACCATTTTACTATCTACTTGCGAGGGAGTTCTTCATTCGTTTTCTACGAAACTTTCTGGATTTGAATGTAAGAGATGAACCACACCACCAACACCTATGACTGGTTTTTCGCACCGACTCGTATTAAGGCAGACAAATACGAGGAGGATACGAATGCCATTTCCAGTAAGGACTCGCTGACCCGTCAGACTGCGAGTCTCACGGCTGGATGTTCAGACACCTTGAACCCTGCCGCCGCAATGGCCGACCAGCCCGGTATGATTGCAACGGGTGGATACGGTCAGCCTGGAAGTGGCTGCAAAGTGGATGAGAATACTGAACTTCGATGGGGTATTGAAGGTGCACATCGTCAGAAGGGACCTAAACAGATGTGGGCTCGACCCTTCGCAACCACTCCGTTCTTATCGGGTGGAGACCCAATGGCGGTGGAAGATGAATCGGGATTGATTCGCTCTGCCCCTCCTCGTAACCGCAAGGATGTCTCCACCATCATGGACAAGATGATTCCAAACTATTATCAACCTCTCATTCCCGTCAAAAGCAGTGATTACAAGGATGTCAATCATTGGGTGGAGCAATGGACCCGCGGAGGCGACCCCACTCGTTTACTATCACAAACTCGATAAGTTGTAGAATATAATGAAAGTACTCTTCTTTGCGAATCGAATGCCGGACTTGTGTGGGGCGTTCTTGCATGATATCGACTTAGCCACCGAACTTCAAACGCGCGGCCATATGGTTGTGTTTTTGACTATCAAAATCCCTAAAGAAGGGTTTACCGGAGGAACCTATCGTGGGTTCCGATTCTTACATTACACGGCTGGATTGTCGTTCTTGGAATCCTCGGCTGTCTGGATTTGCCCTCATTCACCCATCTTACCCGAAGTGCGTAAAATCAATTCACGAGGTTACAATCGTCCAATCATTGCGACTTGCCATTTCGACGGAAACTACAATACCATTCGAACCAATGGTAAGAACGACTGGGCTGAAATGCTTCTCTTTATCAACTCGATTATGGAAGTCCAGTATCGGAAGAATATCGTACCTTGGCCCTCACAGATTCAACAGACTGCAGCCATTCGTCCATTGATGCACCGAAACAACATTGAGATTGAAGAACCCTTCCGCGGAGATTGCATTACCTTGGTCAATGCAAACGTGAATAAGGGTGTTCAGCAGTTTTTAGAGATGGCGCGGAAAATGCCCGAGCGTAAGTTCCTAGGCGTCTTACCGTATTATGGTGAACGACAAGTACCGTTTGCTCCATCCAACGTAGAATGGGTGCCGTTCAATGACGATATTCGAACCATTCTCAAACGAACTCGAATCCTCTTGGTTCCGAGTTACTATGAGAGTTTTGGCCGTATTGCAGTGGAGGCAATGTTAAACCGAATTCCAGTGATCTATTCTAAACCTAATCCAAATTCAGTCTATCCAGGCGGAAGTACCGAAGGATTGGATGAATGGATTCAACCTGTAGGGATTGGATGTAATCGCGAAAACAACGATGAATGGATCACTGCGATTCGTTCGTTGGACAATGAAACTGCCTATTCCGAGCGAGCAGAACATTCGAGGAAACATATTGAAGAGATGAATCTCTTTGTGGAAGCGGCTCGGATTTCGGGACTTGTGGAACAGTTTGCTCAACGCAACCCGGTAGTGGTTCGCAGTGAACCGGCCCAGACCTCTCAACCGGCACGGCCTGCGGATCCGGGTCGTCTACGAGAACCTCCTGCGGGGCGTCCTGCAGGGGTAGCGTTTTTGAATGGGCGACTGAGAATACAGCGTTAACTTTGTCTTGAAGCCATCGACCTCGTTCGCATAATTCTTTCTGTTCGTCTGAAAGACCTGAATCCACAATCGGTTTGGAAGGAATGTACTTTGACCCTGAAACCACTGGAGCAGGAGGAAGAAGGGATTCGATGGCATCGACGACCGTCTCATGTGTCAAAAGTGCCTGTGAAGCTTCTTCCTGTGAACAACCGATTAATTGACAAATCATCTGTACATCGTTCATCTTTTTCTTGATTACTTGTAATACCTGAAGATGCGTTTCATTGAAGACCTATGCCCACCCGCTCTCCTCTACATGATTTTCTTGGTCATTCAACTTGGATTGGATGCATCGTTAGGCATGTGGATTACCATGACCATCAAAGCAATCCTCGGACTTGCAACCGTTGTCTTGTTGGACACACTCTGCGGAATTGAACTCGGTGTTGTGTCCTGGTTCTTGGTCGCAGCTCCTTTCTTGATTACATCCCTCGCCACAGCAATCGCCATGTCCACCCGATTTGACGAGTCCATCCTCCGAGGTGTGAAGGAGAAGTTTGTCGATAAAGATGCAGTCGATGGTGACCTTCCGGCGGATTCAAATCAGATCGGAAAAGTCAAAACGGATTCTAAATCAAAAATGATGTAAACCTTATAGCGCTACAATGTTCACATTCCTACTCTCCATTCTCTTCGAACTCTTCTCGGGACTTGCCCAGACCTACTCTTACTTGTACGACCTTTGGATTGAATACAAATACTCCCAGGCGTACACTCACCGCCCCATCGCACGATACTACTTGTCCAACGAACACATTCCCTTCGAAGAGACGGACAAACGCGTCTTTGAAGATTGCGTGTATGTTGAAGAATGGGTGGACCGTAAAGGCAACAAGAAATGCAAAGTTCTCTACGAAGGTGAACTCATTCCACACGAATGGAGCACCACACCCTTTGATGCCCCTCCTGCAGAGATTCCATGGGTGTGGATTGGAGACTTGGATACCGAAATTGACTTGACCCGAACCCTGAATAAGTTCCTCATCCCTGGAAATCGTATCGAGCTCGACCTCCTCTGGAATCTCATTCAAGTGACCGAGCGCACAGAGTTCGTCTACATTGAAGCAGGGACGTTTAACGAGGTTCAATTTCCAGCGGAAGGAATAACAATCACAGCCCGCAATGATTCTTAAGCCCTTTGAAGTTGCGGAACGATACATTCAACTTCGTAAACGATACTCGCCTGAATCCTGGGGTGACTGTGTGCTTCTCTTCAATGAAATGATACTGGGTCCTCTGATTACCCTTTTTTTACTGTTCCTCGGAGCCAGTGATCTATTCATGGTGATTTCCACAAGCACACATGCGTATACCGCGTGGCGTGAATGGGAAGAGTATCATACACTTCGAAGTGTGGTTCAAGGGATGTTTTTAACAATGTCGATTCATGGCGGTCCACAAATCACTACCAACGATTTGGAGTATTTACCCTATGTGTTTGCCGATGCAGTGGTTAGACTTGGGTAACACCATCCGCGCCTACAGTGTGGGGATTGCTTGCAGGAATCTGTGGGTTGTATCCTTGATAGTTTCCATAGGTTTGTGAACCGGGCATACCGGATGCCGCACCTACAAACGATGTGCCGGTTGCGCCTGCGTTATATACGCCTGCTCCACCACGCATGCGGTGCTTACGGGTCTTGCGAGTCTTCTTGGACTTCTTGGACTTCTTGGACTTCTTACCACCCTTCTTGGTCTTTCTGCGGCGACGACCTCCGGCTTGGGTGTCGCTTCCATAGGGGTCAGGCATCACCTGTCCTGTTGCAGAGTTCACAGGTGCGGAAGTATTGACGGCTGTAAAACCCGCACCTCCAGTGCCCGTAAGAGGGTCAGCTCCAAATCCATACATCATTCCACCTCGCATTGTTCGTCGTCTACGACCTCCTTGTTGTGCTGAACAAGACATTTACTCTTTCACAGGAAGAAATACGCCCATCGTGCCAGGTTCGTTGTCATAATGTTCATAGCCTCGAATGGACGCGTCCTCGGACATTTCCGCATAGGTCAACAGAGCCGTCAAGTCTGGGTGATGGCATTCGTGCAGTAGACTTTCGAGAAGCGTGCGACGCGATTCGTACGAGAGCTTTTCGTAGACATTAAGTCCGTTCAGATAGCGAATGTCACAGACTAAAAAGACATTCGGTTTCAGTTGAATGACGCGTATAACTGTATCTGAAAAGAGACGCTCGTCCAACACGATGGAGAGTGGGATCGGTGTATCTCGTTGGTCCACAAACCAAGCAACTGCTCGATTATCCTCGTGGGTTAGCAGAATCCACCCCGGATTCCCCACGAATTGAGGTACTTTCAGCAGCAGGTGGTCCTTTACGTTCCCCTTCTTGACGTGGGGCTTCCACGGGCACAGGCGGTGTAAACGTTGGAACGCTGACATGTTGTTCAGGTTCGGGTTGTAGTACTATCGGCGGTGGTGTGAAAACTGGCTGGACTTGTGTGGGAGGATACAAGGTTCGCACGACCCAGAACACTGCAATGTGTGCTAGTACGACTACGATGAGGGTGCCCAATGCGACCGACAGGATTTCTTGGAGATCCATCTTTATCTCGTCGGCATCTTTTGTCGTGAATGAACAAACCGCAATGCAGTCCAACCCACTCCATTATACCAAGGATGCAGTGTACAATAGTCTCAAGGGAAAGTTAGATTTGAACAATCTAGTCGGCTCGACCATTCAGGTCGCAAAGGAAATTGAACAGATTGCAAACCTCAAAGGAAAAGAGAAGCTTGAATTGCTTCAATCCATCCTTCGAATTTGTATCCACGATTCGGACAAGTCCCCCGAGGAAAAAGAGGCACTCTACTTCACAGTCGACCGTGTTGTGCCGGTGGTTGTTGAAGCAGCGATTCTTGCCTCCAAGAGTCCGATTGTTCGCCAGGTTCAGGCGGTTTGCTGTGGTTGCTGGACAAAGACCGTTCGCTCGTAAGGTGACAACGCTTCCATCCATACACGAGGTGACTCTGAATACACACTCACTCGCACTTGTTCGCATGCATAGGCTCTTGAAAACACAGCCGATTCAAACGGCAATTCTTCATACTGAACCGAGCCATCGTCTCCACGGGTGATGGTTGAAATGGTTTTTTGTTCTATATTGTATCGTCGGAACCCTAGATAGAGCATGCGAGTCTCGTAGGTTCGTAATGGCTTGGCATGTTTCCATTGTTCAGGAAGTTCGTCGAGTAGTGTTACGTTCATGAAGCAGTCACTGTGTTCGCGAAAACAATTCGTTTTAACTCTTCCTCATCGTGAAGTGCGGCATTCAACTTGTCGACTCCACGACGAATCTCATTCTCAATGGCTCCCCACTTTTCAGGGTGATTCAGATACTTGGTGTGGCGTGTAGTTCGGTCTGGGAATCGCTCAATCAATTCAGACTCGGTTGCGTCGTACATGTTCATGTAGCACCGAAGTTGAATCTCGTCGTAGAGAGGGACTTCAGCCCAGACACGCGTTCGGTCTTTGGAGTCTACAATTCGATTCTCGGATGCAACATATCCATCGCATCGACCGACTAGCTTGAAGGTTCCAAAGTCTTTCTTGACCGTCTTGGTATTTCGTTCGGTGACCTTCACATCCTTTGCAGTCTCGTAGGTGTCTAAGATTTTCTCTTCATTGTTCAGTCCACGTTGTTTAGCTACCTTACCGCGGACTTCACTTACCAATCGTGCTTTAAGTTCAGGAGGAAGTGTATCTCTCCGAAGGTCAAACACCAATGCGGCTTGGGATTCGACCTCTTTGAGTACTTCTTGAACATTGGTGGTTCGTTGAGCGGATTGGATGCCGGATTGAACAATGTCCATAATCGGCCATTCACGAAGCACTTCATTGACCAACTTGGAATAGGGACGAAGATTGTGTTCCTTTTCCAACTCGGCTACACGCGTCTTTCCAACCAGGTCTTTACAGAGGAGTTCGTATGCAATTTCATGAGCATTTTGATATTTGTGGAGACCGATAAAGCCGGCAACTTTAGAAGCAGAGATTTCGGGGAACATTTACAGTCTATTCATTGGGACCGATTCATTCGTTTTCTAAGTTGAAAAACTCTTTTGCATTCGCGTAATCGCATCTAACCACGCAGGGATTCCGTTCAAGACCGTCGCAACCGCCAACGAATCTCCTGCAACCGGTGTAGTGTCCAAGGTAACACCTTCACAGACCAAGACAATCGCAGTGGTCAACAAAGCCTGACGAGACTTTGCGTCGGCAGGACTCCATCGTAGACAATACATTCGATATAAGACTTCAATGTACGGTCTCGCAACCGGTTGTGCTTGCTTTTGAATCGCATCCCAGAAACTCCACACGACATGATTCCCATGTGCAACTGACACGTACGTGTCCGAACGGTTGGCAAAAATCAACGGCTGTTTGGTCTGTTTCTTGTGTTCACGCGCATACGCAAAGACCCACGCCATCCAATACAAAGCCCGTGTTGTATCGCGCACATCTTGACGAAGACAATACACGAACTCGTTCATAGGCACTGCAACTGTCAATGGGTCATCGCGACGCAAGACCAGTTTCCCATAGAGTGTGGACGGTGCTTTCAACGACTCTTGAATCGTCACTGGGTCAAAGTCATGTTGAGGTTTGATCGTCGGTAAGGTAGGGAGCTTGTTCTTGCGACAGAACGAAATGGTTGCAGCGGCTTTACAGATGAGTTCACGCACTTCAATGTTGTTACGAATGGCAGTCATGTCTCGCAACGAATACTTGGCTTCAATCGGAGCATAGGTTTCATACGCTTTCGCCAAATACAAGAAGATGGCGGGTTGAGCCCGATTCACATGAAGGGCTGCGCCTTCAAACAGCGCCATCCACAGTGTATGTACAAGTCCTGAACAGACAAGTTCCAGAGACCAATAACACGCATAATCTGCGTGACCGAGTTGAATGTTCTGAAGGAGTACCTTCGTAACATGCGACCGGATATGACCACAAAAGGTGGTTTTTTGAAAGTCTAGGACCGTTCGAGGGTCTGTGATTTCCATTGATGTTCTAGTAGATAGTTCCATACGAGGTTAACCGCGAACGTTGCACATACTTCTGGTACATCGTATACAACACATATAACAACGACGCCACAATCAGAATGTTCAGAATTGAATCAAACCAATCCCAAATCGTTGGGTCAGGCTTCGCAGACCGGGTCTTGCGTTCCAATTGAATTGCGTTCTCGACTTTGTGAATCTGGTCCTTGAAGGTATCGGCTGCGTATTTGACTTCGTCTTTGAGCGATAACACTTTGTCTTTCAATCCATTCACTACATCCACAGTCTTTCGCTGTGTTTCATACTGACGCAACGCATCGTTCTTACTGTCTACCAGCTTTTGAACCATTGGATTGACTTCAGCTTTCAACACGCGTTCCTTCTCGGTCTCTTTCCATTTGTCTCCTTCTTTGAGGGTATAGTATGCAGAACGAGCTTGTTGATAGGCGTCTGGTACTTTGTCTCGCACATTCTCTGCGTCTTGTAGCTTACGAAATGCATCACGCAGTTTCACATCCTTACTAATCTTTCCATCCATCATGACAAGTTCATTGGCGAATCGGTCTTGTTCCTTAAGAAACTCGCTATATGCAGTTGGGTTTGTAGTTTGAAGTTGTTGGAGTGTAGTTCCTGGAAACATCACTGCAGAGACTGTATTCAAGGTTGTGGAGTAACTTGGGTCGCTCTTGTAGACACATTGAAAGCCTCCATTCACATTTCTTCGTTCATAGCCTTTCTCGGTCGGGCATGACATCACGCACGACAGATTGCCTGCACTTTCAAAGGGGGTTGGACATTTGGGCATTTCCACTGTAGGTTGCCCACCCGTGCTTGACTGTACGAGTCCCATTACTCATCTTGTTAGAAAGAAACCAATGGAGACACCCACAGACAAAAGCAAAAACGCTAAAACATGTGCAGTGTCGGTCGGAAGTGTTAAGTAGGAAAGAAAGACTAAGACCAAGAGGAACAGTGAAAATTGAACCAAGAAGAGATCACGAGTCGCAATGGATAGAATGGCTTTGCGTTCTTTTTCAAGATCCGACGAAGGAGCCGTAGGAGCTCGCATCGGTTTTAGACTGTCGTTGATTTCCTTCAGCTTTTCAACTGCAGCATTCGAATCCTTGAACTCTGAATAGTTCGATTGAATGCGTGAATACTCGTCTACATACTTGGTTCGTTGATTACTGACATCACGTAGTGCGTCGAGCTCTGCAATTTCTTTATCCACTCGCATCACCTCGGTCTGGACTCGTTCTGTTTCCGTCGGATAGGTCGACGGGAGTTCATCTGTGGCTTCGAGTTGAGGTAAGGTGGTTAATTTGAAGAAGAACTGATTGTAGACCGTATGTACACATTTTGAAACCGGTGGTCCAGTTCCACCACCGCTCTCTTGGGCATACTTGAACTTAGCTGGACACGATGCGTGACATGTAAACAATGGACCTTTTTCAAAACCAGGCGGACACGATAATGTTTGACCCATCTCCCTTACTTACGGTTCGGGAGAAAACCGTTGAGAATTCCATACAACGGAGCCACTACACGTGCAGAGGTTGAAACTTCATTGGACTTCCAGCCTAATGTAGGCGCAGCTGAAACACCGTTACGAATGTAGGGTGCAACGGTAGCCGCCATACGAATGTATCGAGTGTGCTCCGACGCATCGGTGGTTAACGCAGCATGACGAGGTGTGTTAAGTTCAAGGAAGGAACGAACAGGCATTTTGTTTACTAACAAACAAGATAATGACGAGCGAGTTTGAAAGTGTAGTGACACGATACAAACTGAGTTTGTTAGAGTATAAGGTGACTGGACAGTCGACTTATAAACAACAAGCTGAAGTAGCCGAAAAATGGTTAAACGATTACCTTAAGGCCCTACAGCAGAGCATTCAAAGTGATTCCAATTTCATCGACCAGTTTGCGAAGAACTATGAAAAAACCAACCCTGAACTTGTCAAGTTCCAGAAGGAAATTGCAGAGGCTCGCAAACAAGGTCCAGAGTTAAATGACCTCTACGAAGGTGAACTGAAAAGCAAAGAAGAAGTGGTTCGGGATGATTCAATGTACTATACCAAGGCTGCCATCATTGGCGGAGTCCTTGCACTTGGAGCGGTTCTATCCTTCTTTTGAGCCATAAACAGGACATAGAAGACAATACAGAGAGCAAGCAACAAAAAGAACAACAAGTAGAGTCGAAGTTGGTAGTCTGCATCGTAACTTGCCTGCTGGCGAATACGACGCAAGGTTTCAAGAGTGTCGGTCGCTGCAATCAATCCACTGTAATCTCGTTGAATCTGTCCTAGTTTTTGAATGAAACTGTCTCGCTCCTTTTTGATATCCGGTGTGTTCTGTTTCAAAAAGGTCAGCTTCTCAATCATCTCGTTGAGTGTCTTTGCGATTTGAATGTTCAACTCGCGGAGTTTAGGAATCTTGGTTGTATCTTCCGATTGAATCGCCTGTGACGAGAGTGTATCGTATTCGGCAAGTTGGGTTGTGTACTTCGCCTTTAAAGCATCCATTGTCCTTACGCAATATTTACATCGGGAACACAGTAACGATAATATAATTGTGCGCCCGCAACATCGCTGTGCCGATTGACTTCAATCACATCACCGGGTCGTGCTCCAATCCATTTGACCATCGGGTCTTGTGAGTCAATCCACGGGAGTTGCTGGTCCGGCGTATTGATGTTGTAGGTCTTGAACACTTCGGTCTTCTCTTCCTCTTTGAGAATGCGGTGAGGCATCGCAGCACGATGGGTCGTGATATCAAACAGAAGTTGTCGTTTGTGGAAGAACTGAATCAAGCGAGCCTTGGTCATCTGCTTGATGATTTTCAGCACATTCTCGGAAGGAGGCACCAAGGCTACAATGATGATGCCGTGGGTATAGTCATTCCCGTCCGCAAAGTCGACGATTTTATTTACATCACGCTCCACCATACCTTTGGCCTTTTGACTGAATACGACCAGTTGGTTTCCAAGGGTATATAAGTTCACATTCTCAATTCCATCCACGACCACTCGTTCAGTCTTCGTATCCAGACCACGGCGTCCTAGCATTGTTCGCAAGGTTTCAAGTGCTTTGTCTTCGTCCATACTTATCCTTTGTTCTAGACAGAAAGCTGTTCGTTTTTTCGTGAAGAAGGATAATGACGAAGTGGCTTTTACTGGCGGCTGCGTTTCTAGTGGTCGTGCTTATCATGATGAAAACAACTGAACGATTCCAACCCGAGTTCTTGGACCGAACGCAAATTGCACGTACGATTGCAGTTCAAGATTCGTCCTATGACCAACATACGAATCACGTGAACCCCATACCCGTCCAGCATGAGCGTGTGGACGGAATCGAGACACCTTTCCGAGTGAACCAATATACATCGTATGTCGCATAAGAGAGTATGGTATTTCATGCGAGAGTGTCGGATGTGTTTAAAAAGAATGGTAGGAAAGCAACCATTCCTAAAGCCTTACGCGAACAGGTCTGGATTCAGAAAATCGGTCAACGATTTGATAGCAAATGTAAAGTGTCTTGGTGCACGAACCAAATCAATGTCTTTGATTTCCAATGTGGACATAACATTCCAGAAAGCAAAGGCGGTAAGACTACGGTCGACAATCTAGTTCCGATTTGTAGTCGATGCAACATGAGTATGGGCAGTCAATACACGATTGACGAATGGAATCGAAAGTTTGCCAGTCCTAGGTCGAAGTGGTGTATGTGTTTCGTTCGGCAATGAACATCTCATCCCATCCATTCACTGGAATAATGCGATATCCAATCGAACGAACATAGTCGAACAACTCTTCGCGTAGTTTGGTTGCAGGAAGTCCTTCGCGTTCACGATAGTCTGCCCACGACTCAAAAAAGATACGAGGATACCCACTTCGTTTGAGGGTCTCTTGCATGCCTTCGAATACCTCCTTTTCAAAGCCCTCGACATCAATCTTGATCAGACCAATATTGTTAAGATTGAACGAATCCAAGGTTGTAATAGGCACTTGGATTGATTCACAGACCTTATCCTTGAAATCAATGCAGCTATTTCCACCTCCATCTTCCGATCTGAAATAATAGGGAAGGGTTCCAGTATGATTTCCCAATGCAGTCTTATGGATTGTGACATCATAATCAAGTCCTCGCAATGCGACATTGCCGCATAAGAAGTTATGTGTTCGTGGACAGCATTCAAAGCTATGAACATGGACGCACTGTTTCGCAAAGGGAAGTGTCCACGTTCCTACATGGGCTCCAATATCGACAAACACCTTACTTGGATCCATCATAGACATTGCCCAATCGATCAACGACCGTTCATACACTCCAGTATTCGCAAAATCATAGGCAATTTGTTTTTCGAGAAACAATAGCCCATCGGGTGATAGCTTTTGAAGAACCGGTGTGTCTGTTCGTAAGGATTGCTCACGTAGGTAGAACATTTGATTAATTAGACGGCATTGGTATAAATGACTTTGTAAGACGCTTGCATTCAGACTCTAGATGCTCACGTTGAAACTGTGGCTCGAAAATGGTATCCGCCAATTGCTTTGCGTATACAGAGATCTGTTTAGCCTCTTCATCGTGTGTAACTAACCATTCCAAGGTCTCATTCAAGTTTGACAAATCATACTGAATCGGTACATAATTTACCATGGGTAGTAAATATCTCTTCAACCAAAAGTCATTGTCTGGATGCGTAACCATGACTGGAACTGAACCAGACCCAAAGACCCATTGAAGATTGGACGCAATACAGTTTCCATCCACAATGAGAATGTATTTGTATCCAAAGTGCCGTTCTACGCTACATCGCTCTGCAAAAAAGCGTTCGGGAATACCCTTGCCATTTTCCCAGCCACCCCAATGAGTTAATTTTACATCTGAATGAGGAGAATCAATAAGAGCTGCAATCACTCGTTCACGAATTGATGGAATCTCATATCCAGAAGACCCACCGCGCCAAAACAGAATGGGTTGTCGTGTGTTCCACTCTGGGAGTGCAGTGTCTTTGAATAGACCATCTTCAAAGGTTTTATCATCCAATGGAAGAAGTACTAGATTTTCCTTTTGAACACGGGAACACAGTGCACCGACATACTTTGAAGAAGGATACTGATTCGCAGGTGTATTACCAAATCCTTCAAGTCCAAACCCATCTGAAGATAGAATTGTAATCTCTGGAAAAAGAGATCGAACGAATCGATCGATGGGTCCATCTTTTGTACAGATACTATATCCACCTGCCCAATAATGTGCCATTATAAGTCCAGAGATACAACCTGTTTAAGCTCTATTTTAGAAGGTAGCGTTCCATGTTTGCGGTGCTCCAAGACTTCATTCCAACACTGTGTCAATCCTTCCAGATGTTTAGGTAACCACTCTGGGTCTTTGGGTACAAAGTCCTCTTTAATCGAGGTCAATAACCAATAGATGACTTGCGTTGTGTCTTCATAGATGTCTTTGTCGTAGACAACCTTCCCTGATTCGTAGACTGTGAACACTCCTTTTTGTTCAGTACTTCGAACCCATTCTGAATAGTTCACTTGCTTGAATCGGAACTCGACATACTCACATTCGTCAATGCCTGTGCATTCCATCTGCATTTGCATTTGATGAATGTATCCAGGTGGAATCTCCGCTTTCAATGCACGACTGATAGGGCATTTGAATTCCACAAGACGACCATATCGTTTTGGGTCATCGGCGTTCGGCACAATCAATCCGTCCGGTGATGCGCCTAGAAATGCGTAGCGTGGATGCTGAACACAGGATACATCCGTAATCGTGCACTGGGTTCGCTCTTCATAAATCTTCTTTGCCACCGGTTCGAACCGTGTGCCCCATAACAATGCGGGTATCGCATTTCCTTCTCCAGGAGGTTTGGGTTCCAACTTTCGCATGATGACTTCTCGACGAGCCGATTCAGAGCCGAAGACTCCATAGACTTCCGAAGCCGTAATCATTTCACTTCGTTTGGCGTGCCAGGCCTCTGTCCGCTGGTCGTTCGCTCCATACATTCGCAATACACGTTCATAGCACCGGTCTCGCATCCACAGTCGTCCGACTTCCCCGAGCATGAGTCGGTCGGCGAGGGCGTAGACCTGTTGCTTAAGAAGACGAAGCGACAATCGTGGTTCAAGAGTCCTGCAAAACAAGAGGAAGTCTCGCAGTCTTCGCTTGAATCCGGTGTAGGGTCGGTTGTCGAGCAACCATTGAGTAAGGCGCTCTTCCATTGTTCTTCTGTAAGCTTCGTAGTTGAAAGTTCGTTTTCAAGAGCAGCCCTGACTGTAAGATACGAGTCAACATCGGCTCCTTCCAACAGTCGCACTTCAGTGACAAGTTTTTGCTGCATTTCGTTTACAGCTTTCCCTAGTTCGCGCGTATGAGGTTCAATCTGGTCTAAGTCTGCCCCGACGGATGAAAGATACATTGCCGACATTATATATAAAAGGCATTTTCAATGAGCGCAACTAAACCTACTATGGAGATTCAAAGTAAAGACCAACTCGTTCTACACCGACTCGCAGGATTCTATAGCACTCCCGAAGTACTCGCTCGAGTGAAGACCATTCTCTCGGGCCAGTCTAAAATTAGTTTACGACTCATTGACTGGCTCGTGACCAACTATGCGAAGAAGCATAACATTTCCTTTGTCACCAAGACTGGACGACATGTCATCGTGTATCTCGCCTATAAAGCACATCTCAAAGCGTATAGCAAAAAGATGTTTGACCCGTTCTGCCGTTGGAAGCGTATTCAGTTCATGGAGCTGAACACCACCGTCGGACAACTCAGTTTCTTCGAGTGGGCAATTCAGGACGAGATTTTGGATTACCTTGAAACCCACTACGATGACATTCAAAAGGATATGGACGAGTGTTCAACCACCCTTCAAGCAGCCGAGGGACGACGCAAACGTCATGAGTTGTCTCGTTCCGCAACCAAGACGGTCTGTCGTCACGATGTCTGCGTTTCAGTTTCATTTGCGTAAACTAACCATTCAATAATGTTTTCACGGCTACACCCCGAGTTCTTATATACGAACATTTCCTCCGACATCACCGAAAATGATTTGGATGTCGTAGCGGATACCTGGATGATGGACGGACAAGAAGTCTATCGCGGAACACGAGACCCCTCGTATGACCACGCAGATGTGTATTGGTTATACAACGATTCCTTGGAACGAGTTGGATGCGCAGAACATTCGCTCCAAGACCACGCAGATGTGCGAGTCTTATGGTTTCACGACTCTGAGTTTGGCACTCTACTTCAAGAACCTGGATGGAGAGAAGACGATGAACTCTGGTCGAAACTGCCTCGTCATGTCTTTGACAGATATGTCAATGAAGAATGGACAACCCCTGAACGCTTCTTGGAACACTGCTTGTGTGGACCTGTACGCATTGTCACACCCAGCATGCTAGTCATTCGTCCAATCGTCTATACCTGTACCGAGTGTGGTCGCAAATCCTTACAACGGCTTCCACAGTGCAAGTCTGTGCCGCAGTACTTGGACTTCCCGGACAAGGAAAAAACATTCTTTGTGGATTTTGATTTTAAACTACATCATCCACCACTAGACTCAACGGTTTGGTCTAGGCTACAGCGACACGACGACGATTCTTCGCAGGTGCCGCAGGAGCAACCTGTGGAGCAACCGCAATCTGTTGCACAGGAGTTACCGGAGGAGCCGATGGAGTCTCCACATACGCAGTTGTTAACTCCTCTTGTTCTTCCTCCTCTTGTTCTTCCATTAGAGGTTGAACCTTGATTTCAGGTTTGAGTTCTTGCTCAATCTCGTCTGCGAAGATTTGAGATGCAGTGGTTCGTTGTGGAGGCGACACCTTTGCGTAGCTGACTCTCCAAGTCACACCAAAGCCTTGTCCAGAGACATAGATGCTTGGACTGACTACGATGCTGGCTTCAGCTCGCTTAGGAAACACTTGCTGAATGTTCTCGGTTGTCACTTCAACGGGTCTGCCTTGTCCGTCTGTAACATCCATTGCAACACGACCATCATAGACTGGAACTTTCATCTTCAAGCTGGGTGGATACTTGCCTGAAGCTACCCACTCTCCATTGATTTTCTCAACACTTGGACTGATAGACTTCTTCATCATCTCTTCCAACACGGGACGAGACCGAGCCTTACCGAACCACTTTACACTGCTCGCTTCAGCTGTGTCAAGTATCTTTCCTTGAAGGTCGTGTAGGAAGTTGTAGAGAACGCCTGTAGAGCCTAGTTCAGCTCCAGCACGCTCTTGGGCATGTGCGTCACATCCTCTGAGTGTAAGGCTCATTGTGTAGGTAGTTCCGTTCTCGGTTTCCTTGACATTCACACCCATAGGGTAGACGGACTTTTCAAGACGAATCTGAAGAGGTTGACCATTGTACTTCAAGGGAACTGACTTGCCACCTGCTTTGTTCAGGCGGATGTCTCCGAATGAGAGCTTGTTGATGTCGAGGTTAGACGATGAAACGATTGCGATAGTAGACATGATTGCTTGCTTGGGGTATACTATTCACTCCCAGAAAAGACGAGAATCCGTTTTGACCGCATGTTTCCAGTTTTCAAGAAGGTCTTCATAGAAGATAATGGTTCAATGTGCGTCGGTTAAAAAACGAGGCTCTAAGGACCCCTGCACTTCCAATGCATTGGTGGGCCATACGTTGTGTGGTCGGCATGCGCGAATGAAAGAACCCGAGTTATGGGCGGTCGTCCACCCTACATCTCCGATTGTAAACGTTCAAGCCTTGGTTCGAGGATGGTTGATTCGTAAACGAATATCGTCTGCAGGCTTTGGAGTGTTATCCCGCAAAGGTCTTGCGAATGACGAGGACATCATTACGTTCAATGAGAAAGAGCGAGTCCATCCGATGGACTATTTTTCATTTGAAGAGAATGGCAAGCACTGGTGGTTTGAGTTTGGATCGTTGTGGACATGGTCTATGCAAAACTACACTCCAGTGAATCCATATACAAAAGTTCCATTGAACACAGACACCCGAAAACGACTTCGAACCATTTGGGGCTACAAGAAACGAAATCTAGAACCCGTGCCACTCGAATCGGAAATCTTTATCGACCGAGTCCGTCATCGGCTGAACATCTTGACCCAACACTTTGGAGATTATGGCTTTGTCGAGGTGTATCCCGAACACTTTATCGATTTCACAAGGACTGAATACAGGAATGCATTTGTAATGCTTCACCGCGAAGTCCAAATGATATTGCCCGCCTCGGACCCCTTTCGCCAACGGGTTGCGATGTTGTGTGGCAATCGAGCCTTCGCCCTTAACGGTCTCCAGAAAGACACACTCTTCATCCTGCAATGTCTGAATACTCTGCTTCACATCATCACTTTGTATCGCGACCCCTATATGATTACTTTTTCAATTCTGTCCGTTCTACACCGGAGTTAAAAGTATTTACATGACCGCCGAGGGTAACAATCATACCCAACGCGTTAGAAATGTCCTCAACAGTATCTGTCTCTAAAACAAACAAGATGGCCGCCGACAAGAAGACCCAGAAGAAGACCGCCGAACCCATTGCCGCTGCCCCCGTCCCAGCACCTGCCGCTCCCGTCAAGGCCGTCAAGGCCAAGAAGGAGAAGGTGACCGCCTCCAAGGTGGAAATCGTTGTGCCCACCGTCGCCGCGGGTGCCCCAGTAGTCGTTGTCGCTGCACCTGTCCAGACCTCCGATGCCCTCCTCTCCAACCTTACGGAGCAGCTCAAGGCACTCTCCACCGAGTTCACCACCCGTGTTCGTGATGCAGTCAAGGCCACACAGGAGGCAGCCAAGGCCGCCAAGAAGGAGGCCCGTGACTCCAAGAAGAAGCGCAAGGTCGACCCAGCCACCCTCAACCCAGAGCAACGAGCAGCCTGGGAGGCTCGACGTGCCAACAATGCCTTCCTCAAGGAGAAGCCTCTCAGCCCCGAGCTCTGCCAGTTCATGGGTCTCAAGACAGGTGAAATGCGATCACAGACGGATGTGACCAAGTTCATCTCCGAATACGTCAAGAGCCACAGCTGCTTTGACCCAACCTTCAGACGCCGCATTCTACCCAATGCAGCACTTGCCAAGCTCCTCCGAGTCGATGACAAGACTGAAGTTACCTACCTCAACCTCCAGAAGTTCCTCAAGGTCCACTTCATCAAGGCTTAAATCGTCGTGGTAATCAGCTCATGAGGCATTTCTAAATACAAAATCGTACTAAAAAAAGGTGACAACCGACCATCGAGAACCAGCGCACGCTGTTTGTCGTTATCTCGGAGTGTCTTGACAATTCGTTTAAGAACTGCTTCTTTTTCCACACTGGGCTTGACTCGAATCTTGCAGGTGTTCTTGTGCCATCCACAGAGAGACGATTTGGAACACTTGTCTTTGTCTGTGAACTGTCCACACGGTGTTCGCACTTTATTCATGAACTCGATAGGAGTCTTGGTCGTGTCTTCATACGCTTCGGCTTTGAACCATTTGGTCAACTCTTTGTACAGTGCAGCACCTCGATTCACGATTGAATTTCGAAGCACTTCATAGGTCGGGTCCAAGATGGCTCCATCGGGTCCAGTTTGAATGTCTTTGGACAATGAGAACAGCAAGAACTCGTAAATCTCCGATGAATAGGTGATGTTTTGAGCAAGTTGTAAGTCGGCTGCATTCGGAACTCCATCGACCAATGTCTTTTCATTGAACGCTTGGACCGTTTGGATGACTTCTCCAGGAGGTCCTTCTGACTCCTCGGGCACAATCGGAACACGAAAACCAGAAGTGAGTTCGAGTTCAACCACTCTTCCAGCTACATCATGAATATCAGACTGGACTTTAAACTTTGCATGTTTTGCGTCCGTGAGAAATGCACGCACCGCATCTCCAGTCGGAAGGTCTTCGATTGGAACATCTGCGTAGCCTTCGCGCACGGGAACTCCTGCATCGGGTTTGGTATTCGTAGGTTGAATCGGAAGCAGAATCTTCTTAGGGACTAACACGGCTTGAATACGCTTGAATGGGTCCAAGATGACTTCATACTTGGGTTCATTTTTGAGTTGAAGTTCTGCAATCGCATCAGACAATACAGGTGCATTCACCACACACGCACGAACATGTCGGTCACGCACAATCGGTAGTGTGCCTTTGAAAACAGGTCTACGCATGTCAGTTGTGTATTCAGATTTATACGCCTTCGACTCTTTGACTCGCGAGACATAGGCTAACAAGGAGTTACCCATCAAGACAATCGTGCGTGAAGTCGCACCTCCTGAATCCGACCAGAAACCACAGACCACTTGTCCTCCTTCAATCCGAATGACTTCACATTTCAAGAAGGTCGTCACATATTCCAATTCTTCAAGGACTCCAAGGTCTCCGTTCTGATAGGCGTGGTCAATCGACGCAACAATTCTATCGAGCTGTGTATCGCCTTCTTTGCGGTCTTTCCAAGTGCGGAAGAACGAACATTGCAGGAGATGGTCTCGTGCATCGCGAGGGCGTGGAATGGAGGTCTTATCATTCAACAAAATAGGTAAGGTTTTCGAAGGACGACCAAGTCCGACACGGAAGTAATCCGATTCACCCGAAGCAAGACGACCTTTCTTCACTGAATTTGCATAGTCGGTTTCAATGGACAATTGGTCGGCCAACTCGGGTGAAAGGTAAGCAAATCGCAAACTAGGGACTTGAGTTGTGGTTGAGTCCAACACATACGTGGCCTCCTCTTTGGGAGCCAATATTTCCGTTGCAGCTCGTGGAGTTTGAAAACAGCAAGGGATTTTGCGTTTGTTGATGGAGGAGAGTGCTTTGATGTAGTCTGGGTACTTTGCAAGTGTATCTCGTTTGATGACGGTGAACTCCAAGGTATCCAAGTCGTCGGTCGTACGAACCTTACCATCGCAGACTGGGCAATGCAATGCGTCTTCCTTGGTCACGAGTTGGTCTTCTCGCAAAGGAATCTCGTCGCGTATACACCAATACGGTGGGCAAATCACAGTTCCATCGGGGTCTTTGAGTTCCAAGGTTTCATTGGGTGAAACGGTTGAATAGTTGTAGTCAGGTCCTACACGCTCCTTGTCTTCCTTCGTCAACACGATGGCTTGTTTAGGTTTATCACACTTTGAAGGGTAGATGGATTTATCAAAGGTGGCAGGGTCAAACTTTTGAAGTCGGTTGTTGAAGAAGTTGTAGGTTCCCATGCCTCGTGGTTGGACCTTGACCTTTTTGGATTTTGGACCCGTCGGAACTGATTCAACCAGTTCTTCCTCTTCTTCTTCGAATCCCATCATTGCATTGAAGGTATCATCGGCTTCAAGTTCACCGTCCATTTGAATCTCCTGCTGTGGGACTGCGACTTTAGGAACGACCCGTTCCATGCGTCGAGGACAGACCGCATCAATCGCTTCACTCTCCGAAGTCAAGACATGTCGCAAGATATCGACATACTTCAAGGTTCGTTCTAGGTTGGTGACAAACTTAAGAATCACTTCCTTGTTGGAAAATCGAATGGTTGGATACGCACGCAAAGACTTCTCCAAGTTCAGTTCTTCGGACCGTTGTTGAACGGAAATCAATAACTCTGCGGCTTCTTCAATGGGAAGGTTCAATTCTTCGGCTAAATACTCGGCAGTCTGAAGTGCGTCTTCTTGATTCAACACTTGGAGTGCTTGGAGTTCTCGTGGTGTAATGTTGTCCGAAGTGTGTTCAGCTCGAAGGAGTCGGAAGGTATCGGTCTGAAATCCAAAGACACTTTGCAAGCAGGGAAATCGAAGCATATCAAATTCCCGAATCTCTTTTGCGTAGGTCGCTACAACGGATAAGTCACTTAATTCCCAGCGTGATGGGTCAATGTCGGTTTGGACCATGAACGGTGTTAACGCATCCAACGTTTTCATCCATTCCAGGGCTCCTGCTTTCAATTCATCGAGTGTTTCTTTGGAGTTTTTCTCGCGTCGCACATCCACGGTGATATCTCGGTCGGTAATCGCAATTCGTTCAAAGGAAGTGCGAGAGCTTCCACGATACAACAACAGTGTGGGAATACGGCGTTGAGGTTGTGTATTGTTAAACCATCCTTTCCACATGGAGACATCCAATAAAGGTTTCTTGTCTTTCGAATCGGCGCAGTAGAACTTGTGACGCACCGTCTCGGTCTTGGCTGTGAAATATCCAATGTACGGTGTCTCGGGACTGACCGTCATTCCGTAAAAGATTTGCTCGAATCGTGTGCGTGGAGCTGTAAAGGTTGTCGACACCAACGGAATGTACCATTTCGCACGAACCATCGACACCGTTTCATGCTTGGGTGTGTCCAAGTCGAGCAACCGTTGAAGTTGTGCTTGGGACGCTTCAATCGACGCACGCAAAGGTTCAATGGTCGTGGGTGTATCGGGTTTCAATCGAGGAAAGTAGTTCAACCTGATTCCAGGGGATGATTCAGGAGTGACTGCAGTCGCACGAAGTTCAGTGACTTCATAGGGATGTAAGGTTTCAAATAAGCTCTGTGTTTGTGGAATCGGACGCGATGCGGCTTGAAGTCCTGGAATGTCTCTGGGAGGTAACGGCATCACAAAGGAATGGACTTCATCTACACCTAGAATGCGATACTCGTCGAAATCGGTCGGTGGGTCGAACAAGGGTTGCAGAAACTCTTCACGGTCTTCCCACTCTTCTCGTGTCACCTCTCGTTCGGTCACACCGGTTCCAACACGAATCTCGGTCAAGTAGACTTTCAATCGGTCCTGCGTGATTCGCTTTCCGTCCAACGATAAACGCAAAAACAAGTTGGTCCAGTGAATTGGATTGGTCGAGTAATAGTCTTTAGGCAAGTTTGTCTTGGCTTCAATGAACAGGCGGTCTGGATGTGACGCCACATGTAACGCCACAATTTGCCGAACGGTTTCAATGCTGTCATCCTCATAGAAACGGACCGGCTGTAAAGTCCCGAAGACGGGGACGGTTTTCATTATTTATCGCCCCGACTTGATTTCGTCGGAATCACCCCTTAAATAGGACTATCTGTAATCATCATTCCGCAATACGGTGTCGGTGTATGAGAGTAATTGACGGGATGGTAAATGCCGACTTTCACTGCATCTCCCAGGATTAACTTGAAGTTCGCCCAAAACTCTTGCGTGTGTCCGATGGTCTCGGTCATCAAATGTGCCATCTCGTGCAGCATCACAAACATCACGGTGTTTTTATCGACGAGTGGATACTTCGGTGGCTTGGTCTTGTCTCGCAGACAGACGACGATCTTCTGTCCCTTGTTTTCTGAATACGAAGTGTCGGGTGAAGTCATTTCATTTTCAATAAACACATCGGGTGTGAAGCGTTGGACGAATCGACCAATCGGTGGATCCTGGTCTAATCCAGGGGTCTCCTTGTAGTAGGTATACAGCTTGACGAGGTCTGCTCGAATCTCGGACATGAGTTTCACAGCAGACTGCTTGTCGGGTAAGTTTTGCATGTCGTACTCATGCCCATCTGGGCCTTTCATACGAGTTGTGTTACCGGGTCCTTGATTGGCTAGGTATGCGAGCGCAACGACACCTACACCGGCAGCGAGAGGGAACATTATTTAGTAGATAGGTTTGTGTTTAGGCAGTGAGTCCCTCGATGGAGCGAGAAGACTTGAACGGGTCGGGGTCGATGGTCGTGTTCAAAAAGGGACCGACCTTGGACTGTGGGTTTGGCAACTCGGAGCGGATGTCGTAGCTCTGGTTACGCTTGGTCTGGGCGATACCGACAATGTTGATATTGCTGTGGTAACCGGATTGCAAGAAGTTCTGTCCCTTGAGGTCCTCGGCGCCTACAGGGTTCACTGCAGCCCAGTCGGCACCAATCTTACCGTTAGGAAGAAGCTCGGACGAAGACAAGGTGGACTCTTGGTACGTCTGTTGGGAGGAAGGGGTGCGTCCCTGAATCATGCCGGACACAGAGGTGGCGTTACCGGCGACACCGTGGGGCATGCTCATGTAAGGTCCGCCGTTGGACGAAGGTGCCATGGAGCCAGAGCCTCCGAGCTCCTCGGCCTTATCCAAGACGGCAGCCTTCGCGCCTGAATACGAAGTAAAAAGAACATATAACACAGCAACTCCTGCAACAACGGCTCCGAGGCGAATCATTTTCGTCTGATTTAGCTTCATGTTTATATAGGTTATCAGACAAATTTCAATGAGTAAACTTATCGAATCCTTGTTGAAGGATATGTTGGAACGAGTCAAGACGCCCGAAGTTCAGCTGGCATTTCATTCCAATGTAGTGTCTCCATTGTTCAACTACTTATTTGACTTCTTGTTCCCGTACTTGGTCGCACTCTTGGCTTTGTGGCTTATCATGTTCATGGGCATCGTCATTATTCTGGTCATGCTCTTGCGGAAGGGGGTATAGAATGTGGACGAGCTGTTCGCGAGTGAGTTTCCAGATGCCGCCGATGTTGCGTTCTTTGGCTTGCTGGCGAAGTTGCACGATGGTGTACTTTTCAATCGTATACGACTCGGGTAATTCAGGGAGTGACAGCAGGCGGATCAGTTCGTGGCGTTTCTTAGTGTAGTACATCTTGATGCGTCGGGTCTTGGCGACCTTCTTCAACTCGACGAGGGACATGGAATCGTAGGTATTCATTCTAGGGGGATGGAAGTAGATTCCTGACTTTCAAGAATCCATTTTGATTTTTTCCACTGTAACAGATAATGCGAAAGACACTAGCGGTTCTCATCTTTTTCGTGGCGGCACTCTTAGCCGGATATTTTGCTCGTTCCATGGTTCCCGCCCCCTCCAAGGCGACCGAGGATGATGGAAAGGAACGCTTCATGCAGCGTGAGCGCGGTATGCCGCTCGACATGCAAAAGACTGAAGGTATTACTGGATACGATGGCGTCTCTCCTTTGCTAGGCTCTGAACCCAAGCCAGTACCTGAGAAGCCGTATGACATGTCCAATGACCAAGAGCTCTTCCAATTCCAAGACAATCGCATCTCTGCGGATTGCTGCCCAAGCCCCTTTTCTAGCGACACTGGATGTGTTTGCTTGACCGATGCACAAATGAAACAATTCGAAAGCCGCGGCGGTAATAAGGCTTAGAGAAGATGTAGTCAACTCTAATAAATGGAACATCTACGAAATCTTGTGAACCTTTTCAAAGAGGCACATCCTGAACTTCGGGCGAATGAAGAACTGTTTCAACACATTGAGACCGTTCTTCTCCCCCATCTATTACGTGTAGTCAAGCGTGACGATACACTGTTTCAAGAGATTGAGTTGTTTCCCGGAATCAAGGTTGCGTGGAAACCGTCCGACGACAACTGGAAGAAAGTGCAGATGGCGTTAGTCTATTCATTCCTCCACGGAAACCCCAAAGAGAAGTTTGCGAAAATCATGGAAGTGATGAAGGGTGCCATTCCAGGCACAGCAGCCCAAGCCGATGAAGTCCAAAGCATCTTGGAAGATGAGGAGACTCAATCCTCCATGTCTGAAATGCTTGAACTCATCATGAGCACTCGATTGGTGTCCTTGGTCGGCGACATCATTCAGTCCGTAGACCTTGATGGGTTGGATATTGATTTCGAAGACCCCGAACGATTGCTTCAGATGCTCCGAAACCCGCAACAGAGTGAACTCTTGAACGAGATTATGCATCGTGCACGAGCTGTCTTGGAAGAGAAGATTCGGTCAGGCAAACTCAATCAGAATGAATTGCGAAGAGACATTGAGAAGATTCGTGCAAAATTCCAATCGTCCTTTGGTAAGTTTTTGAATCAAGCCGTCCTCGGTGAAGATACAGGCAACACGACTGGAAACACCGCACAGCAGATTCTCTCGAACCATCCCGATGCGCGTCGAGCTAGGATTATGGCACGGCTACAGAGAAAGCACGAACAAAAAACCCGTGGTTCAAAGTAAGAGATGACTGAACCTTTTTGGTATTCGGAACCAAGGATTCTATTTAATCAGGATACTTGGTACAAGTTTGTCCCACAACCCTCCATGCCCGTCCGAGCGTCACTCAACGCAGTGGTTCGCTTTTCGGTGTACTTATCAGTCTTATTATTGCTGACTTCACGAGACGCATGGTATTTGCTCTTGGTGCCCGTCGTGATGACGGCGACTGTTCTACTGGAATCGGTCTTCCCTGAAGCCAAGACGATTATCGGTGAGAAGTTTGCATCCGGACCGGTGGTCTCTGGATACACTGGAACGGAAACCTCCATGCCGACCGCCGACAACCCGTTCATGAATCCTCAATTAACAGACATCGTAGACAATCCAGAACGACCTCCTGCAGCCGAGATTACCGATGTGGATGTCCGTGACAAGGTCAACGAAGCCTTCGCACAGACTTCAAACATCTATATGGACACGACCGATGTCTTTGACCTAGTTCAGTCTCAACGCAACTTCCACGCCGTGCCTGCCGATGACCATGCAGGGTTCTTGGAGTTCCTTGGAAAGAATGGACAGCGAACCAATCAAAAAGGATTAAGCGAAGGATTTGTAGTTGCGAAGGGTACGATGACGGGACTTCCCCTTCCGTCTGTGGGTGCCGCCCCGACGCCTGCGCAAGCCTAATTCTTGAACGATTTCTTTACCACTGTCTCGTTTTCCTTCTAGACGCTTGACTTCCTTTCCATTCTTGCGGACGACAATGGTTGGAAAGCTTTGGACACCATCGTCCATCCCGACTTGATTCGCTTCCTTCTCTTCCACCTTCACATGTTTCAAGTATTTCTTCGCGTCATTCCACGCAGGTCGCATGGCTTCACAATGAGGGCAACCGATCATAAAGAAATAGACTACGGCAACTCGTCCCGACATTTATATGGATACCTAGAAAATGGCATGTATCACTCGGATTGAACAAAGACTCGACCGTTCGTGGGAAGGACAGTCTGTGAAAACAGGACAGGTTCGTCCATTCAAGACACTCGCCGATTACGAACAGTATACCAAGTCACTTGCAGCCCAAGGAACACATTGCCCATCGATTGACCCTATCTATACACAGGGATACACACCTGGAAAGAATACAACACCTTCTGGGTTTCTAGAATTTCAACCGCGTGACCCACAAACGCAAGCCAAATATTCTGCGATGTCGTCGTCCTGGGAAGGCATTCAATCTTCAGAAGCTGCAATTGCGCGAGGCGACTACGATTTGGACCGGGCTGAAAAGACTCGCCAAGAACTTCGTGGACAGAAGCCTACGGTTCACTCGGTCCCCGAAGGTCCAGAGACTTCGTGGAATTGTAGTGTCCAATAAACAATGGGACTCTGGATACTTCTAGGGATTGCAATAGTACTATTGCTGGTACTCTGGCGAGTGCGGGAACACTATGTCATCATTGAAGGACCGGGTGCGCGTCCAACTCGGAACGCAGAATGGTTGAGCAAGATTGACGCACAAGCTCCAATTGGAGGCAACGACGATGATTATGTGAAGGTCCTTCAGAAGTTCTACGATGAAATCTACGAACCTGCGCGTAAGGCTAATCCAACGGTGTTTATCAAAGACACTGAAGTCAAAACCTTTGCAGATGCAGTGACGATACCGGGTGTGGATAAGGAATCGATTCGTAAGATTATTACTGCAGGGTTTGCAGTCGATAGAAGTGGAAGTGCAGCTGCACGCGAACAAAAGGAAATCGTGACTACAGGTGCTCTCGCAGGATTCAAGGGTGAAAATCTTCAACCCAGTATGGGCGTCGATGAAGTGCGAACCCGCACGGAGTTAACCTATACACCTTCGGATAGCCGAAAAGGAAAGCTGCCTGAAGGTGAATACAGTCCTGTCCCGCAAAGTGAACCACGGCGTGAAGGAAATTGGGACGACAAGTCTACGAGCTGGAACCGTGGACAGTTTTACGGTGTCTGCGACGGAGAGGAGTGTGCTAAAAATGTAGTGTAGAAACAATGAAGAAAGTATGGTTTTTCCTACTCATTGCTGTAGTCCTGATTGCATGGACGTTGGTCCGTGAACGATTTGAACCCACTCCAAGTATTCAAGCTCCACCTTACGACAAGGCAGATAAGATTCGAATCTTTGGATTGCTAGACAATACCGACCAGGCATTTCTTATGGCGAAGGTGAAAGCAGAAGATGCGACCAATGGTCCGGTGTTTGACGCATTGTCGGTTAAGTCGGGGTTATCTGCAACTGAAAAGGCAAAACTCCAAGAAGCCAAGAATGCATTGGAAGAAAAGGCCGGAGGGTTATTGACACCGAGTATTGAGAAGTTTTACTATGATGTTTTCAAATCTGCGTCTATCCCGATTACATTACAAAAGATCGATACCTTCTTGACAACCGATACAAATACATCGGTCTCGAAAGAGATGATAAAACGTGCATTGAGTACCTATTTTATTAGTCAAGCAGGTGTGTCTGGTAATTCATCCTACAATACCATCCTTACAGGGCTTGGTCAAGGTCAAGGCTACTTGAACAATGGTCCAGGTGGTGCTGCGGGTGGTCCAGGTGGTCCAGGTGGTACAGGTGGTACAGGTGCTACAGGTGCTGCGGGTGGTGCTACAGGTGCTGCGGGTGGTGCTGCAGGTGGTTCAGGTGGTTCAGGTGCAGCAGGTGGTTCAAGTGCTGGTGGTCCAGGAGGTCAATTGAATAAACTCTTTGGACCTCTGTTTACAGGATTTGGAAGCCCGGGTCCACAAGGGTTAGTGGATTCGACTAAAGCCAATAAATACCCTGAACTTTTGGGTGGACGAGGAAAGAAGTGGGGTAGTGCTGCAGCTGCAGGAGGTGGAGCGGGTGGAAGTGGAGGACTTGGAGGTGGACTTGGAGGTGGAGTCGGTGTAGACTTAAAAGGTTCACTGCCTTCATCCGCAGGATTAGGTTCAGATGCAAATAGTCAATACTTTCCTTATTCTCGACAACCTGGAGACATGGATTTAATCCAAGACCCTTACCGAGTCTCACAACAATTTGCATCGTCGAGCTATTCCTTCAAAACGGAACCCGTTCCATTCCTGACAGATTTCTCAGCCTTCCAAAGATAAACAATGTCCACCTTCGGTCTTCGAAATAAAAATGGGTCCTGCTGGATTAACGCAGGACTCCAAGCTATGTTACGTATTCCCGACTTCCAGAAACGAGTCAACGATGGAGAGGAAGATATCGACAACCCTGTCGAAGCTTGCCTCGCCGAAATTTGGTCCAGCCGTGGCGACGAGGGATTGAAGTCCTTGTATGAATGCGTCAAGGTCTGTCCCTCCATGCCCGCAGGCGAAAGCATCGGCGACTCCCACGAATTCATCCAGTTCCTCTGTGATAAAGTGCCCTTCCTTGATAAGCTTACGCGCTTCAAGGTTGCGAACTCCATTCAGTGCGACCACTGCGACTACAAAGACCTTCGCCCAGATACCCTCAACGAGTTCTCCATTACGCCTGTAGGAGGCAAGCAAACCGTCTCTGATGCGATTGCCGAAACTGTCAAGCCACAAAGCATTCCCGATTGGACCTGTGAAAAGTGCAAGCAAAAGGGATGTCACAAGCAGATGATGTTTGCCGAGTTTCCTCAAGTCATGATGTTCCACCAGACTTCCGTGGGAACCACTACACAGTATACACCTGTCATCGTCCTCAACAAGGTTCGCTTCGCACTCTTTGCGATTGTCTGCTTCACGGGAAATCACTGGTTCACCTGGGGTCGCAACCTTCCACCGGGTCAGCCGTGGTATCGATTTGACGACACACATGTTCAAACGCATACGGCAAACTTCATGCCCCACGACGACCGTATGCGATTGCTGATGTATTATCGTATCAATGAATAAGTAAGAATGTCGTCCGCATCGGCAGGAGCCACAGGTCCATCAGGATCCACTACGAATACCCAAACTACAACGTCTGGGACGGGTCCAGTAGGACCTACCACCAGTTCTACGACTACGCAAAATGCATCGTCTGCAACAGGACCCACAGGACCCGTAATCAATGTAAAGGAATCGATTTTGACCTCCGATATCTACGGGGTGTTTATCGGTGCCTTTTTCGTTGCTCTTTCACTCGTCGTGTTGCTTGCAACGGGGTCATTTATTGCAGTCTTGGTCCTTTGGGCCACTCTTGCCCTCGTTCTCGTCGTCTTAGTGTATTACGACTTCATTTCCATTGACCAGTTACTTGGGAGTGAAATTGTCAAGAAGGAGGAAAAGAAGGAAATAGTACCCGCCGCCTCCAAGTCAGTTCCATCCGGTCCTGTGATTGGAAGTGAAGTCTTTCACATCTACGACCAACAGTTCACCTACGATGAAGCCCCTGCAGTCTGTGGAGCGTATGGTGCCGAACTTGCGACACTTGAACAAATTATGGACTCGTATGCGAAGGGAGCCGAGTGGTGCGGCTACGGCTGGTCTGCAGGTGGAATGGCGTTGTACCCCACACAGAAGGAAACTTGGAACCGTCTTCAACAAGAAGTCGACCCAGGAAAGCGAACCTTTTGCGGTCGTCCAGGTGTGAACGGTGGTTACTTTGACCCAGCCACAAAGTTTGGTGTGAACTGCTTTGGATTCAAACCTGCAGGCAAGTTCACTCCACCCGCTCCCGTTCCAGGCATGGATATGGAGAAATACAACTCCATGGTTGAACGGTTCAAGCGAATGATTAAGACCTTGACCTTGGACCCCTATTCTCGCAATGAATGGTCCAAATATACCAAGGAGACACCTATTGAAACGTTTATAAGTGGAAGCACATTCACCAACCCATTCAAGCAGCAGTTTTTTACTCCGTTCGGAGTGCGAGAACACTTGGAGGGAGGCTCTGAATATGTCGAGCCATTGACGGGAGGATTGGGTAACAATTCTCGTCCTTGGGTTGGACCCTATGGAATCCGTGGTGGACCTGGTGAAGTCGGTGCAACGGGGTTGCGAGGTGAACAGGGTATTCCAGGCGTTCAAGGTGTTCCCGGAGCGGCAGGTATCAATGGAACTGTAGGACCTCAGGGTATTCAGGGTATCCAAGGTAACAAGGGCGATAAAGGTGACAAGGGTGATAAGGGTGACCAAGGACTTCAAGGAGTTCCAGGAAGTTCTGGATCGACGGTTGGAGTTGTAGGACCTATGGGACCCACCGGAGATCGAGGTGAACGAGGCTTCACAGGTGCGGATGGAAAACAAGGACCTGCTGGAGCCGGTGGACCCAAGGGTGACCAAGGAGCCCCAGGACCTGTTGGAGCTGGAGGACCTCAAGGACCTCAAGGACCTCAAGGAAGTGCAGCATCCGTTCCTAGGAACTTGAATGTCGATAGTATTCAGCTTGGAGGCTGGACGATTGCACCTGCTAATGATGGGGGTAATCCCAATTTGAAATTTAAATATGGAGACAGATCTCAAGCTCCAGTGTCAATGTGGGCTATCAACAACGGAAAGTCTATATTACGAACTACCAATATATGGAATGGAAATGCGGATATCAATCCTTAATCCCCAAACGCAAAGAAGGGTGGTACATCGCCTACACCGCGTCCATAGGAAAGACCTCGACTTCCTTTGAAACACAAATACGGCATACCTGGAACATGACGCATTCCCTCGGGACACTTCTTGTAGCACAAAGAAGCAACCTCTTCTCGGTCTCCGTAGTTATCGCAGGTCAACTTCTTGGCTCGTAAATCACCGCCTGTGAGTCCGCCCACACATCCAAAGATACTTCTCCACGCACAAGTATCCCACCTCAATTGCTTTTGACACAACAATCCCCAGTCATTCCATGCAGTTCCATCGTCATATCGATGCCCCGAATCGTAACATGACTTCAATTCCATGACTTTTCCAATCCCTACATTCACCGTATTCGCCCAACAGACGGGGCCCACACCATGGTATCCGTCTTCACAGGCTTCGTAACACAACCCTGCATCAAGATCCGACTTGTTTTTGGGACAGGTGTCGGGTGTAAAAGCAAACAAGCGCTTTCCCTTTGCATTCGGTTCAAAGGAAAGCAGGTCTTCATCGTTGAAGGGATTTCCGTATTTAACCACAAAGGTCTCTCGGTAGCGTAATCCTAAAAAGAGAATCACTCCAAGAACTAGCAGGAGTTCATACATTATTTTGTCGGCACATTTTAAGATGGAACCTGTTCAAACCAAGCAGTTCGACCGACCCAAGTGGAAAACACAAACCGAGATTCCTATCGCCAAAGGACAGGAAACCACCTATCCCTTTCAATGGCTTCTCTTCAAGCCGCAACTTCATGCCGTGGAGCCGTTTGTCACCAACCAAACTACACGAAATGAGAACACGAAACGATCCTCACAATAGCGGCGAGTTGTTTCGATCAACCGACCTATGGGTTATGAGCCCATCGCGCTTCCTCTGCGCCACGCCGCTATCTAGAGTTCGTAGGCTCTCTTTAAATAATCACCCGTCTTACAACAAAGATGGAAGTCGCCCTTCTACTCGGATTAGCTGCGCTGGGTTATAGCCTTGCGCCGCAGATTGCGCGAATGCAAGAAGAACAACTTAAAAAGCGAAATCCAAAAGAAACCTTTATTAGTCCAGCCGACTTTGAACAGACCGATGTGGTCAATGTAGTTCAGTCATCGGAGGGACATAATAACATGGTGCCCTTCTTTGGAGCCAATGTGACTCAATCCACCTACAGCGGTGCAACGGATGGAATTCTCGACACCTACACGGGAACGGGCAAGAACACCTTTTTTCATAAAGAAGAAGCAGGTGCATTCTTCAAACCTGAAGCCGCCACTGGATTGCCTTGGGGCAAGCAAGTCGAAACCGATTTCGAGCAGTCTCGTATGGTCACATCCCTTGCAACCAAGAATGTGTTTCCCATTGAACCCGTTCAAGTCGGTCCTGGTGTGAACGATGGATACACCAACCTTCCATCTGGAGGGTACCAACAAGATTCCATTCGCGAGTTTGCCTTGCCCAGAACTACCGATGAATTGCGTGTAGAGAACAAGCCCAAACTTACCTATTCTGCGGACCCTATTCCGGGTTCACATTTCATTACGGACATGGGTCTTCAAGCACCTGTCAAGAAGAACCGACCGGATCGTTTCCAAGTCTTGCAAGAGAAGGATGGTTCACTCCCACACTTGAACACTGCGGTCGGTCAACAGGTTGCGTCTGCAATTTACCCGAATCAGGTGATGAAGGTTCAACACCGCGAGAGTACTTCGGTCGAATATGAATCCCCTGCTCAATCTGCAGCCGGTGGTTACTTGTCTTACATTCGTGCCTTCACTGAACCTTACCAAGAGTTCATGAGGTTGACGGTCGAAGGACGCCCAACACCTGCAGGACCTTCCGGTGGCACATCTGCATTGACTGCAGGACCTCAATCCTACAATGTTCAGACTCACCGCGATGAATCACTCCTTAACAACTCTCGTTCGTTCGAGGCTCCGCTGATGACCTTTGGTGGACAAGCACCTACTGCCTCTCAAATGGGTTCGGTCAAGTTCTTTGAACCCCTGCAAGAAGACATCAATGTTCAACGCAACAACCCAGGCATCTTGGATGCGTTCAAGAAGAACCCGTATACACAGAGTTTACAGTCTAGTGCGTAATGGACTTGTTGGGGTATTCGGAGACCGTGTTGGACATCTGTCTCCGTTCAAAGTCACGCCGTGAAATTCATACCATTCTTCGCCAAGTCTATGTGTATCCAACTCGTATTCGCATTTGTCCCTGTGTCACCGACCCGTGGGTTCGGAAAACCTTGGAGTTTCTAGACGCGCAGTACAGCAATGAACCATCTCATCCTGGACATGGGACGGATTGAAAACAGTCTTCTTCAACGACGTGATGAACTTGCACAAGCAACTTCATGGACGTTTAATCTTGTGTTGTTGGGCTTGGTCTTATCGGGCTTTGCGTACTTCTTATATGTTCAATATCACACTCATCAAACCGAAGTCCAAGAAGAGAAACGCATTCCCTTTGAACCGCAAGTATGGTATTCTGCGGTGCGAAATGTTCGTAGTGAAGAGTATGGACGGCAGCTTCAACCTTTTGAAATTGAAACTCGATATGGTCTACCGTGACCTGCCCGTTGAAGAGGCACAGAAGAAGTTTGAAGAGCTTAAAGTTGTTCCACCCGAGACTGTGGAAGTACCAAAACCCCAGCGGAAGTCGGTTAAAGCTTTACTTCCCAAGAATAAGTAATGACTACGGTACTCCCGTTCTCAAACAACGTGATTAACGTGTATGCGTACGAAGGGTTTTCGTATACGATTTCCAATCCAAATTCAAGTTTGTTTACATTGCAAACCGTGTCAAACTCGTCTGGATTTGGGTTGAACCCTTCACCGATCTATTTCACCAAAAATGGGAATACGAGTTACACCTTTGCGATTACAGATTTGTCTACGAACTTGACAGCAGGAAGGACTGAAACCTTTCTACTCACTCTTAGCGGGTCTACGTTGACCTCCAGCAACACAGTTGTAGTCAATGCTGGGCGATTTCTAGATGGTTCTGGGTTCCCTCTTAGTAATCAACCTGCTTTCTTCAAGAATGAATCTATACCACCGGTTCGTCTTGTGGCTCCTTCATTTAGCTTGAAACCACCCACTTCGATTCCAACCTTACCTCCCGGATTGTCGTTTGTGAAATATGCATCGAACATCTACGACATTACAGGAGTTCCATCTGTGACAGTTCCTACCTCCAACTATCAGATCATTGGAGTTGAAGAAGTGGGAAGTAAAGTGATCACTACGAAGTTCAATATGGTGATTAGCAATGAACGTCTTCAGCTGAATCTAACGGGTTCGCCTATTATTTCAGGAATGTCCATTGGAACTCCAATTACATCACGAACATTGACTACACTCCCTCCTATAGGTTCAGATGTCGTTCGATATACCTTTCCAGTACTTCCGGATGGAATTATCGCTACAGACATTCTAGGAAACACCGTGACGTCTCCATTTCTACCCGAAGATCTTTCGTATACAATGATCATTCAAGGCACACCCACCTCGGATGCTGCCTATGCATTCGCGAATGCAAACATAGGTACTAGCGGATCGAACTACTCCATTCAAGCCTTTCGAACCGTGCCAGCTCCCTTACTTTCAAATAGTCAATCCTTGACGTTTGCATTTTCAGAAACAGTCTTGTTCGACGTGTCGACGATCCAACCCTTGTATACGGGTGTTCCACTAGTAGCTGGACAAAACTTCTTTCGTGCAGCCACGTATTTCACCAGCAATGTACCCATAACGGATATTTCCTCCACGAGCTTGCCACCCGGAGTCACGATCGTGTTTGATAGTCTGACATCTCGTGGAAACCTTGTAGGTACACCCACAGTGGCAGGCACTACCAATTCCACAATTCGAGCAACCAATTCGAACTCGAACCTACGCGATTATGATGCACCCATTACAGTTGCAACCGATACTATAACCTTTGTCAGTCCCACACCTGACATTGATACCTCGTATAGTTTTATCTTATCCAGACCCATTGATCAAGTCAAAACTGGATATTATCCGTATCCAATTACGTTTGCAGCCGAAGCAGGTTCAAGGCTTCCAGTAGTCTTATCGGCTCCTGGATTGGCAGGTACGGGACTTTCATTGTCCAATGGAACCCTTGTTGGAATCCCTACCTCTGTCCTTCCACTTACGACTCTTTCAGTCAATGCAACTGTAACAGGGTCACCTGCGACGGCAAGTCGGAACATCAAGATTGAAATCTTGAACGATGTATTTGACTTTGGAACGGTGGCTTCAAGCAACTTTGCGTTTATTCAGAACATTCCGTTCACACCCTTTCAGATTCCAGTCACGACGTTGAGTGGACGCAATGTGATTAACTTTACAACCTCGGGTGGTCCCACTGGAGTCTCCATCAATCCTGGAGGGGTTGTTTCTGGAACACCCTTGAGTTCAACGCCTATTTCTGGTAATTTTTCAGTGGCCCCTACAACTGGATACGCATCTGCATCACGAGACTTCAGTTATACACTGTTTCCCGATAACATTCTATTAACAGTCCCACAATCGTCGTATTCGTACATTGCAGGAGATCCTATTTCAATTCAAGTCACAGGCACAGCGTATAGTGGAGCCAACGTCGATCATTTTACACTGACTCCAGATTATGGACCCATGATCAACTTTACGAACGGACTGATTTCTGGTAATTGGACCGATAGTATTCCTCCAAATACAGTTCTTCCTGCCAACGGGACACTTACCATCGGTTGCTCTGCAAACAACGTAACGGATACCCTGGTTGGAACCTTTACAACCGTTCCATCAATTAATCGCACAAGTTTTGCATGGATAGGACCTGTATTTTACAAATACAACGATGTGTCCTGGACTGCAGATCCAAAAGTGTTTGGTGGAAATGGATCTGATATTGTGATTAAGAATAGCAATGTGAACGGTAACTTTGTAGTGGCAGTCGCTTCCAATGTCATCTATCGGTCTTCAACCATTGATGACTTTCTTCCGATTACAACGGATCAAGACTGGTGTTCAACGTTAGCCTTCAAACCCGACTATCCCACATGGTGGTGTTCTGGATTACGCACAATGGACGATTCAATCAAACGAGCCGCAGTGATTCATTCGGAGAACAACGCAGATTCGTGGGACTTGTTAAGTTTGCTTGAATCGGGTGGAAACTATATGCTCACACGAGACAGCAATTCAAACGTTGGAAATGCGTATCTTCGAGGAGGTATTGCACTGGGATACGGTGGTGATGTCCTAATGGCAGGAGGATTGACTGATGATGCAGGTAGCCCTGTCATGCTTCGCTCGAGAGATGATGGACTGACATGGTCTAGTGCTATCATAGGCGGGTTTACAAAGGAGACTGCGTATTTCAATACGGACAATCCAGGGATATGGATCGCCACTGGATCCAGTGGGTATAAAAGTTTCGATAATGTAGCGGCCTATTCGGACCCTATCTTTACAACAGATACAGATACGATCAAGTATTCATATGATCAAGGTGAAAATTGGTCGAACGCAATTGGGGCATTTAATATGTTTGGATATGAAGTCGTCTATGCAGACAATACGTGGGTTGCGACAGGTGTAGACGTCGTTTCAAATCCCCCTGTATTTGCCAAAGTCTATACACTCAGACTAAAATACTCAACGGATGGAATCAATTGGAACAACGCAACTCCTTTCACATTTGACATCTCGTCCAGTCTTCCATTTATCGCTCCATTACCCTTGGGTTCTATGAACTACGATGGTTCAAATTGGAATGTGTTTCGCACAGATGTTTCATCGAATCCTCGAGTCTATTCATCGCCTTCTATTTCAAACGTTGCAAGTGCATGGAGTAACTCAAGCATTCCTTCATTACCGTCGAACATAGATCGGGTCATTTCCTATACACGTCCTCAGTACCTTCGCACCACGGGCCCAGACTCTCCGAACATTGTCATTACACTTTCATTCGACCTTAGAGTTGGAGAAGGTCCATTGATTTCTTCGCCAAGTCTTCGATCCTTTTTAGTGTATCAATACATTCCAGTTTCAATCCAGCTCGGAGCGGCTAATATAAGTGGAAACGTGTATTTCTTCATAACCAATGCAGAGCTTCCACCAGGTCTTACCTTCAATCCATTGACAAATGTTATCAGTGGCAAGCCTGCTCAGATTGGACGTTATTCAACACGAGTGTTTGCACAAGATGCATCTGGAATTACTGTGGATTCCTTTGACTTTACAGTGAATGTGCCTAAAGTTCTTCGCAAACAAGATGGAGCCGGAGCCTATACTTCCTTGTTGAAACAATACACCGAAGTCTTGGCCGCTCAAAGTGGACGCGATCAACGCATGCTTCCAAACCAACAAAGACAGTTGGGAGAATTCATGTCACCGGTACCTGGCACCGTAATCACACAAACATTCAGTACAGACTGTATAACATGTCCTCGAACCGGAACCGATCCAACCGATGTGTCTGGAGGTGGAGTGTTCGAGTTAAGTCTTGGAGCCTTTACAACCGTGACTGCATTCATCGACGCGAGTGGAGAGCAAGTGTTTGACGCTGGAAGTGCTTAAGCAATTCTATCCGTATACTACAATGGCGGCAAACCAAGCACTCCTTAGGAGGATTCAACTTCGTCGTGATACGGTAGATCGTTGGTCTGCATTGAATCCCGTTCTTGCAGAAGGAGAAATTGGATACGAAACTACGGGATCGAATCGTATCAAAATTGGGAATGGTCTAACCGGATGGAACAGTATTTCATATTTCAACGTAGGACCCACAGGTAGACAAGGACCCACAGGACCCACAGGCAATACAGGACCCACAGGCAATACGGGCAATACAGGCCCTCCATTCATGACGATCCAAAATCTATTAAGCACTCGAGTGATCACAGGTCTTACCAATAAGAATAATGAATTGTTTGCGAACCCCAATCTTACATTCAATGGATCCAATCTATCCGTGATAGGTACTGCAAATGCCTCTTCCTTTCGAGCCCAAGGAGGACTGGCTGCGCCTGCATTCGCGGATGTAACCGATACCACGTCTGGAATGTTTTTTCCTAGTGTCTATTCGGTTGGAGTTTCAACCAATCAGACTGAACGTGTTCGAGTAGACCTTTCTGGACTCAGACTCACGAGTGGTACGATTCGTACTTTGAATGGTAGTGTGGCTGCGCCTACCTACACCTTTACGAGTGATCTCAGCGCAGGTCTCTTCTATCGACCAACTATCAGTAATATCAATAATAAAGTCGGAGTGGTGACTGCGGGTGTTGAACGAATGACCATAGACTCAACTGGATGGGTTGGAATCAATCAAACCACTCCATCAAGTGTATTGGACGTCAATGGAACTGCCTTGATTTCAAACATGGTGGTGACAACGGACGTGTCGATCAATCGACTTCTCAAAGTACCCAATGCGACGATTACGAGCAACCTTGCGACTTCAACCGTGACGGCTACGTCCGACATTTCATCCGCTACAACCTTGTTTGGGTTGAACTCTGTGATTACAAGCAATGTGAAGGCTGCATCGATGACCGTACAGAACGACATTTCATCCACTGGACGAGTTTGGGCGAATAACGTGTCAGTCGTCAACACACTTTCAACTGCGATTGTCGCAGCGAGTTCGGATGTGTGTGCGAATGGAATGGTTCGTGCTCCAACTCTGTTTGCGATGACAGATCTATCGGTCAATTCATTCATTCGCTTAGGAGGTACTCTTCGATCACAAATAGGAAGTGCATCTGCGCCTCCCTATACGTTTACGGCTGATCTATCCACAGGTTGGTTCAGTCCTGCTACAAATACGGTTGCATGGACTACCTCTGGACTTGAACGAATGCGAATCAGCTCGGCTGGAAATGTAGGGATTGGGCGATCAGATCCGAGTTTTCTACTAGATGTAAGTGGACCAATTCGATGTAAAGATTTTTATCCAACTACAATTTACAATGTAAATGGTGCAAGTAATACTCCAGCCTACTCATTCTTTTCTGATCCAAATACTGGAATGTTTCGACCTGATACTAATGTCCTAGGATTCTCTACTACTGGACTTGAACGAATGCGAATCACCTCAAATGGAAATGTAGGAATTGGTACAACAGCTCCTAGTGTGTTGTTTGACGTAAGTGGAGCTATCAAGACATTCACCTTAACGGCTACATCTGACATTTCATCGTCTACACGATTGTACGGTGCGAATGCGACTATCGCCAGTAATATTGGCACTTTGACCTTGACAGCTACGTCCGATATTTCATCGTCTGCACGATTGTACGGTGCGAATGCGACCATTACAAGTAACTTGTCAGCTGCGTCTGCGAATATTATGGATGTATCCCTTACCAATATTAATGGCTTGAAATATTTTGCAGGTGGTGCAAGAGGGCGTACCTTTCAATTGAATTACTCAACTGGAACTGCAGGGTTTACAGTGACTACCTTCAAAACTGGTTTTAATACCCAATCCACTGCAGTTGCGGTGGATAGTGCAGGATTTGTATATGTAGCCGATAACTGGCGTATTCAAAAAATCACTTCCGATGGTGTTACAACTACATTACTGGCTGGTTCGTCGGTATCTGCAGGCTCGGCCGATGGAAATGCAACAACTGCGAGGTTCAATCAAATACGGGGAATGACATTCGATTCTTCGGGTAATCTATATGGACTCGATGGAGGGACGGGTGAAAAAATCCGTAAGATAACACCTAGTGGAGACGTTACTACATTTCCGTCAAGTTTACAAGTTAATTCTGGTGGAATTACGATAGATTCTTCGGGTAATCTATACACAGTGAATACGAATGCACATTCGATTCAGAAAACCACACCCGCGGGTGTCATTACAACTTTCGCTGGAGGAGCTTTAGGTGGTTCAGGTGCTTATGGAAACGGAGTTGGGACTCAAGTATTGTTCAATTCTCCTACTGGAATCGCCATTGATTCTGCCGGTACTTTATATGTAGCTGATCTGAACAATCAGCGCATCCGCAGGGTCACTTCATCGGGTGTAGCGTCTGTATTGGCAGGAAGTGGGGTGCAAGGTAATAGCGACGGAATCGGCGTGCTGGCTACTTTTAATAATCCAAATAAAATCACGATTAATACGACAGGAACTACTTTGTATGTGACCGACAATTATAGTGTCCGCAAAATTGTTATTTCTACAGGTGAAGTGACCACAGTCGCCGGTTCCGCTACTTCCGGAAGTGCAGACGGAGTAGGAGCCAGTGCAAGTTTCGCTGGACTCAACTCAATTGCAGTAACTTCGAATGAAGTCGTCTATGTATCTGAAAATTTAAGTGGCGGCAGAGTTCGTCAATTAACCGCTAAAAGCGAGTCTACGTATGCGTCTACTACACTTACAGGTGGGACCCTATCCACCGAATTTGACCCGCGTACAGCTACTGGAACTATTATTGTTCCGGCGAGTAGGACCAATGCTAAAGTTGTGAGTTTTTCTCTACCCGCACGATATCCGTCTTTGTCTTCTATTACGGGTGAATGGATTCTCGGTCTCTATGCTACCGTAGGACTTCCGGCAAGCCCTGCAAGTTTTTACTTTGAAATTATGGATGGAAGCACCGTTGTGGTAACTGGTTCGACTGGAACACTTGTCAATCTATCTTCGCCTTTGCAATTGTATACGGCTTCACTCTTTGTTCCGACTCGCACGTATAGCTCTAGTGTAATTCTAAACCTCTATGTCACTACACAGGCTTCAAGTTCATTAACTCTTCAATTTAGTGGTTCCACCTTATCGTATTTGAGTACGACCATTCAACCTTACAATGATATTTTGACTGCGAACGAGTATCGATTTAAGACCGCTAACGGAATACTAGTCAATTCCAATGGATTAACAGCAATTACTGCAAACCCTACTCCAATACTTCAAGTCGATGGCTCTGCAAGTGTTATAGGTAATTTGACTGTGGGTGGAACATTGAATTGCGGTGCAATCACTGCACCTACCAGTACAAATACGATTAATAGTTTAGTTATTAATGCTGGAACCTGTACAGGAGTTGATTTCATCGCTACTTCAGATCAACGCACCAAGACAGACATTCAAACCATTTCCAATGCGTTGGACATTGTGAAAGGGCTTCGTGGTGTCTATTTCACTCGTATCGGACAAATGAAACAGACAGTCGGTGTAATCGCACAAGAAGTAGAAACAGTTCTTCCAGAAGTCGTTCATACCGATTCAGAGGGACTTAAAAGTGTCTCCTATGGAAACATGGTAGGCGTCTTAATCGAAGCTCTGAAAGACGTTTCCGAACGACTTGAAAAAATGGAGAACAAAGAGTAAATGTCGGGGAACGTTGTCCCATCTGGGAACGTTCAGTTCTTAAGTAATGCGAGTTCAAATGCAGTAGCTCAAGTGTTTGGATTGGGAACCTCAAATGTTGCATTGTCTTCATTGGTTGGAAGAGCCTATAATCCGTCGGTGACTGCGGCACCTGTGTTTGTAGCTCCAACTGTGCGCGCACTTCCATTGAGTCTACAGCGTGACCTTTCAGGGGCTTCATTGTTTATAACTACTCCAAATACGCCTAGTATACAATTATCTGCTGGTAATCAGATTAATCCATCACTCTCTACGCCGGGAGGTGTAACTGGAAGTTTTTTCATTGCAATTGGGACAAGTCCAGGAACGAGTAATACACTCAGTTGGTCGAATGTTGCGAATAATATTTGGTATACCATACCTGGTTGGTCTCGAAACACTAATTATTATGTATCTACTTATTTATCCAATACTACAAATGGACGGAAAAGCTTAGCCATCTCAAATACAACTGCTTATGGATTACCCAATAATCCGACAGTTACATTATCAATTACAAGTACTACTAATTGGACTATTACTTGGACTCACAATTCTTCAACGGTTACAACTCCTACCAGTTATGCTTGGTATTTGCATAGGGCATCTGACCACGCTATTATAACTTCTAATACCTCTGTAGGATCAACTACATTTAGTGTAACTGGAAATACAGCGATTCTATATAGTGATATGTATTATGCAGTTGTAGAATCTTTCTATGCAGGTTCAAGTGCCACTACAACCAGTGCTACTGCAGTTGTTCCATCCTTAGCCGCACCAGTTCTAACAAATTTTACTAGTTTACCTCTTCGAAACACTGAAACAGTGCAAGCTAATTGGGGGGCTGTAACAAACGCTACTGGTTATAGAATTCTTATCAATGACACTGTGATTGAAGATGTCGCGACCACCTCTTATAGTATTAGAATTACAGATTACACAAACTCTGTTAAAACGTTTAAAGTAAGATCAAAAGATGGTTCTCATTTTGGAGGTATTTCAACGGGACTACAATTTTTCTATAATAAAACTCCTGTAAACGCATGGACTAATGTTACATTTACTAATGCTGCTATTTATCTTCTACGTGCAATAGCCGGTGGTGGTGGTGGAGCAGCCTCAGCACAAGACGGTGATGTATTTTCAACAGGTGCAATAGGAGGTGCTGGTGGAATGACAACCGTTACAACAAATTCTGCAAGAACAACTTTTGATTATCTAATAGGCGCTGGTGGTAGTGCTTCAAGTGGAGCCCATCCAGGACCTGGAGGAAATGGACGATCGTTCAGTGGTAGTGTTTATTCCGGTGGCGGAGGAGGTTATACATTAATTCACTATCCAGGTGCAGCATACATTCCAGTTTGGGCAGGAGGTGGTGGTGGTTGTGGAGGAGGTACAGCTAATCTTGCAATTACTGGTGGTCAAACTGGCAAAAAGGTTGCTGGAATTCATGCTAGTGGAGGAAGTGGTGGTTCAGGTAACTCAGATAATGGTGGAGCTTTTGGCGGTGCTTCGACTTCAACAACATCTTCAATGAAAGTCAATAATGGAACTATTAACGTTTATGCACATGAAGGACAACCTGGAGGACTTAGTGGTCCGGGAATTATCATTAACAGTGCTGCAAATGTTGTCAATATTGGTGGAACGTTTACTTCCACAGGAAGTCCATCTTTGATGACAAGTGATTATGGAGAACGTATAAGTTATCCAGCAGATGTAGCTAGTTTTAGACCAACTAGTGGTAATGCTAATGCAGGAGGAACTGGAGCACGTATATATTGGTTTGCGGGAGCTTGTGGTGGTGGTGGTGGTGCAGGATATTATGGTGGTAGTGGAGGTCATGCATATATTGTAGCAACTGGCAATGAAACCGCGGCAGCAGATCAATATAAATCAGTAGCTGTAGGCGCTGGTGGTGGTGGCGGTTCTGGTTATGCGCATACCGACTATGTGACGAAGTTTGGTAGTACTACAGACTACGCTTCCGGAGGCTCCACAGGTCAAGGTGGATCTATATTTATAGTACAACGAGTGTAAAAAAAGGTTGAGTGAAGTTACTCCATCTTCATCTCTGCGAAGGCAGCCATTCCAACATATCCGACTGGCTTCATGTTGGTCCACTCCTGTGTGGATTCGTTGTAGACTCCTTCACCCTCGTAGACTCGTTTGGTCTCGGGGTTGACGAGGTAGGTCTTGCCTTCGAAGTCCACCTCTGTGAGCTCGGTAAGGACCTTGCCATCGGAGCGTGAGGCTACGAAGTCGGCTACATGAGCTTCTGTGGTCTTGGCGTGGAACTCCTCGTTGGAGAGGCTGTTCACGTACTCGAGGAGCTGTGGTTCGAGTTCCTTTGCATGCTCCTTGTCTGCGGCTTTGAGATGCTTGCGCCAGGTTGGGTCGATTTTAGCGAGGTTGGCGTTCTCGGGAACTGCGGCCTTCTTTCTGGGCTTCTTCTCCTTGGCAGGAGCTTCAACCGGAGCAACGACAACTGGAGCAGGAGCTTCGACAGGAGTTTCAGCCTTGGCAGCGGCATTCGCAGCCTTCTTGGCCTTCATTGCAGCTTTGGCTTCTTCGGTCATGGGTCCACGCTTCTTGGTGGGTGTAGGCACTTCTGCAGGTGCTTCCGTAGCCACGGGCGCAGGAGCTTCCACGACAACAGGAACAGGGGTTTCAGCCTTGGCAGCGGCATTCGCAGCCTTCTTGGCCTTCATTGCAGCTTTGGCTTCTTCGGTCATGGGTCCACGCTTCTTGGTGGGTGTAGGCACTTCTGCAGGCACTTCCGTAGCCACGGGCGCAGGTGCTGGAACAGGGACAACTGGAACGGTAATGTGAGTGGTTTCGAGTTCGGCTTCGGGGAACAGTTCATTCATCAGGAGTTGGATGAACTGGTCGCGAGATTCGATGGCGGTCTTGGCATCCGCGTGGTTGAGGAGAGGGTTCTCCTCGGAGACTTTGATAATGGCTGAGATGATGAGTTGTTTGAGAGACATTGTAGATTAGGAGGGGGAGGTTAGTATGTCTGAACAGCACGAATCCGTTTTGAAAAGTTGGCAAGAGCAAAGTCAAGGGAAGCCCAAATCGGACCCAAAAAAGAGGTCGAAACTTGACCCAAGAGGAACCCTATGGACCAACTTTCAAAAACGGATTCATTTTCGTCAGCCAAAGCTACCTCCATGGCTAACAAGACCATATATCGGCTGGTACCCGCAAAGGCCCGTGTTGGAGTCGACACACGTAAAAAGGTGAACTCTGTGCTACCTCGAGGGGTATCCAGGGGAGACAATCTGTTTGTGGAGAAAATCACAAGCTTAGGGCATCCCGCCGTCATGAACTGGGGTATGGACACGCGTCCGTGGGGAGATATTGCGATGAACTTTACACAGCCACTGCTGAATGAAGTTCCTCACAAGGTGGTGGATGTCGAGTACGAGCTCTACTGCGACATGGTGGCAGAGCCGTGGAAATACGGCGACAATATCGAAGACTGGATTGCACTGGACACAAAGCTTCGTAACACCGAGAAGGTACAAGCTTTCTGGGCAGAGAAGGCAGAACGAGAAGCCAAGGAACTTGCCGAAGCACAAGCCGTCTGGCGAAAGGCATTCAAGCCCATCGCAAAGAAGTGCGCAGAGATTGGAATGAGCGTCTCCATCTGGAACTATGTGCTTGCCTACAAGGCTCGCAGGAACGCTGCAGCCATCAAGATCCAAGCAGTGGTCCGTGGACGTCAAGCACGAAGCAGGATTCCACGGATTCAGTGCTTGTATTGCTCGACACCGTGCGACGCATACTTCTGCAACGTCGAATGCCGTGTTCTCTTCGACCGAGACTCCCGCTAAGTCTTCAAAACGGAATTCGACCTCTGCGTCGTTTTTCCCTGTATTCACAATGTATAGCATCCACAACGCAGTTGACGACATGATTCAGGACATGGACCTCGGAGGTCATTATAAAGCAGAAGTTATCGAAGACGGTAATGCACACACCGTCGCAGTGACTGCGTGTGTCAACCCACAAAAACAAGTGGCCTTTCGGGTCTGTATGGAGAACGAGCGAGTTCGCGTTCGTATCGTCCATCAAAGTCACATCTCCCCCTTGTTCGCGCAGTTGATTCTTGAGAACCTTGCCATCCAATTGGACCCTAACTACTTCATGTAAAGAGTTTCCTGTTTTTTACATAATGGGACTGATTCGATATACGACGTCAGTCGATTCGGATGTCGACTATGACCCGCGTCAATTTGCAGAAGAAGTCGCAATCTATTTAGCGGACCCCGAGGGATGGGCACAACTTCATACCTTTGTGGTTGGAAAGGGAAAAACCATTCGGTTATCGTCACCACATACTTTGAAGAAAGGCTGTGGGGATGATACACTTTCATGTGCGACGTTAGGTGGAAACGAGATTTGGTTGAATTCAAAGCGATGGATGGAAGGTGCAGCACCGTCGAAGTTGCCCTTGGAACGCTATCGGCAATACATGGTCAGCCATGAAATGGGTCATTCGTTGGGCTATGAACATGTCACATGCTCGTCGGGTCCTGCACCGGTCATGATGCAACAAACCTTGGGGATTGGAAAGTGTTCTCCGAATACTGCAGTGGACCTTAGTCGGTTACTTTCAAAATCATCACGCCGCTCACAATGAGTGCAATGGCAAGTAAGTCGTGGAAATGTATGGATTCTTTGAACAGCAAGATACCGACCGTGGTCGTCGCCATCACGGACATTCCAGACCACAGTGCGTTCGTCATTGCCATACCTGTATTATTCATTGTCAATCGCAACAGGTACCCAACAGCTGCATAGAACAACACACCGACTGCGAAAAAGGCAGAGTTGTCAATACTACGCTTGAAACAACTCATGGCGAGTGTCTCTAATAAGACGATTAAGAGCACATACCAATACACACGTGGAATGCCCATTTATGTAAAGGTGTGATTTATTGCATGCGAGTGGATGCGTCACGAAGAATGAGTTTGGTATCCATCGTAGCCGGTGAGAAGAAATCATCGACCACCTTTTTGACAACCTTTTCATCGAAAGGCTTGCATGAAAAGACATCGAGATAGAGATCATCGGATTCCTCTACGAAATGTGCACAAATGTTGGAGGTCTCAATCAATTGAACTAAGGTAAATCCTTTCTTATTACCGGTTCCGAACATCACGATTTCAGGTTTTCCGTAAGCGACCATATCAATTCGGTTGACAAGTGTAGAGGTGAAGACACCAATATGTTTCGCAGAGCGAATCGAAGCAGGAATGCAGTTGCGTCCGTTCAAAATCAGATGGTATCCCCAATGTGTCATATACTATTAGGACATTTAGTTGCTGTAAGCCAGACCGCCCATACCGCTCATGATACGGAAGATGTTGTAGTTGACGGCATACATGCGGAAGTTGTAGGGGTAGGCCTTGCTTGGGAATGTACCTGCAGAACCAATCTTGCTGTCGTAGACCAAAGTGGCGGTATCAATGCGAGAGAAGTTGCAAGTACCGGATGGTTGGTGCTCCTCGGGGCTGATGGCAAAGGAATACATATTGATTGGGTTAGGAAGTGAGATGGGTAGCGTATTGGTGGTATTGACCACTCGGTTGAATGCACCACCTGTGTGGTGTTGGTAAGGTTGGACCTTCCAGAAATAGTCACCATATCGCTCATCGAATCGGTCCTGTCCGTTGAGTTGGAGACGAGCACGGTTGACGATATCATCATAGGTGAACGGGCGAGTGAAAAGAGAAGTTCCGTCTGGAAGAGAGCAATCTACCTTACGTGCATCTTGGAAGACCCAAATAAGCTCCTTGACTGGGTGATTCAAGGTCAAGTCAATGCGTCCAGAAGAGGTTGTAATGGTTTGCTGACCAGAGTACTGAAGTTGCTCAATCAAGTACTCATGGCTTGCCTGGGCAAATCGTCGGCGCTCCTCGACATCCAAGTAGACATAGTCGATGTAGAGTGCCATGTCCTTGAGTGCAGGGAGGGCGGCTGCGGCTGTGGCGAGTTGAGCGCCCGATGAACCTGCAGCTTCTACGAGGTTGATAGTATCCTCGAGAGTGATGTTGAATCGCACCTCGTGGTATTGGAGTGCAATCAATGGAAGTGCAAGACCTGGGTTACGGTTGAACCAGAACTGGAGAGGCACATACAAGACATCAGGGCGACCCTGGCACGATGTTGCTGAAGTATCAAAACTGTCGTAGGGACCTCCCACCATGTTGTCCAACTTAACCGATGTGTCAAAGTTGGCGGTCAAAGTTTCCCACAGGTAGAGCCACTCACCGTAGTGACGGTCAATGATTTGTCCACCAATCTCGACCTCAATTTGCTTGAGCAAGAGATATCCGAGACGACGTTGCGCACCTCCGGTCCACTTTAGTGCTGCAGATGCGTCCGTTGCAGGCAATGTGACCTCGACATAGGTCTTCCAGATCAAGTCTGCATTACGGTTGACAATCGCTACGACGCGTTGTCCGTAAGTGGGCATACCTGTGAAGTTGACGCGAAACGCCTCCACGGCAAAGTTGGTATGACGCTTGAACAACACCTTCCAAAAGGTGATGTGAGGATTTCCAGTGATATACGCATCTTGTGCACCATAGGCAACGAGTTGAAGAAGACCACCACCCATGTATGTTTATATTCTCGGAGGATAAATTCTACTTCAGCGTCCGCGCAACAAAGTGTTCCATAAATACAATGTATGGTGGTAAGTTTCTTGCCAGCGGCGCAGATACCTGTGTGTATGACCCTCCGGTGAGTTGTGACCCTCCTACTCCAGGAATGAACGTCCAAAACAAAGTGTCACGCATTGTCTCGGCTAGTTCCGGAGAACGCGAAAAGCAAGCACTGGTTCAGAAAGTGATCAATGATATTCAACCTGTTTTCCCACGCATTCGAGAGTTTGTGAACCTTGCGACGGATTCGTGTACCCCTAAATTCAAGCCGGAAGACGAACAACAATCCTGTAGAGTCAAAGACCTTGGTAGCGGTCCACTGGTCAATCTCATCACGCCTAAACAAGGGAAGGACTTTTATCGATTTATGGACCATCCTGACTACAAGACCAAGTTTCCAGGTGCGATGGCGAACCTTGCACTGGCAATGAGTTATCTCAACGAATACGGACTCATGCATACGGATTTACATGCCGCAAACATTGCGTTGATGAATGGTCGTCTGGTCGCACACGATTGGGGGCGAGCCTTTGACAGCCGCGACGAGAAAAAGGTCAAGGACTATTTCGAGTGGGCCAAACGCACAAAAGGTCTGAAGGGACGAGGTGAGTATAAGTTCATTCTACCCATTCTCAATAATACAGACTACTTTAAAGGTCTCGTGAAACGAACCACGAAAGAAGGAAAACAGAAACTACACTTGATTTTAACTCGGTCATGGGATACCTTGGCATTGATAGGAACCTCTGAATACGATGGTCTGATTACCAAAGAACTAGTCGACCGGTTCTTAACTGCGTTCGTAGGTATTCTATCACAGAATGACGCAGACTTCTCTGCCAATCTGCGTAAAATCATACCCGTTGCATTTAGCCCTTCGTATGTGGCTCCTGTGATGGTCCCGGTAGTTCCTGTGGTTCCAGTCAAGGTCAAAAAGACACGAAAGGTCAACTCGAAGCCGAAGAAAACTCGAAAGGTAAAAGTGGTTGCCCCTGTGGTTGCCCCTGTGGTTGCCCCTGTGGTTGCCCCTGTGGTTGCCCCTCCTGTGATCCCACCTCCTCCTCCTGTAGAACCACCCAAGTCATTGCCTAAGTCCATGTATGTGACTCCTTCCGTTTCAAATCAAGAAGTGGTTGAACTTCGTAAAGACATTGCAGTCTGTGATGAAGAAGTGGATGAGTTACGAAAGAAAGTCCAAGACATTGCAGCGCTGACAAAGCTTGGTCCTCGACGAGGTGGGAGTCGTATGTCGACCAAATTCGATAAATGTGTCAAGACCGTGCGAAAAACGGTCAAGGCTCGTAAGGGATCGAATAAGGAATCCGCAGCGATTGGGATTTGTACCAAGTCAGTCTTACAGACACGAGGTCGTACAATGAAACGCTATCGCAAGGGACGCTTGACTACACAGAAATTGAAAGTGCCTGTTTAGCCGCTAACTGTTCGGCTTTTTTGCGTGTACTTCCGTGTCCATAGGCTATGTGCTTTCCATTCGCATCACACACTGCAACTCGGATTTCATTCTTCTTTGGGTCGTTCGATAACATCTCGTAGGTCGGTGTTAACTTCAATTCACGCTGACAATGCTTCTGAAACAAGTCTTTGTAATTTGTCGTCTCATGAATCACTTCTTCAATGTCTAGGTATGCCTCCATCACAGAGGTTACAAAGGTATACACAATATGAAACCGATTCCCACAGTCGGTCCACAACGCACCAATAAAGGCTTCAAAGATATCCCCTAGTTTCTTGGTGTTACTGCGTCCTGCAATGGCGGGAGATTCTTCATTGTGACGGGAAATCACATAGAACTTGTCGAGACCAATTGTCTTGGAGAGCTGACCAATACATTCGTTATTCACCAACACCTTACGCGCATCGGTTAAGAACCCCTGCTTCTTTTCAGGATACTTCTTGCGAAGATACGTCGCTACACAGACACCCAAGACTGAATCACCTTCAAACTCTAAACATTCATAGGATTCATCTTGAAGCGGCATGACCCCATTTGGACAGGGTGCAAGTTGTGCAGGGGTTCCATCCGGAGTTGTGTAGTCCGTTCGTCGGACATAGGTTGTGTGGACCATTGCAGTCTGAAACACTCGCACATTCTGTGCTCTGTAGTGTGGCAAACCGTGTTTATGAAGGAGCTTGTGGATATCACGTTCAGTGAATGGGCGATTGGCGGAGTTGTAAGGACAATAGGATTCCATTATAGTCTATACCTTACTTCATGAAGGTCCGTTTTCTAGTTTAAAAATATCTTGCGACAACATCATACATTCATGGAAAAAGCTTTAGTGACTCTGACTGCCCGTGTTGTTCGTGCGCATCGAGAGATGACGCCATGTATCGCGAGAATCCATACAGGGTTCATGGTAGAAACGAATCTTCAAACATTGGAAAAAGACCTTCAACACCTGCAAGAGATGCTCCGACAAGTTCGAGAAGCACAGAAAGCACCCCCTACACGAACCTACATCTCACTCAAGTAATGCTTTCAATTCAAACGAATATTCATCCGCAACCAACGTGCGTTCATGACGACGCATAATCTCTTTCATTACATCTTCCCCATGTTCGGGAAGAATCTCAACTAAGTAGTTCTGAAGTTGCTTCTTCGAAAGCGACCACCCCTTTTTCCATTCCCCTGGTTTCTTCACTTGAAAGACCATCTTCGACGCATTCAGTTCAATCTTTGCGGGCAATGATGTAGATTCAGTATACGCAGCGGCTAAATCCAACTCAAGCGTTTGTCGATGTTCGCGAAGGTCTTTGGCGCGAGTGTTTACGTCTGCGAGTTGCTTGTTGACTTCCAAGTAACGGCTAAGAATCGGTTTAAGAGTCTCCATATAAGGGTTCAGTGCCTTGTTTAAAAGTGTCCGTTTTGAACAAGGGATGTCTGTCTTTGATGAAGACGAAATCGAACGGCTACGTCAAGTCTACAACAAGGAACATCCGCGTGAAGCCCCTATCGCAAAGGAGTCCACAGAGGACATATGGCGCTCACTTCAAGACCGCTTTCGTGAAAAGTGTAAGACCGGTCGAGCTGAATGTATCGTGTCCAGTCTCTTACGCAGACCCAAGGCACCCAAAGAATGGTCCTTGAACCGATATGAATGGCTCTCGTCCGATGACATTGATGCCGTCGAGCGTAACTATACCGAACTCTTTGCGGATTACCATTACATTGGCACCGTACCCATCGACTTTGACTTGAAGTCCGAAACGCAAAAGTGCTTGGTCTCTGCCTTGTGTTCCATGAAACTCAAATCCCTCTACGACAAAGGAAAGCAGCAGTTTGGCATTGTCATCAACACAGACCCACACGATGGTCCCGGTCAACATTGGGTTGCGGTGTTTTGCGATGTCCGCCCCGAGTTGGAGTTTCCTCGTGTGACCTATTTCGATTCCTACGCAGCTCAACCCGAGAAGGAAATCAAAATATTGATGAAACGATGGAAAGACCAATGGGATTCCACTGGCATTCATTCAAAGCCTATGAAGATGACCTACAACAAGACACGACACCAATACAAGGATTCTGAATGTGGAATGTATTGCTTGTATTTCCACTACGCTTGCTTGATGAACTTGCCTATGAATCAATCCATGCCGGATGAGGTAGTCAATCTCTTTCGCAATCTATTGTTCACGATGCCCAAGAAAGAATCATCCGCAAAAGAATAATGGAATGGCTCTTGGTCGTGCTTTTACTTGTCTTCATTGGATACCTCTTACAAGATGAATCCCTTGGAGTCCAACCCGTCTTGATGACTCGCAAACGACTCTGTGATTACTATGTGCCTGGGTCTGTCTTTGAAGACATTCCGTCTGCATTGGCTCGAGGAGTGCGTCTCTTGGAAGTCCATGTGTATTCAGACGAACAAGACCATCCAGTCGTTGCGCGACAACCGCAAAATGACGGATACGACTATGCGACCGATAACATCACCTTTGAACAGGTCTGTATCCTCATTGCAAACGATGCGTTCCCCTCCAATGACCCCTTCATCTTCTCGATTGTGCCACATACGACCAAAACCCTGGTCTTGAATCGTATGGCTGAACATCTGATGACTACAGTCCGTCGTCGATTGATCTCCACAACCAAGAACTTGGCCACCGTTCCTCTCGATAGCTTGAAGGATAAGGTCTTGATTGTCTCGGGAGGCACACAGGGAACCGACCTCGATGACTTGGTGAATTTGTCCTGGACTGAGTCTGGATTGCGTCGTCTCACCTATCAACAAGCCCTTCATTCACGCGATGAAAAGGAGTTGATTCGCTTCACTCGTGACCACCTAGTGATGGTCGCACCGGACGCCGAACTTCGAACGGTGAATGTTCGCAAGGATAAACCCTTGGCGTTGGGATGCCAGTGGAATTTGTTCGATTCGAGTAGGGGTGGCTTCCACGAAAAACCTGAAGCACTGCGTTCAGAATCTTTCCTACCTACTAAACAAAATGAATAAGACTGAAGACATGCAAGAAGGCGGCAAGAAGCGAAGTGCATGGATGTCCCATGTCAAGAAGACCATGCGAGCCAACAAGGGTAAGCCCCTCTCCGCGGTCTTGAAGATGGCTGCAAAGACCTACAAGAAGACCATGCGTGGTGGCGGTATTGCAAGCACTGCGGCCCCATTGTCTGGGGGTCGTCGTCGTTCTCGCCGTGGTGGAGTTGAAGAGGATGAAAATGGTAAAGTGTCATTCCCACCCATGCAAGTCCGAAGGGGTGGACGCAAGACCCGCAAGTCCAAGAAAAACGGACTTAAGTTGTACTAAAGATTAGACTTCCCCATGGACCAAGACCCTAAAACTCGTAAAGAAACCAAGAAATCCGCAAAAGACAAGGCCAAAGGTAAGGACACATGTTACTCTGCGAAACATGTGCGCCAACTAGAAGCCTTGAAAGACAAGAAGAAGTAACTACAATAAGGATTTATGGGTGACACGGCGTGTCATTTTGTGGTCTCGTTGCTTCGTATACTTTCCACCTCCTAGACGCCTACAGGTTTTTCCCTTGTATGTCTTACGCGAGCAACCGCTCTTGTAATACGCCAAATGGGCCATGTAGCCACGATAACTCTTCATTGGAACCTTTGCAACGCTCGATAACTCGTGAAGAAGCCCATACATCCATCGTGTATAGGTTTTTTGACTTTTCAAGACCGGTTCATGTGCTTTGAGATAGGATTGAAACACACTACGGAAGTTTTCAAAGGGATACGCGTCGGCTAAATGATGAATGAACTCGCGTTGAATCGACATATCTTTCGGCTCGGGTTCGGCTGGAAAGTTATACGCAATCGCCATCAAGAAGTCTCGTCCAGGCACTGCGATGGGTTTCATGGCTTCATACTGCCGTTTCACTTCTTCAAACTCGGGGTCTGCCTCGGGACAAATCACCGAGGGGTCGTCCGAACACTGCCGCCGAAGCTTTGCATTGACCTTATTGTGCAGGTCGTAGAGCCACCGCCCATAGGGTTTGGAGGGAGGGTGTGCTTTCACAAACTCGGCCGTCGAGGCGCGGCAAAACGCACACGGCAAGACATCCTTCATATCGTCCAATACTTCTCGAGGTGAAGCCGAGTGAAAGGCAATTAAGTGAAATAATTGCCATCCCGAAGGCCCCCAGAATCGGGTATCCATTGTTCACTTACCTCCAAAAGATTATCCGTGCTTCTAAACAAAATGTTAGACACAAAGGATATCATCATTCTCACGGCAGCAGTCTACCTCGGTTCAGTGGTGTCTCGTTTCTTCTCCGCACTCACGGACGGCATCATCGCCCCTCTCCTCGCCCCTCTTGGAAGCAAGGGCTTGTCTGAATCCGTCGTGGTCGTCGGTGGTGTCACCCTCAAGACCGGCGAGCTCTTGGCCGCCACCATTCAGCTCATGATTTCCTTCGCCATCGTCGTCTACGCGATTGGCGTCCTCCGCACCTACTACCTTTCCAAGATTGGCGCCACTCGAGCGTAAGAAGGAAAAATAGTTCAATAGAATAATGAGTTTCTTCTCTTCGTTTACATCGCCCTTTAAGCCCGCAGACCCTGTCGCAGCTGCACAGGCCAAAGTGGATTCCGCACAAGCTGCACTGACTAAAGCAAAAGAAGAGGTCACTCGCCTTGAAGGAGAGTTGAGTGCTGCCAACACCGAGTTAAGTCAAGCCAAACAGACCATTCCTCTTGCCAACACTACCGATGGTGTTCGAGGTGGACGTCGCACCTACCGTAAGGAGAAGAGACCCGCTAAACGCCGCCGAAACGGAAGGCGGTCCATCCGTTCCTAGGGTACTTACCGAATCGTTCCTCCAATCGCTTCCTCAAATCCGTGACACTTCCACGATACATCAACTCGTTCTGACGCTTCCACTCCTGGAAGGTAGCCGACACATCATTCCATGACACCGTATTTCCCTCAATCAGTTCGTCAGTATGCGCATACTCGCGAATGAATCGAGCAATGATGTCCGAGTCGTCCTGGTACTCGTTAGTGTACGCATCCACTTCGGGAGGTGGAGACAACTTTCCAAGTCCTTTGCCTTCGGTGTAGAGGTGAACCAGGTAGCTCATGAAGCAGGTCGCCCACTCGGTCGACAACACCTTTTGCTGAATCGTCTCATCCACCATGTACTGGTTCGGTCCTTGTGGGTTCATTACGAACTTGGACGGAAAGTGAACCACCTTCAATCGTCGCCAAGTGCCTCCATCGCTCGTATTGACAGGCGGCTTCTCGTTACACGCCAAGTGCATCTTGGCTTGAACATCGAACTCTACAATCTGCTTGGAACCCGCAAACAAGTCGCGTCCAGAGACCTTCTCGCAGCTGGTCAACTCCTTAAGAACACCTGTAGATAAGGGTTCTCCTTCATCAGGCTCGGACATCATCACGAAGCGACGACCCTTCATGCGAATCAACTCTGGAGCAGCCGCACCTGCCTTGTTACGCTTCTGTGTGAACATCGCGACATTCACCTTGTAGCAGTAGTCACCCATCGCGGTCGCCATCAAGTTCAACAACATCGACTTGCCGTTCGAACCGTTACCCGTCATAATCATGAACCGAGGTTGGAAGACACCCGAGATACAGGTTGCAAGATGCTTCAGGAAGAACATACGAACACTGGGAATGGGTAAGATTTGTTCAAGGAAGGTCTTAAGGTCTTTCCAGCAGGTGAATTCATTGTACTTCATGTCGGGCTTGTAGTCGATGTTCGTGCACATGCTGACATAATCGTCGGGTCGACCCTCACGGAAGGTCTGGGTCAATGTGTCGAACATTCCATTGTTGAAGGCGATGATGTGCTTGTTATCATCGAGCTTCTTGGCAAACTCTGCGTCGTGGAACAGCACTTGGCACTCACGCATGATGTTGTTCTTGAAGGCGTTGCTCTTGAGCTTCAATCGAACCGCTGAATACTGCTTCATCTTCTTCTCGGATTTACAGCCATCGCACTCGGGGTCGGGTTCTTTGTGCTGACAGGCTACGTGCTTGAGTCGTTCTCCTTCAATCAGAGACTTCTCCAAGAACACCTTGGCTACATCCGAGGAGAGACGCTTCAAGAGCTCCACACCCTTCTCAGAGTTCTTCCAGATGTGTCCCACATAGTAGTACCAGTCGTTGTTGACGAACGAGCCACAACGGAACTCGTCTCGATACTTTGCGTGAACCACCAAGGCCACATCGTAATCGGATGCAGTTGCAGCCGCATCGTCGACGAGCTTGTCTACGTTTCGGCTCTCAATCTCGTCATAGCCTGCTCGGTTGTCCTCTCGTGACCAGTATCGCAAGCTCTTTTCACCGAGCCGTTCACCTTCTACACGGAACCCGAATCCGTTCCACTTGTTCATGCATTGAGACTGATTGTAACTGCCTGGCTTGGTTGCATTGACTTGCTCGCTAAAGTCTTGGAACACATCCTCTAGGTCAGGATGGATGTTCTTCAGACAGACGCCCACTTCAATCCAAGACTCATACTCGGTGTATCGCTCGGAGTTAAGGTTGAAGACATGGTCGCGAATGTATTGTTTACGAACTGCAGTCAAGGGTTCAATGTATTGTCGTCCCGGGGAAGACGCACGAGAATCGTTGGCATCTCGTGCAGTTGTGCGTCCACGAGAGACAGAACGAGGCACTTCAGTGGAGGGTGCTCTGCAGTTCTGCTCGCCGTACGGTGTCAAGGGTGTCTCTTCCGATGCAAGTGATCGTGTGGAGAGCTTGCGAATCAAGTCCAAGGTAGGGACTGCGGGAACTTCGGTATCCACACTGAGTTCACCGGTTTCATGGTCGTAGTCCAACACATAGCGAACCTTGTAGGGAAGGGCTCCGTCGTCCTTCTTCTTGGACCCTAGGATGGGCCAGTGTCCGTTGTGATTGAGAGGACTAGTGTCATAGACCTTGTTCCAGTCGTGCATGAGTCCAAGGCCTGGGAAGAACTCTTCCATTCGGCGCACCAAGACACGGCGCACAGTCTCTTCCACAGAAGGCCGAGACTTGATGGAGGGAATCTGAATGTGGATGCCGGATGCGGAGAGGTTCTTGTTGGACTGGAAGGTCGGGTTGTCCTTCTCGAGTACATAGATCTCTACATCGTCTTTCAAGTCCACGAGCTTTCGCACTTCCTCCATGTACGCCTTCACGAAGGCTACAGTTTGTGCTTGGGTATGCTTGTGCTCTTCGACGATTCCCTCGTACTTGAAGTCCAAATCCACACGAAGCTCTCCAATGGGAGTGCAGCGCTCGGTGTAATACATCGGCACACCGTTCAGGATGTTCGCATAGTAGAGTTTGTAGAACTCGTTTAGGGCATCTGAATCGTTGACTAGCCAATGGTCGTATCCGTCCATTGTGTTGAAGGTATAAGGTTGTCCTTTCTCTGTCTTCCGTCCTGCCCTGTCTTGATCAGACTTTCCATTAGGATTTCCACCTAGAAAGAAGTCAAGTTTAGTAGGCATTGCTGTGTTAGTAGCTCCGAGAAGAATGCGGTGCACCATTCGTTTTGAACGCATGTTTCCAGATTTCAAAAGGAATCTACACCGTTCTAATAAAACAAGGCACAATGAAGTTCTGTAAGCAGTGTAACAACTTTCTCTACTCGATTGAGGAGCGAGACAAGACCGCATTTCTTAAGTGCCGTAGCTGTCCTTACGAAGAAGAGATTACAAAGGCAAATCCTGTCGTGTACGAGCACGACCTTCAACAGGATACCTCGGTTCAGTATTCAATTAATCCGTATCTAAAATATGACCCAACTCTCCCTCGCTTTACAACGATGATTTGCCCCAATGACACTTGCTCGACCCGCGGCAGTGACTCGCAGATTGTCGGCATCAAGTTGGACCCTGTGAATGTTCGATGGTTGTATCAATGTGCAGTCTGCAATACCACTTGGAAACAGCTTGCACGAGGTTAAGACCAGCCCGCATTCTGTGGGATACGATGATAGGTTCCAACTACATTGTTCGCAGGTAAGCCACCGAGTTGTTGACTCTTGGATGAAGTCGTCGACGTGATACTGCTACCCGAAGACCAGGAGACGGTCGACAAGTTTTTTGGGTTGTTGGTTCGCTCGGGCTGTCGGGCACGCACATAGTTCAATCCGGTGATGACGGTCTCTTGAGGATTGACGACATACGCGGCTTGACTCGTTCTGACCATAGAGTTGATGACATTCATGGTGGGTGCCACTTGGTCGACGGTCTGGATTGCACGAGGAGCGTTTCCAGAGGTATAGGCAACTGCGGCTGTCTTGTATTTCAAGTAGTTGGTGTAGTCCGACGCAGAGAGAGTTGGCATTTGTGAGTATGCCTGTAAATTAAGTAATGGTCAGTGGATTGGAATAATATTGTCCAGCAACAATGATATTTCCAGTTGAATCGGTACTAACGGAGTTGGTAAACTGAGTATACTCACCTCCACTTCCACCAATTCGCTTAGCCCATTGAGGTATTCCACTTGAGTTGTATTTTACGATAAATATATCATCGTCTGCGTTGGTCAAGGTAAATTCAGGCGTTTCATTGGTACCGTAGATAGTCAATTCGGTGGAATTATAGAATCCAGTCACAATAATATTTCCAGTTGAATCGGTAACGACTGAGACCCCATATTCACGCCCAATTCCACCGATTCGCCTAGCCCATTGAGGTGTTCCACTTGAGTTGTATTTGACTACAAATGTATCACTTAGTGTGTTTGCGTTGGCCAATGTGGCGAACGAAGCGCTTGAACCGAAAATACTCACTGGATTACTTTGATAGTTTCCAATGACAACAATATTTCCATTTGAATCGATAGCGACGGAGTTGACTTGATCACTTCCAGTTCCAGCGATTTGCCTAGCCCATTGAGGTTCCCCACTTGAATTGTATTGTGTGATGAAAGCATCATTGCCTCCTATGTTGTTCAATGACAACGAGCTGCTCGAACCTGAGATAGTAATTGTGGAAGAACTAAATAATCCAGCAACAACAATATTTCCAGTTGAGTCGGTAGCGACTGCATAACTAAGTTCACTTCCAGTTCCACCGATTCGTCTAACCCATTGAGGTTCCCCACTTGAATTGTATTGTGTGATGAAAGCATCAGTGCCTCCTATGCGGTTCAATGACAACGAGCTGCTCGAACCTGAGATAGTCAATGTGGTGGAAGTAAAGTATCCAGCAACAACAATATTTCCAGTTGAGTCGGTAGCTATTGCGCGTACATCACTCGGTGTGATTCGTCTAACCCATTGAGGGGTTCCACTTGAATTGTATTTTACGATGAATACATCAATACCTCCTGCATTGGCCAATGTGGCGAACGAAGCGCTTGAACCGAATATACTCACTGGATTATTTTGATATGTTCCAGCGACAACAATGTTTCCATCTGAATCAGTAGCAAGTGAATAGAGAAATTCATTTCCAGTTCCAGCAATTTGCCTAGCCCATTGAGGTTCCCCACTTGAATTGTATTTGACTACAAATCCATCGCTACCTCCTGCAATGGTGAATGTGGCGAACGTGGTCGTTCCATCTGTATTATAAATGATACCTGTACTAGAAGTAAAGTATCCAGCAACAATGATATTTCCATCTGAATCGCTAGCGACTCCATAGTTAATCTCAGTTCCAGTTCCACCGATTTTCCTAGCCCACAATGGTGTTCCGGCTGAATTGTATTTGACTACAAATGCATCGCTAGCTCCCGCGTTGGCCAAGCTGATTTCTGCAGCCGGAGCCGAAGCCGCAGGCACAAGTGCAACCCTAGGTTGAATTAAGCTAAACCGCGAACCTCTAATAAGGGCAGCCACACTCGAAACGTTCACAAACGCAACCGAGCCTTTCGAAGGAGGACGGTAACCCTGTGGATTGGTCACCGCAGCTCCTGCATTGGCTAATGCTTTGACAACCGTCGTATAATCAGACGGAGACGGACGCAGGAGAGGCATTTATGTAAAACGGAAGATTTTCACACAAAACAACCTGATGAATAACAATGGACCATCCTGAAGTAAAGCCAGTCTTTCGAACGCAAGTCATGGACGCCTTGAAGGAACCCCGCAAAACCCGTGAATACTTTACGAAATATGAATACACGACCTTACTAGCGACACGCGCAGAACAGATTGCCCAAGGAGCGAAACCGCTGGTGAGTCTAGAAGGACTCAAAACAAGCGACCCGATGTTTGTATGGAATGTTGCGAAACGAGAGATTGAACAGAGAAAGCTACCCTTCTTGATTCGTCGTCAGATGCCCAACGACACTGCAGAATATTGGTCAGCGCAAGAGTTGGAAGTCATCTGGTAATTAACGACCTGACATTCGTTCGAGTGTCTCTTCGGAAGGAGGGTACATCAACAGAGGTGGCTGGGATGCAACGGGTCCATAGAAACGCGGTGGTTCATGTGTAATCAGCTTCATGGCCATTGAAATATCGACGCTGTTCTCGGGAAGGAATCGCTTTTTCTCGTTGGCCGAATCACGTTGGATTCGTGCGGGAAGGTCCACGACACCTGGGAAGACCTGCTGCTGGACGCCTAACATTGTAAACGAAAGAATCAGTAGAATGACGATGACGCCTACGACAAGGACACGAGTTTTCATTATTTCTTCGGTAGACAAGAAAAACGGAAGTAGAAAAGGATAACAAGAGAGAGTATGGACTTCCCAATACCCATTCGTTGTTATACCTGTAATCTGCCTATTGCAGGCAAGTGGAAACGATATCTAGCATTGGTGAAGGGGAATCGTGTTGAAGATGGACGGTCTGAAAGGGACGAGTTGGTGTATCTCACCTCAACCACTCAAAAAACGGCAGAGGGGCGTGCTATGGACAATCTTGGATTGACGCGGGAGTGTTGTCGCAGGCATTTCTTGACGCACCCGGGGGTTTAAGAAGAGTTTAATTGTGCATTCATGACACCGAGTTGACCGCGACAGCTCATAGCAGTCCTTCTCACAGCAATAGTGAATGTTCGGAATCCGTATCCGTAACACCTCCATTCCTTTTTACTTCACAGTAAAGAGTAAATGTCTTCCTATAGTGAATACCTAGGACGAATGCAACAACGTCTTCCGAGCATTCAAGATACGCGCCCTCATCGCGACGCAGGACACCAAACGGAAATCGTCAAACGATTAGCCGCATCCGGTGTTCAAGACAGCAAAACCCCTGCGTCTTCGTGTGTCCTTGTGTTGGATGGACCTACCACCCGCGTAAACTCACGCTACGCCAAGGCACACACGGTCCAAGACCAGTCTACTTACAACGAATTCACTGCGGGTCAGGCAGTCGCCCAATCTCAATTACCTCGCAATGCAAAAGCCTCTCAAATTACCCCTGTCTGTTACTCGTCTACGACCATACCCGAATACAATGACTTGCTTGCGACAGACACTCAAGCTGCACTCAAACAAGACGCAAAGAACGCCTATCAACGTGGATACTCCACTGCAGCTTGTTGCCAAGTCTGTGGTAAGCCACCTATGCTTTCGAGAGGATGTGCATGTTCCTTGACGGTCGCACAACAAAACTCTTTGAAGGACAAGGTGGGCACTCGCGTAAGTATTTACTGAACTTCCTCGTAGAACAATAATGTTGGAGGTCTATACCTTCAAGATGGAACGGCCACTTCATTGGATTGACTTGTCCATGACTCCACTGGACGAGTTAGCACAAACGGTTGAAGACATTTGTGCGCATCAAACCGACGTTCGCTTATGGTTTGGATATCTCGATGGATGGATGTTAACGCCGCACGAAGAAGTGATTCTACGCAAAGCACTGCGTAAGTTCACCTGTGGACTGGTGACAGCGTTTCCTCTTTCGTTGTCGCATGCCTGGAAAAACGAAATCAATACCCTCTACACAGAAAGACCCCATGGATTCACCGACACTCACCACGATGGTCGTATTGTACACGATGGGAGTCAAGTTGAACACCGACATTTTGGTTCATGAACTTCCGCTGACAGACCGTATTATCAAAATTGAAAAACAAGGCGTTCTTCGTCGTGGAGAGTCTCGCAAGGACCGTATTCGTCATCGCAAGACCACTGCACAGCCCCGAAGGACGACAGGATTCGGACACAATAGTATTACCTTGGTCGTCATGTCTTCAGGTGACGGAACCTTACTGGACAAAGAAATCACGATCAAAATCTTCCAGAATGGTGTGTTTCATATCACCGGTGTCTTGGATGAACGATACGACCGAGATGTCACGACACGATTGCGTGACCACATTACCACGAGTTGTCCTCACGCGGTCATCGAAGGCACATGGACCCCCGACCAGCGTCGTGTCGTGTTGATGAATTACAAGACCAAACTTGTAGGAGTGACCAACTTGTCTCGCGATACACTTCACGCAACACTGCGCACCAAAGGATTCAAAACCAACTATGAACCTGCAGTCTATCCTGCGGTGAAAATCTACTTTCCCGACACCAAATGGATTGCGAAAGTGTTTCGAACCGGTAACATCATCTTGACTGGAATGACCCATTCGTCTGAATGTGACAGTCTCATGCTGAAACTGCGGGAGGTTCTCGTTTAAACTATAGAGTCTTCCTATAAACATGCAGGCACGAGAACTCACAGCCGACGAAGTTCGAGAAGGAGAACGCAATATCAACGACACTCAATTGACCGCAACCCAGATTCAAGCACTAGTGCGACAGATGGACGGGAGCAAAGCAAAGTATCGTGCTCTGAAACAGAGTGGAAAGAAGTTGGAATACGAACAAGCTGTGAAGGCAGAGAACGAAGCTCTCTATTTCAATTACCCCAGCCTCTATCAATTACACATTGAAGAGAGACTGGACCAAACCTTTTTTGAAATGTTGAACCTGAAGCGAAAAATTGAAAAAGGCGAGATGACTGCCGAACAAGCTTCAGCCGTTGTGGGACAGCAATTGTTTAATCGCTTTGTCCCTCATGCCATTTCAAACAGCGCACCTCCGATGGCACGCATGTCGTATGAGGACTATTATCGTCAATCTCGAGAGTAAAATTGTAATTGTAAACTATAAAATGAATCCTAACCTGCAAGTGGTGATTGCGAGATATAACGAACCTATCGAATGGGCTTCAGGCTTCAATACCGTACTTTACAATAAAGGTAGTTTCTTGGAAGGATCCATTCCTCTCGAAAACATCGGTAGAGAAGCTCATACGTTTTTACATCATATTGTCACTCGATACGATGAATTAGCGGAGTATACTTGCTTTGTACAGGGAAACCCATTCGACCATTGTCCAGACATCAAACTTCAACTTACAGAGTTCACATCAACAGATGTTCTGTTCCTAGGGAAGCTACATGAATGTGATCGTATGGGAAACCCTCATGGTCCTGGATTACCGGTTGGAGATATATACGATCGATTCTTCACAATTCCCAAAGAAAAGTTCACATTCTATGCAGGTGCTCAATGCATCGTTTCAAGAGACCGCATTTTAAAAAGACCAAAAGCATTTTACGAAGCTCTTTTGAAGGAAAATCCATCCATCTATCCTTGGGTGTACGAACGTCTCTGGCCGGATATCTTTAGTGATACACCTATTCTTTCAATTCAGTTCGAAGCTCCATGAGTATCTTTCCTAACACATTCTTACCAGGCCATCGTTCGGGGTCTTTGGCCTTTGAAGTGTCTGCGGAAGTTCCGATACCCCAATACTTTCCACGAGGGTCGGCTTCGGCAATCGGTCGTGTACCCGTGTCGCGCAGTTTCTTCAGTAACTCTGGATGCTGCATGAACTTGGCTTTGACCGCCACTCGCATGATTTGGTCTTTTCGTTCAGTCCAGGCTTCTTCATTGAAGTTCTTCACTTTCTTACCGTAGGACTTGACCGACTTTGCACTGGCGGTCTTCATGATCTTCGCTTGAATCTCTGCGTCTCCAAACTGTTTGGCTTTGGACCATTGGTAGTAGTGTTCAACCGTTGGAAAGGTAGTTCCATCAATTTGAATCGGTGCTTCGTGCATGCTACTGAACTCTTTGAACTCGTTCAACGCTGGATTGCCTGCGAAGAAGAACACCGGTGGTTCACCTTCTTCGACTGGGAGCTTGACTTTAAGCACTCGCTTCTTGGGAGGCGCAGGTGCTTCGACCGCTACAGGTGCAGGGACTTCGGCTGCCACCATCGGCACTTCGACTTCTTGCTTGGCTTCAACACGCTTGAACATGAATCCGCGGTGAAGGAACGAGAAGGCTTGTAGGTCACCGGTTAACACGAACTGTGTCTGGGACGCATACTCTTCACCGAAGGTCATGGTCTTCACCAATTCGAACCCATTCTCTCGTAAGATGTCTGTGACCTTTCCAAACGGAACGAGATACTCTTTGGTCGGACGCTCGAAGCTCTCCAACTTGACCGTAATCGTCTTTCCAAATTCTTCCGTCCATCCATCTCCATCGGCATACTGCTTGGAGAACTCGCCAAAGAGCTGGTCCCTTGAACGGAATCGGTGTCCATCCTTTCCGAGCAGTAAGGAATAGACCGATTGTCCGTCCATACAGGTTCCGAAGAACATACCCTTTCCATGGCGTGTAAGATTGCCTACAAAGGTTCGGAAGGTCTCTTCAGATTCGCACGCATAGTGAATGGCGAACTGGCATGAAATCACATCAAACTCGGTCAGTCCAACGAACTTCTGCAAGTATTCGGTTGGTGCAGGTGCTTGCTTGTCTAAAATCTTGAGGTATCGGTTCTCTTGTTGTAAGAGAGGCTGGGTCATATCGCCTTCAATGAACAACGCAGGAGGTAACTTCTGCTTGGCGTTCTCTTGGAGGTATCGAACACATGCACCCTGTCGTGACCCTTCAATGTTTCCACGCGAGTAGTCAACACCTACAATCTTCGACGGTTTGGTCTTACGCCACTTGTGAAGGTCATTTGCGCGACCCACCGCAAGTTCTAGGAGCGTATCGCCTTGATGGATATTGACTTGATAGAGTCTCTCCTTGATTTTGTTGTGGAAACTCATGACATCCTTCATGACTCGGTCGCGTGCTTCAAGACTGTCTCGATAATACAGCTCGTCTTCAAAGGTATCACTGGGAGGACTGCTTTGAACCGAACGAATCATCTCTTCGGACACTGGATTGTGAATGTTCGTCCAGATCGAGTCTGCGACTTGAATGTCATTCCCAAACTGCGGTTGGTTCAACACTCGGTTCTGGTAGGTCTTGTCGTAGCGTGTTCGCATGATTTTCCATCGTCCACGCTCTACATCACGAGAACATTCAATGATGGTCTTGTCTTCAATGCGATTTCCCTCTTCATCCACTGGAACACCCTTTGCGTTCACTGGAATCAAGATTTGGTAGGCATCGGGTGCTTTGGGTGCTGTGGGTTGAAAGGGTGAAGGAGCACGGTCTCGTGTTTCAGAGGCTACACGCATTTCGGCTGGGATTTCAGGAACCTTGTATTCACCGGTCAGTGTCTCGCATGGATACACAATGTCTGACCCTGGACTGCGGGAGATGAAGAGGTTTCCACGTACGACTCGTTGTGAAAGTACTGGGTCGTAGCTTTCACCCATCTTGAAGGTCACAAAGAAGTCAATGGAGTTCTGACTTGCGGGTTTCCACTTGTAGACATTTAACCAGGTATCTCCTTTGCGTTCTCCAATCGGTGCGACCGGAGAGGCACGAGGTGTGAAGATCAGACCATCGGTAGGATACTCGAATTGGGTATCGAGCATGGTTCGAATCGCTTGTTCCATTGCCGGTCCATTGCCTGCAAGGAACAGCTTGGTTTCAATGCGTAGCGGTGTTCGTGCCGACGCAGTGGTAAAGTCTTTCTTGAGGTCTTCTACGAACAGATGTGCGCATCCGAGACGACTCTTCAATGGGTCTTTGGTGACATCTTCATCGGTGGTCATCAATGGTAATCGCAACAAGTTCTTGCCTCGGAAATGGTAGGCGTCGAAGATGCAGTAGAGATTGCGGTCATGGAGGTACTCTCCGTCTAGAATGTCGCCTACATGTGTATCCTTGGTCGCAACCAGTCCAGTCCATGCAATCCGTCCATCGCGAGACCAACGGAGAACATGCTTGTCTCGTGCGACCACCAAGAAGCATCGCTCTCCATCGGCTTTGTTGGTGACGGTATAGCCTGTGAGAATATTGTTGGGTCGGTCTGCAATGAGATGTCTGCGTTCCATCGTCACTGGATTGATGAAGCGCATCTTGGTGGATTCCAAGTCCATTCGGTAGCGTTGAAGGTCCGATTCTGTGATGAGGAATGCAGATTGCTGGAACGCAGCCAACAAGGGTTCAACGGTTCGGAGCATCGATTCAACGATGGCTTTGGGTGAGGCTTTCTTATCAATCACTTCCACTTCCAGTTCATAGCTGGGTGTCTGACGAAGAATCTCTGCAAAGCTCTTGTGTTGTTTCAACTTGGTCTTCACTTGAGACAAGTCGATGCGTAACAGCTTATCGGTCGTAGTCCATGACTTGCGGTGGAGAATACGGACATACGATGCGGCATCCATCGGTGATCCGCTGAAATCCTTACGAAGAGGTTCTTCATGTCGAAGTGTGAATCGGAGTCGAAGTTCAGGCACATCAATCATGTCTTTGGTGGATTCGGTCTTCATCGCATCAAAGTAACGGCGTTTTCGTTCTACGGCCAAGGGGACGCCGCGGAAACTACTGGTGCTACAGACTTTGTGGATGTTCTCGGCTCCAAACACCGAGACGCGCAATCCATCCGAGTATGAAAAGGTTGCGCGGTGTTGGTCGGTTGAATCGCCGAGCGTACTGCCTTCAATGGCTTTGACGATTCGATCGGCAGTGTCCTTGGTCTGAAGTTGACCTGCGAGCACTTTGATTTCAAGTTCTGCGTGTGTATCTTTTGCTGCAATTGACACTAATTCTTGAATGTCCTTTTGGACAGACGAAGGAATGAGAGTCTCCATATTATCTTTCTACATGGAGGCAATTCCGTCCGTTTTTTCAAAACGAATCTTCGCGTTTGAAAAGTGGATGGTTTCAATGGAGCAGCTACTATCACTATTGAATGAACTGGAGAACTCAAACTTACCTACTATGGGCCAAGAGGATATCGTTCTTGGACCTTCCCTACTTGTCGAGCGTATTCAAACCTACGCAAAGGGTTACCTGATTAATGAGGTGGGTGAACCACACTACGAGTTGATTGATACCTTGTACCACGAGCACGACTACTTTGTACGACCAGGTTCACGAACCAAAGACGGACATGCGACTGGATTCCTTACCACCAAAAAAGGGCTTATTGCTTTCGGTTAAAATCCATGTAGTAGGCAACCCGTTTTTCGATTTCAAGCAGGCATTCATCGGAGAGGACATCGGAAGACACCAGCACACCATTCTGGGTCTTTGTGAAGTTGTCGGTGTATCGCTTGATAATGTCAAAAATCTGTCCATGCTCTTGTGCGTCTAGTTTGTCAAGTTGTTCCTTAAGCTTTTCCTTCTGGGAGCGCTTCATTTGTCTTTGCCTCTGGATTCAATCTGACCTTTCGTTTCCGCGCTGCTTCCGGTCCTTTGGTAGCTGCTAGGTCGACTACTACCTTCTTAACAGCAGTGTCTTCCTTTCCAACCGGAGCGGCGATCATCGGCGTGTCGTCCACGGGTGCTTGGACGGTCTCCTGTGCGGGTTGAATGATTTTTAACAGTTTACCCAACACAACAATCGACTCGTCGCCCTGTTGGAATCGAGCACCCACCACTTCATACTCAATCTCTTCCTTCTCGTTCACCTCTTCAAAGTCCGAGACTCCAATGTGAAGGTCGCGCGGTAACAAGGCTTTGATGGGCGTAGACTCTGCGTGCAATCCCAACTTACTCTTGAGGACGACCGGCATACGAAACACCTGTCCGGGATGTGGCATACATAAATCGGCTTGAAACTTGACCGTGTACTCTAATCCGCCCTTGATGTAGTTCACTCGACCCAATGAATGTTCAATGACGGTAATGCTTTTCGGCTGGACATAGCCTTCCGATAAGCAGATTCCTTCATACTTCATGCGCAGTTGTGCGACCAGACTGGCTTGGATATTTCGCTGGAGGAATCGAGAATCAATGTGGACATTTCGCACGAGTTCGCGTCGTTCAAACAAAGGGTCACCCATACACTCTACTCTTACTGACTCGTTCGAATTCATTTTCTAAATGCCTCCGTAAACACGTCCTGATTCGTAGGAGTTTGTCCTTTGGAGGCTTTTCCATCGTAGAGCACTGCAAGTTCTTCGGGTGTAATCCACACACAGCGATGTTCTTCGCGACACAGCAGTTCAATGTACACACAGCGTTGAGGACCTGTCATTCCCTTGGTTCCGAGTTTAGGGAGTCCTACACCCTTTGAATCCACAAAGGTCGCAAAGGAGTTCATGATGCCCGTGGTGTTCTCGCCCGTGTCGCAGACAATCGGTTCAAACTTCTTGCTTCCCTTCTCTCGCTTGCGAGTCACAGTGTCTCCTTCCACAGACATCTTGCTGATAGTGAGCTTACCGTTCTTCAAGGACGCAAACAAGGTATCTTTTTGTTCGATGAACTTGGTTAACAGTGCTGCATTCCAGGCTCGATAGGCAGACAGGTCGTCTCCAATTGGCGGTTCAGGTGGTTCAAAGGTATCCTTTCCAAGCACGATGTAGTCGGTATCCCCTACATACAGTCGTGACGCAAACGGAAGGGAGGGACGTGTTTTAAGATAGGCTCGCTTCTCGCCGTCCGTGAAGACATGGTCAAAGATGTATCCATTCAAGACTTTCTCTGAAAAGCGAGTGACTGCATCGCCTGGAAACGTGAAGGCAGCTCGTTTCACATCCATCAAGTCCGACGCAATCTCCGACGGTCCTGCGGAGGGTTTCACTTCAGGCAAGTCGATGTTTCCACGCACAGGCGGTTCCGTCGTGCGTTCGACCATCGTTTCATTGGGAGTTCCAATGGCTGCAAGCGCATACAAGTCTCCTCGTGACTCCAATAAACTCGGACGACCAAAAGAATCCTTGAATCGGAATCCAGACGAGATGGCTTGTTGAAGGTTATACAACACCACTTCACGCGTATACGGTCGCAAGACACTGATAAGTTCTTCGCGCGCCCAAATGGGTTTATCCACCAAGAGTCGAGAGACCTTTTCCAACAGTTCATCGCGCACATCCAAGTAGGTAGAAAGAGGACGCACATGTTCAGGGTCTTCTACACTAGGTTGAACGATACAGGCAGACACATCGGGTGTATCGTCAAAGGTCGGTGCCATCATTCCACGCAAACGATAGGTTACAGTCTTGCGTCCTTCCGATAAAGTCTGGTCGATTTCCAGGTTCTTCCAGTCTTCCGGTAATGTATTGATTTGGTTCTGTAACGGACAATCCATCGCAGATTCTGCCAAGACTTTACGTACTCGTGCAATCTTCAAGGCCTTTTGTTCGACCTTGGTGCGGTAGGTGTATTCATCAAAACACTCCTTTCCATCGCTTGTGCGCATCACATGGAAATACACCGTGCAGTTCTGTTCTTCGAAGGGAAGGATTTGATGGGAACATGTGCGTAAGCCTCGTCCAACCACTTGCTCGATACGACTCATGTTCCACCACGGGTCCAACACATGGATTTGACGCATGTATCTGAAATCCACACCTTCCGAGACAATGGGTCCTGCAACTACGACACGGATTTGTGAACCATCGCGATTGTTGGGTTTCTTCACCGCAGACAGTAATCTAGAAATCTCGTTCTCGGAACTATCCGAAGTCAAGAGAATGTAGCGACCTTTGGTGTTTCCCGTGTAACTCGAGGAAGCCAAGAGTGGGTTGCCTGTGAACGGCGCGTATCCATGTTCTTCCAATGCCATTGCAAACAATCGTGCTCCCAACGCAACAAAGTTGGAATAGACCAAACAGACACCCGTTCCTTGTTCAATCGACTTCAATACCGTAACAAACTTTGCGGCATGATTGGGGAGTGCTTCAGGTGTTAAGAACGGTTCGCCCACGTAGTCGTATTGCTTTCCAGACGACTTGAAGAGTTCATTGAAGGACTTGTTTCCCGGTGGAACCACCAGTGTCGATTGCATTAAGACTCGCTTCTTCTCTTCGTCGTCGACCTTCTCAGTGCCTGTAAGTGTCGACAATTGAATGCCTTTGGCTTCGGATTCGACCAAGGCTAAATATTGAATGCGCTCTGCGGGTGCGATGGGTTTTCCGAGAAAGGAAGTGGAGACTTCACGCGAAATGGATTTGGGCGGAGGCAGACGGAAGGGAAAGGTGAATGGATTTTCACCCTTGACGAACGAGACATAGTTTTGGCACCAGGTTCGGAATCGTTCACCACCCGGTCCTGTCTTCAAGGTTGCGTCTGGGTTGAAGAAATCAGTGACCTTGACCGATTCATTGGGCTTTTGCTTGCGGTCGTTCCACAAGAACAGGTTCATATAGAATGCGATTTCACTGTAGGTGTCGTACATCGGTGTGGCCGTCAAAAAGACCAACACCAATCCATCTGCAGTCTTCACAAGATTCTCCAATCCACGCGTCACACCTTTCATTCCTTCATCGTCTTTGGATTCACGGATGTTGTGGGCTTCATCGATAATCAGCAAGCGATTATCAAAGTTTGCGTGGACCCATTCACGGTCAATGTCCTTTTCGGTGCCTCCGAGTTTGGACATGATGAGTGTTCCAAATGAACTATAGGCACTGAACTCGTAGAACTCTTTGATGATGAGGGACGAGGTGCGTTCGAGTTTCGCACGGATTTCAGGATTGTTCCAGTTCTTGGGTTCAGATTCAATGCGCATCAACATGTCGAGATATCTCCTACCCGTACACTGCTTGGACTCCAAGGTTCCGGCAATCGTGTCAATGTTGACTCGACTCATATCGAATAACTGGGTTTGGAAGTTGTCTTGAACCGCAGCCGAGGCTACAATCATGACCTTCTTGTCTTGGAACTCGGGACGCAAGATGTATTCTTCGGCCACTTGAATGGCGCTACAGGTTTTACCTGTGCCTGTGCCGTGAATCATCAACAGGTTACGGTTCGCACTGTCGGGGGATAAGACACGACGCAAAAACACCTGCTGACTTTGAAGTTTGAATCCAGATTGTTGGGTGGTTTCACAGGCTTGGTTGCGAAGAGACTTCAGCGCATCAATCGATGCGGGCGGAAGTCGTTCGTTTGTAATCTCCGACAACTCGGAGTGGGTGAGATTAACCATTGTTTACTGCTTACGAGTTTTCTTGGACCGAGGACGACGATAGGTTTTGTGTCTCGAATAGAGTGGACGACGACCACCCATTCTAGTCCTTTTCGCAGAAGGTGGTCCTGCATCTTCTTCAGGTTCAAGTGACCGTTTGAGAGTGAGTTCATTCGTTCGAATCTCGGTCGCATAGGTGCGAACGGATTGAAGTATACTGTCTACATTCTTCTTAGGTCTTCGAACACTTGCCCAACGAGCTACCGCTTGAGCAGCTTTCTTCGCAATAAACTCTGCGTCTTCGGCTACCTTTGTAGCGATATATCCCTCCTCTTCATTTGAATTCACGACATCTAATATCCTTCCTTGAAGTGCGTTTTCAATTGCGTTACCTAGTTCGAGTCTTTCTTGTTTATTAATGATTGTAAGTGGTCCTAAAAGCCGTTGAACGATTTCTTCTCTGTATCGTCCCGCATGAAGTTTGGTTTCCTCATATTTATCGGATGCGATACGTTCTAATTGTAAAGTTACAGGTTGTTCCTCTGCGTTTAGTGTGAATGCTTGTATCAATGAATCTCGTATACTGTCCAGTCTTTGTTTAATCTCACGCGTTCCTTCGGCTTCACGAGTGCTAACTGCGCTATTTTTAAAGACATCCATAGCACCTGCAATTGGATCTTTCTTCATCGCTTCTTCCAACTGAAGTGATACATTCATGAATCGTACGATTTTCTCTCGTTGAATCGTTCCATCTTCAAGTATTCCAGCTTCATCACCTGTTTCTAATGGCTTAAGTTCTCCTGTAAAGTTGTAGAGTAGGTTCAATTGGATGTCACACACAAGTAGTAGGTATTTTAGACATACATACTTTGTTTTGGGTGTTGGTTTTAGGTCTTTAAAGAGTGATTCAATCACTTTCAAGTCATCTTTGGTTACAATATACTCATCTGCAACCGTATAGGCGTTTAGTTTCTCGTCAACATAGCTACTTCCCTGTTTATAGAGGTTGATAGTGGATGTCGACTCTTGTGTGCCTCTAGGAATCACACGAATCGAGCGTGTTCGAATGGCTCTATACACTGTATCTTCACGCCCACCTCCTTGTTGCGGTGCTGGAAGTAGTATCCGCAATGCAGGGATGACGGACAGAATCTCATCATAGTTCACTTGAGAACGTTCAGTTGGAGGCTTAAAGTTGGTACGAATCAATGCAGTCAAATTGGGAACATTTCCTTTGGCGAGTACTTGTTTTAGGTCATCACGCACAGAAAGAAGAATCTCTTTTCCTTCTACGATTTCTACACTTTTAGTGATTCGTGCTCCAGAGGCTAACTTTCTACGAAGTGCGTCAATTCGAATCGTATCTCGTGGACTTCCTGGATACTCTTGTGTCAATAAATCACTGATGGTTTTTTGGTTGTATTCAATGTCTAGTTCTATCTTTGCAAGTGTAGAGACCATCGCATTTGCAGCGTTGAATCGTTCGATTCCTGTAGTCGTTTCGTATAGTTGTTTATTATCATTGTATTGCTTCGTCAAGGGTTCAAACTCAGTTCGTAGTCTTCCTACATTGGACATAAAGTTCCTTAACTTGCTGATATACGCAGGAAGTTCAGTTTCTTCTAGTAAGGCATTACTTGTTTTGGTAACAGGGGTTTGAAAATCAGGAATCGTTGGAAGTACTTGAGCACTCGCATAGAGTTGCGCAGAGCGTTCTTCGAGTGCTGGACCGGATGGAACATCGTTGTTGTTTTTGAAATAAATCAGTCTTGCCAAGTCCATTGCACTCGTAAAGAACACATTCAATCCATGCAGGATACAAAACGCAAGTAGAATACGGTCATTGGTGACAACACCGATTTCAGTATCGACTAACATGTCTCGTAAGGTCGTCTCCCCAGTAGGTTGTCGGTCTTGATTCAATATCGAATACACTCTATCTAGGTCTAACATTGAAAGGGCTTGACACCAATCGCCCATACGCTTGATGAGCGTATACACGAAGCTTTCGGGAACAACTCCTTGGTCGATAAACACCGCAAGTGCAGCCAGTGTTGCGTTTTTCACATTGGAACTATTGGCAACATCTCCAATATTGAAGGTTTGAATTGTGTTTCCTTGAGCATCCACTCGTATGATATTTGCTTCCACTTCATCGTCTGAAATACGATTCAATACAATCTTCAACGATGCATAGATGTTAGACTTTGGGTCTTGTGCAACGTTCCATAAAGGATAGACGACTGTGTTTTCCTTATCTTTCAAGAAAGACAGTTTTGGAGGTGGTCGGGTTGCATCGGTTGTCTTCTTTAGATTGGTGAGCTTTGTCGCAGAATCACTTGAGTTCTCAATGTTTTCGATAATGAAGAATTCTCCACCAGGTGCGTAGGGGTCCAGTGATGTATTGAGTATTTCGGTAAGAGGTAATCCACCTGAAGCATCTACAATCAATGCAAACTTCTCTTTACCAGTGACTTCACGAAACATCTGGGCCACATTGCGGTTTTGAGAATACCCTGGTGTTCCCTTGAGTCCTAACCGATAGGACGATGAACGAATGGTATAGTTTCGAGTTGCAACTTCAGGTATCACAAACGTTCCCTGAATCGCAACTCCAGGTTCTAGTTGAGACACTGCTTGTTTGATTCCTGCAAAGTCAATCCCTACCATCTTAAGAAGTTCAGGTTCGTCAAAAAACTCTTCCGTCGTTTGTGTGGATGGTGGAGATGGAGGAAGGAGTATCGAGTCAAACGAACGCTGTAAGATTGTAAAAATAGTTTCATTAATGTATTTCTTGAAGTTGGTACGCAGCCAGACATCACCCTTTTTGCTGATACGCTTTGCAATATCAAAAAAGCGGTTCTCATCACCCGCTGTAATGAGGTCGCGAGTATTCACTCGTTCATTGAAATCGTGTCGGAAGTCACCTCGTGCGAGATGACGAAATAATGTCCATGCAAGGACGTCTCTCCGAGTAATACCTCGGATTTCATCTCCCACGAGGACAACGCTCTTAGGTGTCTCTTGGTCTACCTCCATTATCTACTTTCCACATTTCATTTCAGTTACCACTCCATAAGAATGTCTTCCAATCGGCACTCTCCCACAGGTGCGGTCTCCAATCGCTGATTCACCTTGTCGAGTGTATCGTCTTCGGGTGCTTCTTCTTCACCTTCAGGCAATCGTGCTTCGTCCACCAAGATGTCCACGAATCCAGTACCACAGGGAGGTTTCTGTCCGAACATGATGTTTGCAGAGACACCTCGCATACTATCCTTCTCTGCCCAGATAGCGGCATTGAACATAATCTTGGAAGTCTCTTCGAAGGAGGATTTGGCTAGCACACCAGTCTCGTTCTTACTCATACCGAATCGGTTCACAGGCACAATGCGTCCTCCAAAGGTCATCGTATCGACCAACACAGCCAAGTGTCGGTAGTTCACCTTCTCTGACGAGAAGACCTCATTGATTTCCTCATACAACGCCAATCGCGCAGCTTCAATTCCAAACACTTCTGCGATTTCGTGAATGTCGTTCGAGAAGGTGCGTGTTCCGTCCACACCTGGAAACACCATCAATTCGTAGAGATTTGTGCCTTCCACATCCAACACATATTGCTCCACGGATTTGTATCCACCCAATTGTGGATCGTGCACCAACTCGTTCTTCACACGACGCTGGAACACTCGCCCAATACCTGGTACACCGGTTAAGGAAGTATCCAAGATCTTGTCCTCCAAGAATCTGAGTTGAATTGGATTCTTAATCACTGCGGGGTCAAACATCAGTCGCATGACCAAGTTCTTCACAGTCTTGGTAGTAGGGTCGCTTCCAGGGTCCGAGTATCGGCACTGCACAATCTTCAACGCAGGATTCGCAGACATCTTGGCTTGAATCTCCACCATGTCGAGGATATTGCGTGACGCCATTTGCAGTTCGTTCATCTCCAATCGCAGAATCCACGGTGAAGTCGGCGTTCCATCTCCATCGCAGGAGAATGCTTCGTATCGCTGTAACATCTCGCGGTCTTCGTCAATGGCTGTGGTTGCTGCGAGAGGATAGGGGTCATAGAAGATACGCACCGAGTTGGTAATGTCTCGCAACGTAGTCTTCTGAATCTCCTTCATCTTGACCACGGCTGCGTCTTGACTTTCCATCAGTTGACGTTCGAGATAGACGGTATTACTGGGTCGTTTAGGATTGGAAGAAGCCGATAACAACTCTTCAATACGAGGCACACCTGAAGTCGCATTCGCCTTGGCTGTCCCTGCGCTGTGGAAGGTATTCAAGGTAAGCTGTGTCGTCGGTTCACCAATGGATTGGGCTGCGAGTGCACCCACCATTTCACCTGCATGGACTTGGCTTTGAATGTATCGGAATCGGATGTCTCGCATCAGTTCATCAAACAATGCTTGGCTGAATCGGTGAACCACAATCGACTTCTTGGGTGCGAGATAGTATCGCAGCAGAATGTGGAAGACTCGGTTGTTCGGGAACTCGGCTACAAAGCGTCCAATTGAACTTACCACATGCTTGGGTGTCAAGTCGGTCTTGGTGCTGTAGGGATTCGTATACTTTTCCACCAGTCTCTTCAAGTTGACCGGTGCTTGAAGTGTGTCGACCTTCTTGTGTCGGAAGGTCTTGTTGAAGAGAAGTTCGCGGTCTGCGATAAGTTCCTCTACCAAGTCGGGCGTTTCGTCTACCGCTTCCTTCAAGAAGGAATTCACATCGGCAGGCGTCAAGGAATACTCTGCGTAGAGGTTCTCGAGTGTCTTCAACACGAGGTCACAGGATTGGTCTTCTACACAGATGGTATCAATTCCATCATCACCGTAGTGGAACTGCACGATGTTACCATTCACATTGCGCACCGTGCCTCCATACTCAATGTGCTGGTCCTCCATGGTCTTCATCAATCTGCGCTGAATGTAGCCTGTATCGGAGGTCTTGACAGCCGTATCAATCAATCCCTCTCGTCCAGCTTGTGCGTGGAAGAAGAACTCGGCAGGCATCAGACCATCTACAAAGCTGTGTTCAACAAAGCCACGAGATTCCACTCCATCATCGTAGCGTGTAAAGTGAGGCAGTGTGCGGTCTTGGAGTGTGTATTGAACTCGCTTACCTTCAATCAACTGCTGTCCCAGTGTCGCCACCATCTGTGTGATGTTCGCTTCCGAACCCTTCGAACCTGAATCGACCATCTGAACAATGCGATTCAATCCATCGGCACGTGCAGTCTTCTTCAGACTGTCAATCACCTCGGTGTTAATCTTGTTCACGACATCCTTCATGGCCGAAGAGATATCGTCTTCCAGCTTTTCACCGTCCGACATGCCCATGTTGTTGACATACTTGCCTCCATGGACATTGGTGAGAATCTCGGACACTTTGCGTCGTCCTTCTGCAATCTTGTCCTTCACGAACGCATTGGTTTTGAAGTCTGCAATCAAGTCCGAAGTGCCGACCGAGAAGCCTGTATACAAGTTGAATTGTGTGACAATGCTTTGAATGTCGTTGATGAACTGACCTGCACGTTGAGGTCCAAAGTCATTGTAGGTCAAGTGGACCAAGTTTCCAGTCGCACTCTTCTTCAAGACACCCTTGGTCAGTTCGCCCAATTCAAGTGTGATTCCACGCGCATTGTAGTTAATCAACGGCATGGCCATCGAGATGATTTCAGACCCAGTCCAGTTGCGATTCTTCCTCTTGAGAGGACGGTTGATGCGTGCCAGCATATTCATCGCAATGTGTTCGGGTACTTCCACTCCGGGTTGAGAGATGCGGTACGCACCGGTCATGGTATCCTGGAAGAGCTGGATAATCGGAGTGGACGTACGAGGACTGATGATGTTACGCAACACCGATGCCAAGACACGAAGCTCCGTAGCTGCGGGAATACTTTGCGGCACATGCATGTTCATCTCATCTCCATCGAAATCTGCGTTATAGGGTCGGGTGGCAGAGACATTCAAACGGAAGGTAGAATACGGTAACACTTTGACACGATGTGCTTCCATGGAGGCTTTGTGAAGGGACGGTTGTCGGTTGAACAACACAATGTCCCCGTCAATGATGTGTCTGTGAACGACATCGCCTTCCTTCAAGTCAATCGTGTCTGGATTCACATAGAGCAAACTGAAAGTCTGCTTGTCTTTCTTGATGAAGACCGACTTGGCTCCTGGATGCTTCTCGGGTCCATTGCGAACATACCCAAGGAGTCGCTCGCGATTGTACGGGCTGACGATTTCAGGAAAGGTCAAGTTGGTTGCGATTTCTTCAGGGACACCGAGTTCATCCAAGTCAATGTTCGCATCGGGTGTAATGACCGACCTCGCAGAGAAGTCTACACGCTTACCCATCAAGTTGCCACGAACGCGTCCTGTCTTCGCACCGAATCGAGACTTCAAGGTGCGCAGAGGGCGTCCAGAGCGTTGTTGGGTAGGAGGCATACCCTTGATGTCGTTGTCGACATAGGTTGCAACATTGTATTGAAGCAATGAGGTCAGCTTATCAATCATGTCGGCTGAATCGTTCTTATCAATCTTGTCTCGCAATCGGTCATTCGAACGGATGATGGAGATCAGTTGATGCGTCAAGTCATCTTCCATTCGCTGATGGTCGTCCATCACGACTGAAGGACGCACGGTCAACGGTGGAACTGCAAGTGCATTGCAAATCATCCAATCGGGTCGGGCAAACTGTGGGTCAAATCCAAGACGGCGACAGTCTTCTGAAGTAATACGCTGGAAGGCTCGAAGGACGATTTCAGGTTGAAGCTGAACAGGGTCCACAGGTGCTTCATCCTTTGCGAGTTTCTTGAACGCTTCCAACTTTGCAGCGGTGCCGGCAATCTTGCTGATTTTCGCAAACATCGGCGTCTCGCAGGTCGTACAGACTGCTGTGTATTTAGTCTGGTCACGCACTTCCTTGAATCGTGCCATACCCTTGGTGGTCAGACTGTCGAGGACTTCGGGTGCGAGAATCGGCTTGGAACAGTTCAAGCAAATCACATTGCAGAGTTTCTCCACTATATCGAAGAACTGATACAGATACATCGGTCGTGCGAGCTCAATGTGTCCAAAGTGTCCGGGACAAAGTTGATTGGTCTGTTTACAGGTCGGACAGACCTTGCCGTTCTCAATGACTCCGAAGCGTGAATCAAACACGCCATTTGGAACGGGCTGTCCGCTTTGGTAGGTTTTATCAGTCGTTACTTCTACGACACTGCGCTTCCGAATGTCTTCGGGGTTCGCAATACCGAATTGAACACCGATAATTGTATCGCCCATTGTGTGTCTCTTATACCTATGTGTAGATTCTTCCGTTTTTACTGCTCCGCAAGTTCAAGTAGAGTTTGCCAGTGGTCGTCGTTTTCGATGAACCGTTTGACCATCTCTACATCGTGCTCCCGCTTTTCAAGGTAGAGAAACATTCGTTCAAACTCTTCTCCACGCTTTTGTTGAAACAACTTGTATTGACGAATGCTCGCATAGCGAACATAGTCTAACAGGTCATTGGTCATTCGTTCCGCTTGGCTGCCTTCACCATCTTTGAATTTGCGAACCAGCGTTGCCCAGTGTTCTTGCAGTAGATAGACATCCATTATTCGGTAGTGTGTGATTATTTTAGAGATCTTGACGATAGAGATAATCCACTGTAATTTCGATATACAAATTCTCCGCTTCGGGTTCGATGACAAAATCAACGTAGAGTGTGGTGGGTTCTCCATCGACAGTGTATCCCGACACACTAAAGACTTTTGCTTTGACCGGTAAAATCGTAAGTCTATGTCCCGTGACGAGGATGTTTGCAGGGACTGTTGCAGAGACGGTTCGGAATACAGTTCTTGCAGCCGGTTCGGTATATCCTATAGCGACAGACCCAGAAGCCCATGCATTCCATTTAGGACCCGTGTTGCCTGTGTTACCTGTATATTCATGACCTGTAGGACCTGTAGGACCTGTAGGACCGGTAGGACCTGTGGGCCCCGTTGGACCGGTAGGACCGGTTCGTCCAGTTGGACCTGTAAGACCCGTTTCACCTCTGGATCCTTGTGAACCTGTCGGTCCTGTAAATCCCGTGTCACCTGTGTGAATCGAGGGTAGACCGGTTGCCCCAGTTCGTCCAGTTGGACCTGGGTATCTAGATCCCGTGGGACCTGTGTTACCTAGTATTCCTCCGGGACCCGTATTGCCTACAAATTGAAGGCCTGTGGGACCCGTGCGACCGGTTGGACCTGTGGGACCGGTTGGACCTGTGGGACCTGTGGGACCTGTATTCCCTGTAGGACCTGTAGAACCGGTTGTACCTATATCGCCTGTAACTCCGCTATTTCCCTTGAACCCTATACTACCTGTATTTCCCGTTGGACCTGTACTACCTTGTGTTGGGTTTGAAGGACCCGGTCGTCCTAACGGTCCTGTATTCCCTGTCGGACCTGTTGGACCTCTAGGACCCGTAGGACCTGTGTTGCCTGTATTCCCTGTCGCACCGGTAGTATCGGTACTCCCAGTTCGTCCAGTCGGACCCACGGGTCCAGCAAGTCCTGTTGGCCCTGTGTTGCCGGTTGCGCCCACTGTAACCGAGGGTCCGGTATTCCCTATGTTGCCTGTAGCACCTGTGCGACCTGTCCAACCTGTAGATCCGGTTCGTCCAGTCGGACCTGTGTTGCCTGTTGGACCGGTTCGTCCAGTCGGACCTGTGTTGCCTGTCGCACCTATAGTATCTATACTGCCTCTAGGACCGGTTACACCGGAAGGACCTGGAACTCCGGGTCCTACGGGTCCTATCTCTCCTGTTGGACCTGCAACGAGTTGTGCTTCAGGATATTCGTACGAATAGGTTCCTGGAATCCTAGGAACATAGCTACTCATTGTTTGTAGAAGTAGTATAAAATGTAAGTGATAGCGACTGAAGGATCTGATCGATTTTCTCCACTTAATCTACCAGACCAGGTTCCAGACTCATTCTTTAAGTAAGCTTCACTTATATACACAAACTGGTTAATCGAAGGTCCGGTTTGTGAATATCCACTCACACCTACATAGGGGTAGGTTGTTGTACTTAATCCTGTAGTCTGATCAAGAAATTGCAATCCTGTATTCGCTGCAAAGGTAACTGTGACCTGACCTAATCGAATATCAAATGGACCCGTCGGTCCTGTATTGCCCGTGAACCCTGTATACCCTGTATTGCCCGTAGGTCCTGTATTGCCTGTATTGCCTGTATTGCCGGTGGGTCCAGTATTGCCGGTGGCACCTGTGTTGCCTGTGGCACCTGTAAATCCTTGAATGCCTGTGGCACCTGTGGGACCAGTGTTGCCTGTATTTCCAGTTGCACCTGTGGCACCCGTTGGACCTGTGTTGCCTGTCGGTCCTGTAAGACCGGTTGGACCTGTGTCTCCTGTGTTTCCTGTGGCACCCGTTGGACCTGTATTGCCTGTGGGTCCAGTCTCTCCAGTAGGTCCTGTATTTCCCGTTGGACCGGTGTTGCCCGTAGGACCGGTTGGACCTGTATTGCCTGTAGCACCTGTTCGCCCTGTTGGACCTGTATTGCCCGTGGGACCGACCGGACCTCGATCTCCAATGGATCCAGTGGGCCCCGTTGGACCATTGTTTCCAATCGCACCGACGGGTCCTTGTGCCCCTGTAGCACCTGTAGCACCTGTGTTTCCTGTATTGCCGGTCACACCTGTGTTGCCTGTATTGCCTGTGTTGCCTGTGGGTCCTGTGTTGCCTGTATTGGTGGCGGTTCCTGCAATTCCACCGGCTCCTGTGGCACCTGTGGGTCCAGTCGGTCCTGTGGGTCCAGTGTTGCCTGTATTGGTGGCGGTTCCTGAAAGACCTGTCGGTCCTGTGTTGCCCGCGGGTCCTGTCGGTCCGGTGTTTCCGGTATTTCCTGTATTTCCGGTATTCCCGGTAGGTCCTGTCGGTCCTGTTCGTCCGGTTGGACCTGTGTTGCCTGTGTTGGTAGCGGTTCCTGAAAGACCTGTAAATCCAGTTGCACCTGTGGGACCGGTTATCGTGCCCGTCGGTCCTGTGGGGCCTTGTGGTCCTTGTGGACCCGGATACACGTTGGGAGCCACAGTTCGAACTCCTTGTCCTGGTTGATAACAGACTAGCATTGTTTAATGACGCAGAATTGATTGGATTTATTCGGACGGAGTAGACAAATGGACGGACCTACTGGAACCATTGAAGAAACAGGACATGAAGAAACAGGACCGACTGGAGAGACTGGACCGACTGGAGAGACAGGACCTACTGGAACGATTGAAGCAACAGGACCTACAGGAAGCGTTGAAGAAACAGGACCGACTGGAGAGACTGGACCGACTGGAGAGACAGGACCTACTGGAACGATTGAAGCAACAGGACCTACAGGAAGCGTTGAAGCAACAGGACCTACTGGAGAGACAGGACCGACTGGAGAGACTGGACCGACTGGAGAGACAGGACCTACTGGAACGATTGAAGCAACAGGACCTACAGGAAGCGTTGAAGCAACAGGACCTACGGGAACGATTGAAGCAACAGGGCCTACTGGAGAGACGGGAATGTTTGGACCGAGTGGACTTGACATCTCTATGTTTCCTACCGCTGCAACCGGACCCGTGGAAGCCCCCAGTATCGCAACCTTAGATGAACTGATGTCCAGTCATAGCGTAGTGGTTGCGAAAGAAGCCGCCGACCGTGCTTCATTGTCTGGGTTGGTAAATCCTACACGAGAGCAGTATCGCCCTCAACTCTTTCAATGGGCAGGTCTTGGCTTTCCTGCCATCTTTATCGTCCAAACATTCGAGGTGACTCCACCAACCTATTGCTCGGATGGAGTCAGTCGAGACACAATGACGTATTTGAACTATTTATTGATTCCTAGTAGTTTGGACTCCGCATTAGAGACCATTCGTTCGTTGATGACTGGAATCAGTGTTTCCTTTTCATTCTTGGGAAACACGTTAAGGATTCATGTGTCGAAGGATTAAGGGGGTGGGAACGGTGATAGTGTAGACAAAGTAACTCCACGATTGTTCGTCACTGTAAACGCATTTGTACTTCTATCCGTAAGTCCTTGAAGTAAGATTTGTGTGTTGGGAATTGCAGTTAACGGTGAAGTGGATGGAATGAAGTTTGAAGTGTACACTGCAGTTCCATTGACAAGTCGGAAGTTGGTGATGTAGCCAAAAAATGGAGTAGTAGTAGTAGTTGAAACGTCTCCAAAAATGAATGAACCGCCTTGTGCTCCTATACTAACGGAGGAAGTTGCAGTTTCTCGACTGATTCCATTGATATAAATAGTAAATGTAGTTCCATTACGCACAATTGCGTAATGATGCCATCTATTTAAGGATGGTAATGGCGATACTGTAGCACCCATATTAATTGCAAAATTTCCAGCATTATTCCCAATTAAAATTCCAAGATAACCTCCTAATGCCATATAATAACTACTTGTAGAAAATGCACTCGTATTAATACTATATTGAAATGGACAATCATATTGACCGCGACTTGTTTGATACGCCCAAAACTCTATTGTATGATTATTCGTTCCCAAAGTAACTGACGAACTAGAAGGAATAGTTAGAGATGTATTATTAAAAAGCGCACTGTATTTTGTAGCAGGCTCGAAATATAGACTCGCAGGTGGAAACGACTTGAAGGGATGTGTTGCTGGAAGTGATGCACTCATCCCCCACTTGTGTGCAAGATACCCTTCCACTTGTTGGCGTTGAGTGGTGGTGAGGACTGAATTAAAAACAAGTATTTCACCTATATTTCCAAGCCATGCTGGGGCTCCACCCACAGCGCCTATATAATAGTTTGTATATGTGAATGTATTTCCTGGAGTTGCTACAGCACCTTGACTTGTTCCATTAAAAACTGTGGTTCCAGTCGTTCCAGATTGAAATGCATTAAATATATAAGGCGTATTCACTGCACCTGTGGATGATAAACTTAGATTTCCATTCATAAAAGCATAAAACTGAGGAGGATCCTTACCACCATAATAGCAAGCAAACAATGAACCTGCTCCATAATAATTTCCTACTGACGCTGCATTCAATGCAAGCATATTATAAAACGGACCGCTAGCTGCTGATAATGTTGCTACAATAAAAAAATCAACAACTGAACTTCCAGAATTTGTAATAGGTCCTGATATAGTTGTTGGATTAAGGATACATCCAAGTCCATTAATTCCAGTAGTAGTATAGGCTGCAGTAGAAGATGTTGAATTATTTCCATTCCCTGATTTATCTCGTATCTGTGTCACACTAGAACCCGAAAGTGTCATTGAACTTTGGTCTGC